TCTTAAGATATCATCAAACTGCTATATATAATTAGATACTAGCTGATTATATATAGCAGTTTGATGATATCTTAAGACCTATAAACTATTAGATTGATAGTTCCACAAACAGAACTATCATGCAAAACATTAGATATAGACTTAAAGATATTATTAAGAGAGAAATGCAATATCCGTTTGTTGATTAGGGTGGTAAGTTTGATGTTAATCCATATAGAACCATACTGCAAGATTTAAAAGATGATTTGTCAAATATCGATGATATACAGCAATAGCTATAGGATAAGCATTATACCATAGTAAAAGAATAGGCAAATAAAGTAATAACCCTATTAAATGATACTATTCCTCCCTTGGAAACTCTTATACCAATGAAAGACGCGGTATAGGGAGGAACTCTGAAAAATAAGATACTTAAACCTCTAAGAGAATCTAACCTAGAAAATAAGGACTAGATAATCGCAGCTATAGAAGAAGCAAAAAGAAAATATGACGAAGCAGATGAATAGGATTAGGAATTAGCAGCTATAGAACTCTACAACACTATTCCAATGCAATTCAAATCTAAAAGTCAAAATGCTTAGGTAATATTAAACGACTTTGCAAAATAGGTAGGAAAGGACTATGGAATAAAAGGTGATGGAGAAATAGGTGACAATATCACTATTGACGAATTAATAAAAGGTCTGGACACTCCAGATTCTGCCATCTATAAGTATTTTTCTGGAAAATCTTCAGCCTTACCGGAAGTACTAAGTGCGGCTCTTAAGTAGATTCCTATGAATTTTGGAAAGGATTCTAAACTTAAACTTCTTACTAATAGTGCTAGCGACCCTAGGGATGTTGCTGGAGAACCTGTTAGAAGACAGATTTCTACGTTAAATAGATATGTAAACAATCTATCTAGTAGAATATAGAAGAACCCAGTATATTCATTCTATAATAAGTTATAGGTAAATTCACACAGTCCTTTAGAAAATATTCTGTCTTCTATAACTAAGGAAATGTCTGATAATTAGGAAGAGGTATTCAATATGAATTATATACTTGACTAGGTGTATAAAGATTATATATCTTAGGATAAGTTAGATTCATTTGAGCTAAATGATACTCAGGCTAAGCAGTTAAATAATGCATAGAAAGCTCTAGAATTACTTTCCGCATACGTATATTCTGCATCAGTATCTCCAGACGGAACTCATTATTTTGGTTAGAATAAGCAGATAAATGAGTTTGCTAATACACATAGAGATGTTCTTACAAGAGAGTGGGAACCTCTTCCAGAAATAAGTTAGGACTATGCCCAAGTATTATAGGATGAAGTAACTAACTTGAATACTGAAATAGAATTATGGAAGAGAATATCCGAGAATAATAGTATGAATAAGTTAAGACGTCTTGTTGATACGGAGAATGTTGTAAGCAATCTAAGATATGAGATAGGTCGTGGACTATCTTTCTAGTTTACGGTAGGAGATAAGGAATATGATTTATCTGAAGGATTGGATTCTTTACCTCCTTTTGATGGAAACCCTGAGAATCAGCTTGGATAGCTATTCCAGTTTGAACAGACTCTTCACAATAACTTTAATAAGATATTAAAAGATACTGGATGGACTCCAGAGTAGTTCTTTGCTAACTCAGACTTTTGGAAAAGGTACTTAGGAAATTACACTGATTTAGAAAAACAATAGACTAGTAAGTTAAATGAAAATCTTACTGAATTTACTAAGTATGACAAGGCTTTGTACATTTTATCAGTCTTGTCTGATAATCCATCTAACTACTATAAATCTGTACAAAATTCTATTAAAGATAATGAGGATATTGCTCCTCTAACAGTACAATAGAATATTTCCAGACTTGGGGAAGCTGCTCATACTAAAGCATATAAAGCTGGATTTAAAGCATTAGCTAAATTAGTTAATCCTAATAGTACAGTTACTCCAAATGTAGTTTATATAAATGGAGTAGCAGGAGCTGGAAAGACTGAGGTTGTACTAAAAAATATTAGATAGCGCTTCTATGAGTAGCAAGCTTTGGTAATAGGGCCTACTACATCCTAGGCTATTAAACTTCAAAATTCTCTTAATGAGGGAACCTCTTATACTATAGAAGGAGATGGAAATATATTTAGTAAGTTATTACCTAATTGGGATAAGATAAATGAAAGCTTTCAAAGAGCGGCCTCTGAAATAAACAAAAACGAAAAGAATACAGAATATAAGACTGAGACAGACTACTTTGTTATGCAAAGATGGGCTAAGAACGGAGCTACTGGGGTTAAAATAGACCTTAAAAGTGACAAGATAAAATTCAATCCTGATATAAAAGCTCCGCTTGTTTTCGTAGATGAAGCTGCCCATATGAATAGTCTATAGATAGCTTTGCTAGATGAGTATGCAGAAAGAGTTAGAGGAACGGTATTTTTGGCTAGCGATTCTAACCAGTCTGGATATTCAAACGGACAGATAGAAAATTTAACGACAAATGATATATTTGCTACCAGAACTTCTAAACTTCAAGAGTCTTTAAGAACTTCTAATATTCAGAAGCAAAGTAATAATAATAAAGTTTCTGCAATATTAGATACTGCAAATGATATTATAGAATCTGGAGATAATCAATTATGGCATGATTTTGAAGCCAAGCTTCCAAATCTTATCAGGAGGTTAAATTTAAGAGTCTATAATTAGTAGGATGATATAAATGGAGACTTAATCGGAGGAAACATAGACGAGGTTATAAAGATATTATAGGATAAACATAAAGATGCTAGTATAGGATTCATAGGAGATGTCAATTCGTAGGCATATTAGAAGCTTAAATCTGCAGGATTTTCTAATTTAGGAGAACCTCTAACAGAGAAAATTATTCCTGGTAAGAAGTTTATGCAGGGCTAGGAATTTGATTATGTTATAGTAGATAATATAGACCTATCTGTAGACTTAGACGGACCAAACTCTTATGATAAGGTAACTTTCTTAAGAAGATTCTATACACTAATGTCTAGAGGAAAGACTGCTTCTATTTTCTTAGATAGGGGATTATCTAGACTTGTTGGAGCCAATACCCAAGATGATATGAAATCTATAGGATTTAGTTTAGCTAACCAAGTTTAGTTATTTAGAGATTAGTATTCTAAGGCTCTAGATAAGTTAGACCTATCATAGACTACTCAGGAAGAAACTCCGGAAGTGAAGGAAGAACCAGAAGTTAAGGAAGAGGGAGAAGAATTAGTAATATCTCCAACAGTTGAAAATACTCCAGAGTTTAATCCAGAAGCTTCTGAAGAGCAAGTGTAGCAACAGTTAGAATCTAATAAAACAGAAATATATAAGGATTTCGTAGAAAAGAATCCAGCTGAGCGTCAAGATATAGAAGTATCGGAATTATCGGATCTTCTGATAGAAGCTAATACAGTAGTACCAATTACAGGACTAAAAGAGACTCTTGTTAATCCTGATGGGACACAAAGAAAATATCCAGCATGGCTTCCGGGAGAAAAAACTTCTGTTAGAAGAAACATTAATGCTATATATGATGGAACTGAGCCAATCACCAAGAGAGTAGATAAACAGAGATATTAGGATATCATAACTAAAATCCAAAGTTCTGTCATATTTGGAGGTAATGTAACTGACCCAGCTATGACATCACTATTAGGATTTAGTGAGGCTTGGAAAAACAGAAAATTATAGTTAGAAGTCAGAAGAGCTACTGATTCTGACAACTTTGGAATAGGAACTGACTTGAAACCTACATACATAGATATAGACGGAGAACGTTATATTGTATCTATTACTTGTAGACTAGATGGTTTAAGTAGAACTATTTAGGATACTCCATTCTCAGCTGTATTTGATATATGCCTTCTTTCTGATTTTAATAATTTAAGAAAACCTGCTGTATAGTAGGCTATAAAGGATAAAATAAATCAGAGAATTAAGGATGGAAAAATCACTGGAGAGAATAAGATTAAGGCAGAAAGATTTAGAGATAACTTGAGCGAATCTGTTAAATAGTACGAAGGTTTTATTAGAAGAATAGTTTCTGAACATCAAGAAGGTCATGCTATAGAACTTACTCCTGATATGTACGAATCGCATTAGACTACTAGACTGGTCAAGAGAAAAGTTCCAAGAAGACTTGGTGGAACCTTAAGTATAGCAACTGTCGAGAACAATAGAGTGGACCAAGACGGAAACTATATATCTGATTATAATAATTTCATGGATACTGACAAGAGAAAAGTAGTTTCTCCAGTATATATTTTGGGAAATAAATCAGATGTATTGAAAGGAAAAGTATCAGAGTCTATTTTCGGTAAGGCTGTAGTATTTGCATCATCTAATACTAATCTTTCTCCAGAGGAGTTAGCCGATAGATATATAGAGCAAAAGAGAAATCCTGATGCACATACTCCAGAAGTTAGAATGATTGTTCTTAATAATCATGGTTTAAGTTTTACAGAACTTATTACCCATAGAATATAGAATCAATTAACTGGGGAAGGAGAAAAAGCTAAAAAGCCTTGGAGAATGGATACTCTAGGAGTTAGGATGTTCACTGCAATGTGGAATTTCAGAGCTAGCTTAGAAAATTTCATATCTCAATTAGATAAGTGGAAACAAGAAAATGGTTATGACAGCAATAAGATACTAGATATTTCCAAAGTTGAATCTGAACTATTTAGTAGATATGGCAAGAATTGGATAACTTAGCTAAATGCTGGTAGTTAGGAGGTATAGAAGCTACTAAACCTGTATAAAGTAACAGCAGCAGACTTAGAAAACTTAATAAAGTTTAACTAGGAATACTGCAAAGATATACCTACTTTTAGGCTAGGAATTGACCTAACTAACAAAAACATTGGTGGATATGTAAGGTCATTTGATGTTAGTAATTCTAGTGTATATGGAAAGAATGAGGCTAATATGTTAGCTATAGAAGAAGAATATGCACATAAATATCATTCTATTCTATCGTCTATATTAGAACAGCTAACAGCTAATGAGCCTCCAGAAATATTTAGAAGGGCTGGATTAAACTTCAAACCTATGGCTACTAGACTAGCCAAGGCTGATGGTTCTAACTATGCTACGAATGAATATATAGGAAAGAATGAACAAAAAAGAAATCTTTCCGGACTTATTCATACAAATAATAAGAACATAGTAATTGGGGAAACAGACGAAAACGGAAATGTTATATCAACGTCTACTATTCCTGCAGAATCAATGTTCAGCTTCTTCCCCAAGGCTGTTTCAGCTATTGCTACTAAATCAAGAATATATCAAACTAATAGTAAAGCTAATGGGTTGATTAGTATTACTACTATTGACACAAAGAATAATACTGATAAGTTTGATTTTGATATTTCAGCGCTATTTGGGGATGGAATGTTGGAGAGAAAAGGTAATGATAACACATTATTTAATATGTTTAATCTTATCTTTCATGGTACTGTATAGAGCTTAGAGGAGCCTCATGCCTATACTGAGGAAGCTCCGTTTAAGTATGGAATATTTGTAGACCCAGATTTAGAAACTAGTCAGGATTATAAACAAATAAACGTTAGAGGACAAAATGGATAGGATTATGCATTCCTAAAATGTGGAACTAATCCTATATACTTTGACGTTGACGTTGATGTTATATCTGGAGGTATTGCCCTTAACCTTTCTAAATTATTAGAGGGAGGAAAGAGATAGCTAAAAGAAGAAACCAAGGTAGAAAACCCGGCGGAATAGTATATAGGTTATTCCTCTAAGATAGTAGATGAGTAGGATAGAACTAGATTCCAGAACTTCCTTCTTAATGAAGGAAAGGAGGACAACGAACAAAGCTATATGGAATATGTTACTATATAGAACAACAGAAAATTGATTAATTTCTTTAGAAACGGATCATCTGTTGATAACATAGTAGAACTTATTAATATGTAGCTAGGATAGCCTACTATAAAAGATGTAAAGTATGAAAACGGAAAAATAATATATACTGACGTAAATGATGGCACTGGAGAGTTGAGTTTGGACACTGAGGATATGTATATCTCTATGACACCAAATAAAACTAATTCAGTTGAAGAGATTACTGGACAGTCATTTGATTCTATGGTTGTTGACCCAACAGGAATGGATATAATGACACACTAGGACTTTTTAAATTAGTTAGAAGAGACATTCTAGGATGATAGTGATATATAGATGCTATCAAATTCTTCAAACGTAGAAAGCTATCTAGAATTGTTAGTAAGTATGAAAGATACTTTGAATAATAAAATAGAACAACTAGAAGATTCAGATTTAAAATGGAATTTATCTGATTACTTATTGTATGTAGATACTTCATGTTTTTAAAAATAAATGACTATGGCAGCTTGTAATGTTAAGTACGACAAAAAAAGTTATTAGCAACTAGCCTCAGATTTAAAGTTATTGTATAATCAAATTAATAGACCTGGAATAGAGGACAGAATTATTAAAACTTTGGAATTTAAGTATAAATCCAAAGATGGTTAGGATAAAAGATTACTTCTAACAGATTCTGAAAACTTGGATGAAACTTCTAGAGAGTTTATTGACGATGTAAACAATATAGTATGTGGGCTAGCTAATGCTTCTTTAGACAAATTACCAGAAAAAGCCATGAAGTTTAGAAATATTGTGTTGTCAACCTTCTTCGACATGAATAGTGTCGGAGAAGTGACAACTCAGATTTCTGAGACTGAAAAGGAAATGGAAACTGATGAAAGTCAAGAAGCAAGAAAATTATAGAAAGTAGAAGACACTTTATTAGAAATATACGGACCGATAAATACTGGTCTTATTCAGGAAGTAACTGACAGCTTTGGAAGAGAACTTAAATAGAAGTTAATATATAATAACTACCTGAAAACTAAGTACGAGTTGACCTCTGATGAAGTCAACAAAAGAATCGTGGACTATAAGGAAGGGAAATTTGAGAGCATTCTTGGTCATCTAAAGGAATAGTTCCCAAATGATTCTACTTTGCAATCCATTACAAGTATGTATAGCAATGGAATGTTAAATTCTAGTCAGTACTACTATGTTATAGATGCTTTTAGAAAATATGTATTGCAAGACCCCGATAGAAATACAAAGTTTAACCAATAGCTAGAGGATAAAATCCTACAGAAAAATAAAGTATAGCAAGAATATCTCTATAGACAACTAATTAAGACTATACTAAATAACCCTAAGCTTAATACATGGTTTAATAACAAGTACAATACTAATTATACGAACTCAGAAGCAAAGACTTAGCTGTTTATGGCTAATAGATTCTCTAATTACTATCTAGAAATTAGGGATAAACTTCTGAAAGAAATTGAGAGAGGTGCAGAGTTTAAGGATGAAGTATTTCCTATTATTCAGGAGATAGAAAATCCTAAAGATGATTTATTAAATTATGTAAATGATTATATAGCTCTTACGCAGTTCGATGATTTATTAGCTTAGAAACTAGGAAGTAGTATTGGTATAGAAAGAGGCTTCTTGAATAATGTAGAACCATAGAGATAGAACGCTAAGAAATATGCACTGAGAGAATCTCATGCGCATCAAAAGGCAGGATGGGAAACTGCTAACAATGAGGGAAGTGAAGCTCATACTAGTACTGGAGTAAAGGATATGTTGGACACTATATTTGTTTATAAATATAACGAGTCTCACCAATTACTTCCTTAGACATTAAATATGACATCATTGATGTAGGCATGGCAATCTTTGTTATCTGACGTATTGAATAATAATATCAATTTCGATACAAGTAACAGTGAAGCCGTTGTAGGAGTGTTGAAAGATTTAATTAATACATAGAATGTTAATGTTTTAGATAATATTGTAGATATTCTAGAAATATTATTTAAACCATAGGCTATTCAAAATTCTAGAGGTAGAATGATAGATTTTATGCGCAATGAGAACCTGTTCTCAGAATAGCATAAGAATATACTATATTCATTCTATAATGAAGTCTTGAATAAGGATAATCCTAACTCAAATATATCTATAGAATTAGGAAGAGTAAATGACAACCTAAAATATGGAACTAAATTCTTAGAGACTGTTTCAGATTTATGTGCCATTATCTATAGAAATGTAAACAACAATTACATTGATTGCAATCTACAATCATCGAAATCTTTATTTGCTGTAAAGAAGAAATTTAATTGGGATGCTGACTTATTTGATTCTGTCGAAAGAATTACTTTTAGAAGTAAGACCAGATAGATAAATAAACTTGGTGAAGATAGATTGTCTAAATATAACTATACTTCTGTGCCAGATTAGACTGGTAAGTTTATATCTAAGGTTGAACTTCCTGGAAAGGAAGGAACATTATATACATTTGGATTTAGATATAATCAAGGAGCTTCTAATATGGAGGGACTGTTCTCTACTATGGACAACTTAGAGCTAGAGAACTCTACGGTGAGCATAAATGGAAAAGAGGTTCCAATGTTAGATATATTAGCTGGCATAAACCTTAGAGACTTTAGTAATAAAGTTCTTCAAAATAAAGAATTACTAAATGAGTACGAAACAGTTCTAAATAATCTATTAGAAATGTTTGATTATTATTTAGATACTAATTTCCTATCTGATAAAGGACTAGAAGCGTTATAGGGATATAAAGACAAGTATACTTATGACCCAAAAAATAACTTATTTTCTAAGAATTATCTTAATCACTTCCTAAAGTTAGCAATTAGAACTGCTGACATTGATAACTAGGTAAAACTCGCTGGGGATTAGGATATGAAATAGTTTTTGATGGAAAACTCTAAATATACAAGTTTGTTTAATAGAGAGTCTAAAAAGCCATCCTCTAACGTTTTTGACATCCAGGCTAATAGAGTTTATTTTAAACCTGTAACTACTAGTGATAAAGCACTTAGCGACTTAGCTAAAAGCTTTGTGGAAGCGTCTGGTAGGTCTGTACGCTCTACATCTCTAAATAAGGCAGGCTCAAGTGTCTCTAACTATAGTATATCAAGATTAGGCTCGGAATTAAATAGACGTTTACATAAATAGCGCCAAGATGGTGGACCAGCAAACTCTTTATTATTTGTATAGAACCCTAATGCTATAGATATAGACCCAGTAATTGATGGAGAAATAACCACACCCATTGGCGATGTTAAAGCTGTTAGAGATATGTCCTCTTCAGAGTTATTTCAACACGCAATTCTAGATAAGTTCTATAGTTCCTTCTTGAAGACTGGAAGAATATGTTTCCAACCTACTGTATACTCTGATAAGACCAACTTCTTAAATTATATGTCTAATCTATCTATGTTTAGTGATAACATAATGGATCTAATGTCTGATAAGAGTCAAGAATTTGTTGATTTATATAGAAATACTTTCTTCTCTGCCCATAATCAAATTCAAGCTAACGTAGTAACAAAAATGGAAAAACTAATGTCATTTTTGACTACTGAATATGGAGCACAGTTCAGAAAGGAAGGAGATGTATTTACGTCTAACAGACTAGATAATGTTAGAACGTTCCTAAGAAATAGAACTGAGGGTGATTTAATTTCTCTTGTCTTTAGTTATAACCAACACAATCTTGAGAAGATAGAGTTAGAGAAAGACAAGGATTACAGAAATAGAAAGAAATTCTGCGACCTTAATGAAATAACAGATTTTTATGCTAAACTATATAATGAGCCAGTTCGCCTAAAGAAATTTCTAAAACAACAGTAGGAGCTGTTCCTAGAAAACCTTAGAGAATATGGTGTTAATTTCCGACTGTTTGATTCAACTTAGGAATTGAACTCTTGGATTAATAATAAATTAAATGAGAAGGCTGCTACTTAGACAGTTAGATTATTGTCTGATACTAAATTGCTTCAAGTAAAAGATAGACAAGCTTTTGCTGACAAGTGGATTGATAAAGAAACAGGAGAATTGCTACTATAGAAAGATTCAGAAATGAATCCATTCTTAGAGAAATTCTTCTATATAGAGGGTTTGTTTAGTAATAACCTGAGACTTAGTTTATCTGGAACAGAAATAAATCATCCAGACAAAGCAAAGGGAACACTATTTAATAGGATAGCTTCTGCTGTTAGTGATGTAAAAGAAGCGGCTAACAATCCGATAAAAACTAATGTAGCTAGAAAGGCTTTAGAGAATATACTAAATAATAACAAAATAGGTTTTAGTTCTCTTGATAATTTTATCGAAGAGTTTTCTTCAATGAGAGCTATAAATGATTTAGATGAAAAACCTAATATGTAGGATATATATGATAAAACTATCATAGAAATTATAAATACTGCATAGGGAACTCAATTTAAACGTAATGTTATTATTCCAGCTACTTTGTAGCATCCTCTTACTGGTTTAATAAATGGTGTTGCTAGTAAGGTTAATGCTGCTGTTGCATATGATATGTCAGCACCGGTCAATAACCTAAGAGAATCTGATGAAATAGATTCTTAGGATGGTAGTTCAACTATGTCTCCTATTCAAGTTATTTTGGAAAATAATTCTTTGGGAGATTAGAGAGTTGGAACAAACAGAAAGCCTATATGGGACGATTAGACTGGAGACTTAACGTCATTTCTGGCTAAGTTTGCATCATTTGGATAGACTAATGCGATGATGTTACAATCATTATAGTCTAATTCAGCTTAGTATAATATGTTCAAGAAAATGCATAATATACGTTGGAATGGAGCTATAGATTTGACTAAGAACATTAATCAATTCCAGTAGACAGCATATGACTAGGAAGAAGTTTCTAGATGGTTTAGAGAAGCAATTTTAGGAGGAGAAAAATTATTCTATAAGAACCAGCTTGGAGAAATAGTTTAGGTGACTGACTTTGGAAAAGACAATTCTGGATATTTTACCGTAGAGACTATTCTAGGAAAAGGCTCTAATAAGGTATATCATTACTTTAGTGATGATACATCTGAGCATAGTACAGTTGGTGGATAGGGATTCCATACAATAGACAGTCTTTATGAATTGTTTGTTGCTCTTGGAGGTATTAATTGTACTAACGCTAAGGGAGTAACTTCCGAATTTAGTAATTAGGTTTTAACTAACTTTGTAATTAATGTTGGATATAAGGTTAACCCGAAAGTAACTTCTATAAACGATATAGTCCAACCACTTAAAGATAAGTTTGTAGCATATGTATTTAATAACTCTGCAGTAAAGAACGGTGCTAAGAACATAAACAGTAAAGATGTGTGGACTAATAATGCTCCTCTTAATACTTTCTAGTTAAATATATAGGGATTAGGTATTCAGCTTAATGCTGACCATGATGTAGTTGACTCAGAATTAACAGAGTTCTCTCAGGTAGTTGCGGCTTGTGCGGCATATGGAAAGGATTATAAGTCTGTAAATGAGATTTACTACGGATTGGCTGAATCAGCATTCTAGGCTTCTGAGTAGGAATTAACTAATATACAAAGATACTTCAAAGATTACGCTGAGGACCCAAGTAAAGCTAAATACTAGTTGTATAAGATAGTTGGAAAACTTATAGTATAGTCCAAGAGTAATAGTGATATGGATTTAACTGAAAAGTTAAAATAGGAAATAAACAAGGAATTTAAGGTTAACAAAGATAACTCATCTTCTGGTTTAAAGATTCCTTTTAGCGATCCTAGTATCTATACACAATTTATTACTAATATTACTTCTGTAATTAATTCCAAGTCTATTAAGCGTAAACACCCTGGGTCTGGATATGTTATGGCGCCAGGCTATAATGTAGTTCAATACTTTCAATGGTTTGACCCAAAAACTAAAACATATAGGAAGTATCTTTTTGAGGATGTTTTAAAGAGAGCTAGAAACGACTTTAAAGGAAAATTAAGAAGTGAGTTAGAAGCATGGTGTGCCAAAAATGGGGTTGACCCAAACAAATATGGAGAACGTAAAAGAAGAATTTCAAGTTTTGACCTAGCTACACTAATTTAGGAGTCTTCTGATAAGATAGACACTTCTCTTATTCCTTATTTAGGTATAACATCTTAGGACACGACTGAGTATAATAGACAGCTTGTAAATATGTTTCTAGCTTCTAAACAAGAGGCAGAGCAAGTAAGGGATAAGTCTTGGTTTATGCCTACTGATATTGTTAATATTATCAAAAATGATGGAACTGTAATATCTCACGATTTATCTGATATGGCTGATTTCTTTAAATTCAAAAATGGAATATTTGACATAGAGGACGAATACAATGTAAAAATTAATCAAAAGGGTAACAAGTTTACTATTACATTAAATGAAGATAAAAATTCATCATTTGTTATCGAGAAAGAGACAGATTCAGATAAATGGAACATTCATTTTAAGACGGGGGGAAGAGATTCTAATTTATAGAGAAGAACTCCGTGGATGGGAGCTAAAGAAGATTAGAAAATTAGACTATTCAATGCTGCTCTATAGGTTTTACCTGACGGAGCTATTCTGCGTTTGTCTCCAACTACTCAGGAATAGTTAGATACAAGAATAGGAGGCTTGACTAAGGGAAGTGTCGTAGGGTATTAGAGCATAATAGAAAACGAACAAAGGCACTCTGGAGTTAATTTAGAAGTTGTTTCTGAACCTTATACTGTCTCATATTTTGATAAAGATAACCAAGTAAAATCTACTTAGGTTAGAGAGTATAAGAAAATCTCTAATACTAGTAAACATACTTACAAATTAAACATAACAAAGCCTAATAATCTTAAACCATCTCTTCTTAGATGGCAATATGTAGACCCAGCTGATGGTATCACCAAGTACATGACTATATATGACCATCCGATTATTAGAGGTTCTTGGAACTTACCAAAATCTGAAAGACCAAAACAAACTTAGATATAGTAGGTTTTAGACTTACTAGATGAAGGAAAGTTTGAATTGAATGGATAGATATTAGATATAGTTCCAGGAAGTCTTGAAAATACAGAAGCTGAAATAGTTCTTGGTAATATGTACAAGGACATCTTTCAAACTGGAGATGCTACATTAGCAGATATTATGGACTAGGGAGAGAATTTCTTCAGAAAACAGACTGAGGTTCCAAAGATTCCCGCTGGATTTTATAATCTTGCATTTGTTAAGAATAATGGTCAACATACTTTAGTTTCGTTTAGTAATCTAATAGAAACTCTTAATATATACGAAGACCCGTTTGATTATACTTAGGAGTATATAAACGATAATAACGAAATTTATACTCACTAGGATGGGATAAAGATTGGAAAATATATACAATCTTCTTGGAAATATTCAGATGGTAAGGTTTTAGACTAGAACAATCAAGAGATAGATAAGTCCCGCTATAGACTTATCCAAGATGAGAATGGAAACGTAGAGAATGTATTGTAGAGAATAGATTATGTCAAAAGGTACAAATATACTAAATCGGAATTAGTTAATGGAGAGTAGTAGTTAATTAACTATACTTTATACAAGATAGCTCCCGTTTAGGATATAAGAAATGCTTTAGACAAAAAAAGCAAAGACTAGGATGTATTAAATTCAGACGCTTTCCACCAAATCTCTTCTATACTTAATAACATTTATTCTCAGGATAAGTATATAGACATATAGGTTAATACTGGTGTAGAACTAAACCCAGATCTTAGGAGAACCATCGCCAATAGTCTTGTAGACTTCGGAAACGATACAAAATATGATAAGGAATCTAATAAAAGAGTCTTAATGACTCCAGAGGAAATTTAGAAACTTCCAAGATTCTAGTAGCATATGATTGAGTTACGAAATGCCCTAATTGGAAATAATTTCTAGGAATAGTACAGGTAGATAAGAACGTCTTACTATGAATATCTCCAGTAGTACAAGAAGCAATATTCATCGTTCTTAACATCTCTTCATTTCATCTCTTCTCGTATCCCAGCACAGTCATTGCAATCATTCATGCCCATGACTTGTGTAGGATGGACTGCTGATACCTCTAATACTGCTTATGTTTCCTATATTTAGACATATTTGTAGGGTTCTGACTACGATATTGATAAAGCTTATGTTATGGGACAATCGTTTAGTGATGATGCTATGTATATAGGCTGGAGTCCATTATTCAATTATTCTTCTGAGCAAATGGTTGATGCTAGTAAGACTCTTCCATTACCAAGAGGAAATAAATTAATTGTGGTGGAAGGAGAGCAATATTCTATAGAAAACGAACTTAATAGTATATTATCTTCATCTGGTCCGGAAAGACTTAGAAAAATGGCTAACTTGATATATAAGATAGACAGTAATAATGGAAGATATAATTACATAGTTGGAGAGAATGCTGATTAGAAGTAGAAGATTATAGAGCAGATTCAGAAACATGAAAACTATAAAGTAAGCTATAGATAGAGAGAGTAGGCATACAAAAATGTAGCCAGTGCTAATATTAGAAATGTTGTTCATAACATTAGAAATAGAGACTAGGCATATTCTCCTATTACAATGAGGGACTTGCAGAAAGAGGCTGACAAATCTCCAAAGGGAGCTAAAACTAAGTAGTTAAATATGATGAATCCGCTTACCAAATACGTAATGCAAAACCAGAACTTGGTTGGTAAAAACGTAATTGGTATAGCCGCTAATGGTGAAAAAGACTGGTTTAACCTTACTTACTACTATCATAATGTATTAAGAAATGGAAATCAGAAAGATAGATTCTTCCTAAAGATGAGTCACTCATACAGTAGATTATCTGGGCGTGCTACTGACCAACTAATGAACGTGGTTGTAAAACACATTCCAGACTTGTGGAATGCTTCTCCAGAGCTATCTTAGAAAATTAAGGAAGAATTTTATGCTACATATGATGGTTAGATAGACATGGATGATAAATATGTAGACTAGTTAATTTCTCAGATTCTTTCAGCAGCAACCGATAATGCTAAAGAGTTAATTCTAGCTAAAATTAATGCCGGTACTAACTTGGCTAAATATCATCTACACCTAGTTATGATGGGATTCAATCTTAAGGATATTGTAGCATTTATGACTAGTCCTGTAGTGGAGTTGATAGATAAGTATAGTAGAAACGATTTATATAAAAATCAAACAAGTTCTGTAACTAATGCCATTAAGACTCTGAATGGAGACATAGACTTATCTAAATTAATAGTTAATCCATAGGATAACCTTTCTCCAGAGGAAAGAATAGAAGCTATGGAATCTCAGATGGAAGCTATGGAAGCTGAGGCAGATATGATGATGGAATTAATGGCGGAAGGTCGTACCCCGAGAAGAGTAAATAATGAGTATTCTTGGGTAATTAAAGAACTTGGTTCTATGTATAAGACAGCATAGGCTAGGTCTCTTAAAGATTTTGTATAGAAATATATTAAAGCTAAGACCGAACCCTTATCTGCCAATAGTCCAGAATTTATGGTAGCCTTGTCAAACTATGAGTTGCCAGTAACTTCTAATATGAATACTAATTATGTGTTTAGATACATAGATTAGATTGTAAATGATATAAGATCTCAAATAGAAGACTATAACAGGATTCATCCGAATAGTAACTATTCTATGCTAGACTTCAAGCTTGACTTAAATGAGTTCTAGAGAATAACAGATGAAGCAAATGAGACTTCTACATTAGCCTCTGTATGGTTGAAATTAAATTAGGGTATCCCACAAACGGATATGGATTTAATTAAACTAATCAAGAGAATGTACGCTACTGTATCTACTAGAGAGAGAAGAATGGGTATAAAGAAACCTGTAGATTCTAACAAGTAGAAATTTGTCAATTTGTCCGACGAAGAAGATATAGTTACTGGAAATTCTGGAACTAAATAGGAACTTCTACAATATCTGGAAAGATATTCTATGTTACCCACTGTCCCAGAAACCTCTAAGAACAAAACAGAAAATGGTTTGATAAAGACTATAAAGAACATCTAGGGAAATAACCCAGAGTTGTCTTTTGCTGAAATAGTTTCGATATTAGAGGATGCAGTTAATACGGATTTGTATGGAAATTTTGATTTATATAAATTTCTGAATGATGAGAAAGTAGTACTTCCTCAAAGTTCTAGAACTATCTATAACACTAGACAGGGAGACCTTGTTTCATATAGAGAGCTTGCTGCTACATATTATAACTTAGTTAAATCTAGTTGGAATATTCTTGATATGGTCAACCGTATTCCACATTACAAAATGAATCTAGATTTATTAAATTATACTCTATAGCAAAGACATCTATTTGCAAATAAGTCTAAAATAGTAGACCAGTTAATTTCTTTAGGAGAACTATCCTATAGTGCTTTATCCGATAGAGATTATAAAAACATCATACAGTATGCCGATAAGATATTGATAACATCATATTTCTTATCTAAAGAAGAACCTATAGATATATCTAAGGTAGATGATACGAAAGTATACGATTCTAATTATGACTTAGTTAGGTCAGATGAATTATATCTAAATTCTCTTAATGGAATTGATTCGCTAAAGAACTTTGTAGAAAATAACTTCTTTGAGTGGTTGAAGAATACTTATCCAGATAATTTCCTGGTTAAAGAATTAGTATAGAGTTCTAATAGAGGAAAGAGTATGTTAAGAACAGCCCTTAATCTATTTGAAATTGATTAGAGTCTGACTAACAAGTAGACCTATAATAGATACCTGATAGGTATTCAAGAGCTGGCTAATGAAAAATTTGATTAGAATCACTCAGTAGCTGACATACTGATGTTATATAACCTAGCGGTAAACGGAACTAGATTGGGAGGAAAATACATGACTGGTATATTTAGAGATTAGGTCAGAGAAGGTAATGTTCTGTATGACTATTATAAATTCATGTCTGAACAAGATTATAATGACGACTTTAAATATATTATGCCAACTAAGAGAGACTTCTTAATTGCTATGGCTCCTACTGTATATTCTACTTATGCATTAAATTATAGGACAGAGCCTTATGTTAAAGTTCTTAATCCAGCTCATGGATATGACGTGTATAAAAGATACTATGATAGGTCTGATTATACTTGGAAGTACGACATGAGTAAACCAGAATCTCTATTATAGTTAGACCACCTAGGTTTAACATAGGGAGAGATAGACGAAAGAACTTATAATTATGCACAGAATTCTCTAGTAATGTTCCCAGAACTTCATAAGAGATTAAGAGAAAATTCTATATTCTCTGGAAACGGAGAAACGAATATGAAAGACAAGGTGTTATAGTTAGCACAATACATTAGATAGAACAGGTTGCTTATTTACAAACTATGTTAATATGGAATGTGATGTAATTCTTGAGATAGGAGGGAAAAGTAATTTTAAAATTGATAGAGGGTCTAGTGAAAAGGAGCTAGACTCTCTTCAAGATATTGTGGAGTACTTAGACACCCTTCCTGAACATAAAATAAAACAGTTAATTTACGACTTGTAGACATCCTCTACAAGAGTGAAAAACTCTCAAAAATACTTCTTGGACAAACAGCTAATAGGGAACTGTTCTTTCGAGAATTTGAAACTTCGTTATCCAGAGGAAACGGAATTGATTAAAGATATTGAGAAACCCTATATAATTACTCTAGTAGATAAAGCATATTCTAACGGAGATATGCTTAAAGGAAGGGTTGTAGTGAACGGAGTAGTTAGTTATATATTTAGAAATAAGTTTGATGTTCAAAATTTTGCCGAAACAGAACATAAGAAATATCTTGCTGAGCAAATTATAGCTGACAATGATATTACTGATTAGTATCTATCAGAAAAGTATAAGGATAAACTGAATATTATTAAGGATAACTATAAGAAGAACTTAGAGAGAATTACTAAGGAAGTAGACCCTACTCCATCCGAGTAGTTTACTATTAAACATCTTATTTTAGATTATCTTAATAATAGTAGTGACTATACCAAGCTGATAAAGGTAGGAGACTAGATTATTGATTCTGGTTCTGTATTGAATGATTTCTGTAGAGAACTTAATAAGTAGTAGGTAATAAATGAGGATTCTGAATCCGACTTAGCTAGATACTTAAGAAGACTACACTGGAAAAGAGAGTCGTTTGGAAAATCTGAATTATATAAAGGGTTAGTTACTTACATTCCAGAATTTTCGCAAGAAGTTAGTGAGTAGTAGTTCATAAATCTAGATTAGGATGGAATGGAAAGTTTACTTCAAAAATACTTTAAGAATGATATTATTCTATCTAACTATCATGTAGAATCAGTTGGCAAATCTGTCCCTCAAACTATAAGACTTACCAAGTCTTAGGTAAAAAAATTGTTTGAAAATACTTTAGCTCTTAAGAATACGGAGAGAAAGGCTTTAGGAGAATTGGAATTATCTAACAGTTATGAGGACAATATATCATCCTTAGAGGACGCACAAGCCTTCTTTCAAGGTCACTTAAATATGGACATAGACGGAGAGATATATACTCTAAATATTTCTAAAGATAAGGACTAGATAGTGTACAGTTATAGAGGTAAGAAGCTCACAAACGATGATAAGGTTAAGTTAAAAAGGAAAGGAAGAGTTTTAAAAGATGAATTTAATTTTGGATACGACACAATGAATATATTTACTCCAGTAAATGAGGATGGAGTAAATAACGGATACTACAAAGGGTACTATATATATAATCATCTAAACGAGGCTGGGAATAATATATTTATAGTAAGTAACAGTGTTATTAGTCCAAATCTATATGACCCAGCAAAGTTTAAATCATTGAAGGATGCTAAGTTAGCAGTAGAAGGATTTAACCGCTCGGCTAATGTATCAAAACAAACTAAAGTGGGATTAAAGCAGATATTAGGAAGTTCTGACGGAAAAAGATATGTTAACCTAGAATTTCCAACTAATGTTGGCTAGACTATAAATTCTATAGCCTATCCAATAGGCCCAAAAACTAAATTATTTGCTCAGGAGCATAATCTAATTACTACAAAGAAGCCCTCAGAAATCCAAGCCTTTTATAAACAGAGAGGTATAGATATTTCATCGTTAGACCTCCCTGAAAAGATAGGAATCTTTCTATATGCAATGACAGAAAATGGATATTCTATCAATGCTATGTAGGGAAAGACCTTAGAAGACTCTGACTATGCTAACATAAGAAAAATCATATTTGATATAAACAATGCTCCAATTAAATAGTATCTAGTAGAAAGAAGTAATAAGAACGGTGAGGGTAATTATACAACCTATATAAAATCCTTATCTGATTCTGGAATCACTATAAATTCTACTGGAGTAGACTTGGCAGGAAATCCTCCGACGTAGAGCCTTACGAGTACACTATTTAATTTAAAAGATACTCTTGAGAACACACTTTTCAAAGATACTCCAATTAAGATAGTTATTACAGATAATGAATAGCTAGCACAACTTCAGGACTAGAATGGAAATAGAATATTCCCCGATGGTACTGATGGGGTGAGGGCTTTTATCTATGACAATAATCTCTACATAAATCAGAGTAATGCTAGTATTAATGACCTTCTTCATGAAACTTTCCACATTGTACTAGGAGCCATAAAAGCTCAGGATATGAATGAAGGTACTAGAAATTATGAAAACATTTTGAATTTCTATGATAAAAAAGTATCTTAGATGACTAAGAATAGAGTTAATGACCTCTATAGAAACTTAGCATATATAGATAGAATGGAAGAGGGTGTCGTTAGACACCTAGCTAGATAGGTTGAAAATGGTGATGTGTTTTACTATAGTGATAGAACTAATGAAGCGATTGATTTGTTTAGATAGCAATTTCTAAACATAAGACAAAATATTAGAAAAAATATTAAACTTGATTTGGATTCCGATTTGGGTTTCCAGTCAAGCATAAATACTCTAGTATCATCATAGGTAGGACAAATGTAGAAAAACCGTATCATTTCAAACCTTATAGAGAAAGGAATTGAGAAAGGTTTAATATTAGAAAACTGTAAATGAAAGATTGTAATTACACATTAGTTGGAAAAAGGCAGTATAACCACTCTTATGACGAATTAATTAAAATCTTGAAAAGAAGTCCGCAGCTTGCATATGACATTCTTTATTCTAAAGATTATAATCGTTAGACAAGAGTGGTTGACAAACTGTCAGAATTAAAGGAATAGGGGAAACGCAAGTTTAGAAAGGAATTTTCTGACAGGGTAGATGTTATAAATGGATGTGCAGAAATAAACGCATCTGGATACACAACTCAATCATTTATTGATTCTGGGTTATATGTTGACCAGTATGGAAAACAAATAATGCCGGTTTTATAGGTAGATGATTATATTGAAAGAATGAAATCTCTATATGAATAGAAGGGATTAACTAAAGATTAGGTCGATTAGCACATCTCTATTTTGAAAAATAGCTGGAAAAGAATAGCAGAAGATGGTAGAGATTTACATAAAATTATTCTTAAGCAAGGTAAGGAAACTTCTTATTCTCAGACCGAAGATAATACTAAAGGTACGTCTTTTGAACATCTTAGCGATGCTATACATGATTAGGTTTACGACGATATATTTCGCTAGGTATACTTAGGCAACGGTAAAGAATCTAAGGAATTTGGTGATGATTCCTCTCCAGTTATAATGAAGAATCTAAATCTATCAGCAAAACTAATAGGAAGAGACGATACAATTACTGGACATATTGACTATATTGTAGTGAAACCTAATGGTTCAGTAGAGGTCTTTAATATCAAAAGTTCGCACGAATCTCCAGCATTTTGGGATTAGGCAAAGAAGGAAAAATATAGAAATGAATTTGCCTTATTATCTAGAATATTATAGTATAATGGAATAAATACTAATGATATTAGATTTAATATTATTCCAGTTACATTAGAATATGATGATTAGTTTCAAAATATTAAGGATATAGTAGTAAATAGAGCAGAATGCTATAGTCATAATAGAGGTGCATTTGTGATGCAAGAATCTATGAAACTAGCACAGAGATTTATAACATCTAATGCTGAAACAATAACTATAAACGACTCTTCTATTGACAAGGTAAACCAGCAATTAAAAGCTGTGTTTCCCAAAAAGGACATTAAAGCAGATGGAATTACTTCTACTATAGAAGAATTTATTGATAAGAATTGGACATACTGGACGTAGGGGGAATAGCCTGATACAGGATGGAACCTTACTATAGATGGAGTTGTCTATAATGTAAAGAGTTCCGAACTTAAGAGTAAGAATAAGGAAGTAGTAGATATAATTAAACAGAATCAAGACAAGCTTCTAAACGTAGATAATGGTAAACTCAGCGCTAGGGGTATAGTTAATCAGATTGGAGAATTTAGAAGATTTGGTTTTCCAAAATTTGACAATGACTACTTAGATTAGCTGTTTAGTCCATACTTTGAACATTCTGTTGTTAAGGTAAATGGGAAAGATAAATACAATTATCTGTGGGAAGTAGTTAAAAATGATACACTAGATAATTGCAATATCATTATGTTCAAAAATACTCTTACTGGATAGATCAATGTAGTTACTCTTTCTGGTTTGAACTTAGACTAGAAACACTCCTTCGAGGGTAGGGATAATATATTAGGTTTCCATTTGAATGATTTATAGGCTACTGATAATCAAGGTAGAGAATTGATGAAAGCCACATATGGAAATATAGAAACAATGAGAACAATGTTCTTATTAAATGAGATAATACCACAATTAGGTTCCGATATTAAATTAGGAGATTTAATAGTAGTTGGCGGATTGGGAGGAAAAATATAGAGCCAATAGTATCCAATACAGTTAGTTGTTTCAAATTTCGTTAAAGCTCAGGAAGTTTTAAATAAGAAAGAACCAAATCTTAAAATTAACAATAACTTTTCTACTGTGGAGCACATCTCTCCAGTATCATTATTGATAAATGAATTTTGGGATATTTTACATGAATCCCCTAATTTGGGAAAAACAGATTTCAATTCTTTAAAGGAATTAATTTCTGGGTCTGATACAGACGGATTGTAGCATCTATTAAATGGGACTACAATAGATTCTTTGGCATCTGCTGAAACTACTGAAATATAGATTTAGAGACTAGAGGAACTGATTAAGAAGCTAAATACTATCATGTCCAATTAGCATATGTCTGTATCTCCAGATACTATTATAAAGTATGCTACTGGAAAAGCTAAACTAGCCAATCCAGAAAGGAATGAACTAGTTACTGGATGCTGTAAATTGTTACTTAATGCTTCTATAGCTTTAGATAGATTGTCTGGAGTTATCAGAATATCAGAGGGAGATTTATCAGAGATGGAACGGCTACTCGCAAGACCTCAAAATATATCCAATTCATAGGTTAGAATTATTAGTAAACTATTGCAAGACGCTATCCACAATATTTCTAATAAACTAGAACCTCAAATATCAGACTTTAATTTAGCCTGTCTAGAATATTACGAAGCTAAGGGATATGGAAAAACTCGAAATGCTTTGATAGGAGATTAGGTTAAAGTTTTCAGACACTTATATAAAGAAAAGGATGGGGAGTTATTCTTCAAGAATCCATATGATAATTCTGAAGATTTGGATGAGGATGATAGAAAGTTCCTAAAGAAAGCATTATTTGAAATAAATAAACTAAGATTTAAGGATAATAACTTTTCATATAAATCTGAAGATGATAAATCTCTATTATCGTTTATAAAAAATAATCCTCAATACTTATGGGTACCATTGGAAAAAGCTTCTTCATCTACTAGATGGAGTAATCCTGGTAAGTACTTTGAAGACTTTAAAAGAAGAGTTAGAGGGTACTGCAAAAATCCAACATTATTCTTTAAGGAAATGTATGAAGATATTCTAACAGATTAGGAAGAATCCTAGATTAATTAGGATATAGAGGATATGTAGGCTTATAATAGATTTAGAGCTTCAGAAACTACAAAAGGTAGACAAAGATTGCTAACCAGATACGGAAAGGATTATTTTGAAACCAACCTATAGAATCTTGTGATAGATTATTCATATAAGAGTCTTCAAGAAGAAGAAATGAATAAAATGTTAACTAGGGCTAAAGGTATTCTTCTGTAGTTAAAGTTAACTGGAATTAGAGAAGATGATTAGGAAAAATTTGCTAAGACTATTAAGCATATTGATGACTACATTAAGACAGCAGTATTTAATAGGAGCATAATGGAAGAAAGCTCCAAGAAAATTATTGCTAGGTTGCAGCCTCTCAGAAAAGCAGTATCTACAGCATATATTGCAGCTAGCCCTGTTGCTGCTATCCGAGACGTTTTTGGAGGCTTCTTATCTAATGTTGTCAGAACAATGACAAAATATAGAACTGATATAGACGCCAAAGATGTTATGTGGGCGTATCAATTTGTATTAAGGTAGGGAGTTCATTCTGCTATGAGTATAGACTTATTAGATAAATTAAATAGTAAGTATCTTATTTCTAATATCAATATAGAATAGCAGTAGGAAGGTTATAAAACTAATAGAGGGGGTATAACAAATGCTGGAAATTGGATGTATGCCACTCTTAGAAAACCTGACTTTCTAAATAGAATGGTTCTATTCATGGGAAAACTAAAACATGATGGTTCTCATAATGCTTATTCTATTGTGGATGGAAAACTAGTATATAACTGGAGAATGGATAAAAGATTTAATTTATTAGCTTCAAATGATAAGAGTGATATGGAAGCCTACAATAAGTAGAAAGCTCTGTACTTGAGCCAGATTATGAAGTTTAATGAAGAGAATCCAGAAGCAAATCTTCCTGTCAGTCTTGATACTAATTTACCAGACGGTTATACCTAGAACTAGATTGATGAAATCAAGAATTTAGGAGATGCCATATACGGTTCATATAACCGAAGTACAAAGGCTATGTATGAAAATCTTGCTATAGGTTCACAGTTTGGAGTATTCTCTACTTGGATGAATGGTATATATGATGTATATCTAGGATAGAGAAGAGAATCTTCTTATGAAACTTAGAAAGTCTAGAAAGAGGATGAGAACGGAAATAAACTATGGATAGATGATAACGGAAATGTTACCACAGAGAATACAGGGGTTCCATATTTAACTGATGTTCCATTAGTTGTATAGGGAGTATTAAGAACTTTACAAGATACGGTCTCAGAACTTTATCATGGTAGAGGATGGGAAGGAATAAAGTAGAATATTCTTAGTAATCCGATGCAGATGAGGAACTGGAGAAGAATACTGTCTGATGCTCTAGTAGCTATGTTATTGTATTGGCTATTTGAGGAATTAATCAATCCTGCATATAAGGAGCACAAGAAGACTGGAGATGGAAAGGATGTTCTAACTAATGCTGCTATTGAACTACTATATAAAGGTAGCTCTAGTAGTTTTGAAGAGTTTAAGGGACCTCTTCCAATATTAGACTATGTAATGAATAATACTAGTCCCGCATCTGTTAAGTGGGGAGCTAAAGTCTATAATGACATTGGAGGATTCTTGTTCGGAGATACTACATTTGGAGAGTTAGTTACAAAATCTCAAGCATTACCACGTTCTCTATAGGATACATATAAAATGTATAAAAGAGATACTATAAATGGTATTGGAGAAGAATAAAAAAAAATAAGGGAATATAGGAAGGCATAATCACCAACCTATATTCCCTTTATTATTTACCACGTACCGTAATCAGTTATGTTAGTGCGTTCTTTACATACATTACATTGTACAGTTTTACCTAGTCCTATTCCAGTATGAGTAAATATTATTGAACATCCGCACGCTTTTATTCCCTTGTGCAGTTCATAGTGCTCCTTTTGGAATTTAGCATAAGCCTCTGCTTCCTTTTCATTTAGACTGTAAGTTATGGTAGGTTTAGGAACAGAAATTGTTCCTATACCCCATCCTTTTGCCTCATATACTGGTTTCTGAGCTTGTTTATCCTCTTCTAGTTGTCTAATTCTTTCTCTACAGATGTGAATAATTTTCTCATAGTCCATTATTCTAGCATCCTCTTTAGATTTTCCAGGCTCTTCTTTAATTCTCAAAACTCTTTTAACTATATCAGCATCCCACGGATTGAGATTGTATTCTCTCCATATATCCCAAGGTTGAATTTTGTGCTTACTGTAATCAGAGTTTCCTACATTATACTCCCTAACACCTTTATTCGTCTCCATTAACAACTTCAATTTTATATTCAAGTTCCATAGAATCTCTTAATGTGTCCAAATCATCTACAAATATGATTACATCTCCAGAGTCTACAAAATCTCTTAATACGTCTATAAAATCAAACTCATCAAGTTCGTCGTCACATTCTTTAGCATAAGCTACTCCAGTTCTACTTAGTAATACTCTATACATATTAATTATCGTTTACGATTTGCATAATAGTTCCGAGAGATACAGCACCAACAGTTCTCCTAACTTCTTCATCTCTGTCATTATAGTAAATCAACACGGGCACATTTCTTATGCCTTTAGAGTTTGTCAATTCTTCCTCTTCATCTACATCATGCTTTACTATCTCTATCCCAGAAATTTGTTCAAGAGTCCTGTCTAACACCTTGCACGGTCCACACCATGATGCTCCAAATTTTTCAATTCTTGTTACCATTCTTATTAAATATGAAAATCAATTACAGAAATTTCTACATCATCTTCTACTGATTCCAGATAATCTAGAAACTCTTTTCACCAAACATCTTCGTCTTTGTCATTGGTAGTCATAGCCCACCAACCCATACTAGCAGACTCATGCCAATCTCCGTCCTCTGTTACAAAACAGAATGGAATTCTATCTTTTTCCAACATAGCATCCCAGTCTACTTCTTCTTTGGTAGCAAAGATGGCATTGAAGGGTTCTCCGTCTTCTCCTTTTTCCTTAAGAAGTAACCATGCTCCCCATCTACCTCCTTCACAATACCAATCCCACTTAGAGTCAGGATTATATGTAGACATCAAGTTCTCTTCGCCATCAATTTCATATCCCCAGTTCTTAGCTTCTTCCCAGGCATCTTCATATGAGATAAACAACCCTTTCTCTATGATTTTATTAGCTCTTTCAAGCTGTTCCTTTTCCCATTCGGTGGTAGGATTCTTATACTTATCTGCCAGCTTGATGGCATATTCATAGTTATCAGCGTGTCTGGTTTTAACCTCATCAATGGCTTCATCCTTTGTATATCTAACATATTGTTCTACCTCCATGTTTTCATCATAGGGTTCTAACAATGTTTCAACATTACTTCCGAATACTAACCCAATAAAATGGCTCATACTATATATTTTTTAACAATTTCTGAAATCATCTTACCGTCTGCTTGAGGAAATTCTGATTTCAAATATTTAATCGCATTTCCCATTTCTTTCTTTGGAATTTGGAAACTAACCATATCTATTGAATTTTCTTCATTATAGAAATCTTCAATAAAGCCTTTTCCCTCACACCATATTTGTAATGCAGAATGTATGTCTGGCTCATTTACAGGCTCAGGAAGCAACTTTTTTAGTACTTCCAATTCATCCCTATATTCAGTTGCCAAGTCCTCTCTACCAGCCTCTATAAAGCTAGAAATACTGTCCTCTAATTTCTTACACATTTTAGAAATAAGCTGTATCTCAGCTGCTTCATCATAAGGTTTAGCATTTTTAGCAGTTTGTAAAATCTGAATTTCTGCCTTCAGATTCTTGTATGCACGAAGTTCTACCTGATTTTTAGACTTCATTGCTTTAGCTATACATTCGTTTATATTTATCATTTTAAATTATTTAATCCTTCTTCTAAAACTTCATTTAACCAAGTACCTCCATTGTAAAATTGGGCAATGTATTCATAAGTTCCATCTCCATTACTTCTAACGTCAACCAAATAGGAAGTGTCTTCTGGATATTGAGTATCATCACATTTATACAGTTCTCCGTTTAATACTTTATAAGTATCATCCACATCCATTAAGGTTTCAGCATATGTATCTCCCTCATAAGCAATCTCATAACCATATTTCTTACAAATATACTCACAATATTCTTCTACTGTAAGTCCTTTTGTATTAATTTTAGTTAAAGTTCCTGTATGTAATTCAACACAACTCATATTTCTAAAGTATAATTAGAAATCCAATCTCCACAACATTCACAGTGTCCTAAGTCTTTATATTCTCCTAGATGCTCAATAAGAGACATCCATACATCCTGAAGGGTAGCTATATCGGTTTCTCTATCCAGCATAGCTCGTATGGATACTTTTATCTCTTCTGGAGTCATATCTGCAGTCTCTTTTCCATCAACTGTAAGTGATGTGCAAATACATCCGTCAGTATATTCTATTTTCATAATTAATTTATTACCTATTATAATCCAAAGCCTTAACCAAATATTTGATTGCTTCTAACTGTCCATATGTTAAGGATATCAGTTTATCATTTAAACAAATATCCCAACCTTCTCCATTTACCCATTCTGTTACTTCTATAAAGTCTGAATCTTTCGCCAAATGGTCATACTTTTTTAATTCATCGCTTACAGCTTTTCTTTCATGAATTTCCATATCAAGTAATTATTTTAAAATATACAGAAGTCTTCCAGGTTCTCCAACCTAGAAATTTAGTAGGAACCCAGTTAGGTTTTCCTATTAAATCTCTAAGTTCCAATGGAGTCAAATCAAATCTCATCCCTTGAACATCATCTGGAGACAGTCCTATCCAAACTTTCATTCTTCTGAGATTCTATTTTTTCTTTAACTTCCCTATATGATATTGGAATAAAATTATTATTATCAACTCCGACATCATACTGGGTCGGTAATAGCACCCTAAGTCTAGAAATATCCAAACCATCAGCTTGCGGCCCAGAGTGAACATGGCCAAACAGTTGCCATACTCCTCTATATGACCCTCCATAACACAGAAATGGATAATGGTTTAAGTAGATAGAATTATCCTCAATTTCTATCTGCAACTGAGGTACTACCATATCAAAATATGACATATATCCCTGTCTAAGATTCTTTCTGTCATGATTTCCTATAATAAGGTTTATATGACCATTTAGACGAGGGATGATGCTATTCCATACACTACTTCCACCAAAGGCAAAATCTCCTAGATGGAAGACCGTATCGTCCTTAGAAACCACCTTATTCCAGTTTTCTATCAGAACTTCGTTCATTTCTTCTACGTTTTGAAAAGGTCTATTACAAAACCTAATTATATTGGCGTGTCCGAAATGAGTATCTGAGGTAAAAAATGTATGGTCTGGACTATACTTAATCTTCTTTTCGCTCATTCTCTTCTAGTTTTTCAGCAGTTATATTATACCCAGTTTTCATCCAACAATAAAACTTAGATGAAACCATTTTTCTAAATTCAAAGTAAAACATCTCTTCTCTAGCTAATATAGGAAATAGGGTATGCGTTACTGCCAAGATTGAAACATTAAATTTCTTATGCAAGTTCCTGTACATATTAGACATTCCGACTTGGCGAGATAGATCGAATCCCTTGTCAACTTCATCAAACACTAATAGAGTTTTCTCATCCCAATGTTCCTTGTTTTCTTCTAACCATTTACTTAACATCGCTAGACCTCTCTGACCTGTAGACATACGTTTGGTTTGGAATCCTCCGTTCTCAAGTAAGGCTTCTGCTGAAGCACTATTATTAAGACTCGTTGGGTCATCAAATTCGGCACTAATGAAATAAAACCTAGTAAAGTCAGTACTTATTTCAACCTTATTTTTGAATCCTCTAATATTACAATATCCAAGCTTAGTCTGATACACAGCGTTTGGGTCATCTTTGCTGTTATCACATTGATAATCTCTTATAATATTAACAAGAGTTGATTTTCCACACCCGTTATCTCCAGCAATCAGAATCTCTGGATGTTTACTAAAATCGAAATTAAATTCATCACCTTGCTTGAGGGTTCGAAAATCCTCAAGCATTTTTATATTAAGGTACATATTAAGAAATCAAATCTTTAAGTTTAGAGATATACTTACTATTATCCTCAGCTACTTGCTGGTTAAACTCAATTTGAGTTTGGATAGAAACAATCTCATTTTGTTTAACTTTAATGTCTTCAGCTATAGCTGCATTTAGAGCCATAGCCTAGTCATAAGAGGTCTTGAAAATATTCTTTACTTCTGCTAACTGTTCAGCAAATGATTTTATTTGTTTTTTGTTACCGAAAATACTTGAAATGTTCATAATATTAATTTTTACTTATTTATAAAATTGGTTTCTACTTCCCATTCGAAAAAGCTAGAGTCTAAATTCTCATAACTTTTTCCTGGACTATTTGCGTAAATGCCTATTAACTGTTCAGTCATCATATTCATCATTTCCGCATAGTCCATTTGTCTTCTTATTTTGGCAGCTTTACGAGTCCATTTAGAATTTCTTCCTACAGTATATACTGCTCCATATCTAAGACATCCTCCACATACTCTTGGATATAGGAAGGTGTACTTAAGAGCCTTCTTTATTTTTCTGGGTATCCTTTTATTCTCCATGATATGTGAAGCCATAAGCTGCTCCATATAAGTCCCACAAAGTTTCTTCCTCCAAGTCTCTAGAACTCACTCTAAATCTGGAAGAGAATATTTTACTATAGCAAAATACAAGTCTACAAATTCCTCCTCAGCATAGTCAAATTCATAACACCCAGCTGGTGCACCCCATTCAGCATCTGATTCCCTAACATACTTCTCGTCTATTATTCCTAGTTTTAATAACTCTTTAGTAAATTTTTCTGGTATCCAATAGTCTGACTGAAAATCTACTCCAACTTCCTTGATAAAATCAAAACCTAGGAGTTTAGTAGTTTCTTTGTATGCTTTGGATATTTCATCTGCCGAATGATTAGCAACTATATGATAGTCCGTTGTACAGGCATGACCGTCCCCTCCTGGGTCTCCAAGCGTAAATCCAATATTATACTTCATAATTAACAAGTTCCATATTCTGTTTCTTTATAAAACTCAATCTTTTGCCCATATAGTTTCTGTAATTCCTGATTTATTTCAGTAAACACACTATAAGGCATCTTTTTATTCTGTCTAGCAAAATAGGCAGGATGATACACTTCTATAATTTTGGGACTATTTACAATATATTTCTTAAATGATGATGCTTGATTACCAAATAAGACATATATTATACCTCCATCTCTAGAACTTAGATTGTGAATTAATTTGGCAGTAAAGGATCTCCACATATCAAAGTGTGAGCCAACTCTACCAATTTCACAAGTGAAAGCAGTGTTAATCATTAAAATACCTTGCGTTGCCCATGATTCTAGAGTATTATCAAATTCTATCCTATTGTGTGGAATTTCGTAATTTATTGCAGCTTCTTTAACTATCTGTAATGAAGGCGATAGTTTATCTTCTGGGGTGTCCTTTGAGTTGCCAAACAATATTCCAGTAGCCACACCTTGTTGTGGGTACGGGTCTTGTCCTAAAAATACAACTTTACAATCTTTAAGAGGACACGCTTGAAACGCTCTAAATATGTTTTGAGAAGCAGGACACAGGGTAGTCTTGTCCAGCTTTCCTATCCATGAGACTACCCTATATAGTTCCTGTGTATCAATTACTCCCATCCAATCTCCAAAATATTCACTAGCTTTCATTCACACCATCCCTTTTTTCTAAATTCTGCATGTAGAGGTTCTGCCAATTCTCTAGCCTGTGGATGTGCACTTTCTGCATCACGCAATTTAAAGAATCCGTCCCACTGTGTAAGAGTACCAGTCATAATTAATTCAGTCTTAAGACTATTAGGTAGTACAGCTCTTGCTTGCTGAGGTTTCCAACCCTGATTTAGTAATTCCAAATATAATTGTTCGGATATTTGTAAATTAGCTATAAAATTCCTTTCTGGAGTAATCTCCCAAGGTTTAAACCAGGGGTTCCCTTTTCCAGTTAAATGATAGTAGTATTCTCCAATTAAATTTCCATACTCATCATGATTAATGATAGTTCCTTTAACTTCTTGGAGAGCTAGGCTGTCTGCCCAACATGGAATAATAAAGGTAAGCTCATTACCAAATTTGTCCTTGGAATAATTGCAATAACGGGTACTCTCCTGAGCAAAACTAAACACTCTATGCCTTACAAATTCGTGGCTTACTCCTCTATCACATACAAATCGAACCGTAATTCTTTTCTCATGTTCCTTACCAGGATTACAGATATATTCCAAATCCTCAAGCCAACCATTTTCTACTAATACTCTATAATTAGTAGTAACAAATCCGTTCCAAGTTCCCTTTTCGGCTTCTCCAGTACTATTAGCTACAGAATAAGGATTGCTGCAATACTTAAAATACTGTTGTCTAGAAGACATCGTTAGAAATAGATATACGGTACCATGCTCTAACATAGCTCCATGTCCAGACTTTACCATTCTCTCAACAAATTTTGCAGCAGAATCTGGAGTAATCTTATCCTCTGATTTGTAACAGGTTCTTCCAGCTATTTCAATCTGTCTATATACAGTGTCAATAAGCTCTTGCCTAGCCATTTTAGGTCCTATTTCCATATCAGATGGAATGATTATGTTTCTAGGTTTCTGTTCTAAGATTTCAAAATATGGTTTAATTAGCTTCATTGTAATCCTTTGTTAGTTCATCATTAGTGTATTCATCTGCTTCATAGTCACTCATTGCCTGGTCATACCATGTCCAATTATCAACACCTGCCATTTCTAGACAACGCAACTTCCATCTATCTCTCAATAATTCTGCTAACTCGTCTTTTCTAATTAACTTCATTTCCATAGTCCTAGTTCTATACCTAATGCTTTATCCATGAAGCAATACGTTGTTCCGTCCTTTAATGTCCTGGTATTCGGCTTTATGTGTAATGCTAAAGGACAATCTTTATTAATTCCTGTAATATCTCCAGTTCTCCAAGGTTCTTTCTCAGATTTTTCTGCGTCGATGCCTATTATGAATAAGGCTTCATCCTTATACTTTGCACATTCCTTGCAAGCATGATCAGAATAACCTACAGTTTTTCCATGTAGATTCTTTACCTCTTTTGCAGCTTCTTCAGAAAGAAGGGAATTCATTATGATTCCCTCCTCTGCTATATTCCCACAAACTGGGCATAGGTAGTTTACTAAAGAGACCTCTAGTTCTTTCGACATCTCTTACAAGCTTTATATCCTTGTTTACGAGCATCTGATAAAGATATTTTCTTAACTTCGGGGTTACGAGCCTTCAAAGAAGGACAATCCTTGCTAGTATGATAAACACTGCCAGTCTTTGTTACATATACACCAGTATCTTCATAGTCAATACAACCACCAGTCGGATTTCCATTTTCGTCGCAATAAGCTCCACTATTAGCTAGAATTAACTTTCCGTTATCGGCCTCTATTACTTCGTCACCATTTTCTAAATACATATCCTCTACCTTTCTTAATGTTAAACTTTTTATTGAATGATAATCATGTCTTATATTTTGTTCTGCTTCATATTCATCTTCGGCAGTAGTCCAAACATTTTGATCATCTCCATAAGTATGTTCTATATGATATATAAATCTTTTCATTTTATTCCTCCGAAATAAGCTCTACTAGAGTGAGATTTCTAAAGGTCTCATTTAGAGACTTTCTAGCTTCCTCCTCACTTGGAGCTTCTATAGTAACTGTTTCTGCACATCTTTTCTTAAATTCTATATAATACGTATAGGTTTTCATCTTCTTAGTTTATTAAAAATTTTACTTAATATAATTATAAGCGCCATACATATCATAGCGGTGATATAATATAGCACCAATGCAAAGAAACACAATCCTGCGGCTATAATAGCTATCCAGATTGGGCTAGTTATAATTAGTATGAGAATTATGATAAATTCTAACATAAGGTTTTGTAATATAATAGGGTAGGATTATTATCATGTATATCAATCTGGTCTAGTTGATATAATGCCAACTTCTGAGAAAATTGTTGTCTATCAAATCCATTAGATATAAGATGATAACCATTAACAGTGGGGATTATATGCTTAATCCTATCTCCCTCTACTCCTCTACACTCATTAATTAGAGATACTATCCTATTCCTATATTCATCATCTTTAGAATCTATATCAACAATCCACAACTTTTTATAATTAGAACTTCTACTGGCACCAGTAGCCCTGTCATATACAGCTATGCCCTGCCTAGTATTTCCATTCTTAATCAAGTCTGCAAATTGTTTAATAGACTCGCAAGCTATATCAAGAGTATTTCGAGGATTAATCCAAAAGTAAGCTCTAGCATTATTACTATTACACAAGTCCTTTATATATGACTCTTGTCTCAGAAATTCTTCCTTTGTAAAAAAGTAGAAACTTCTAATAGTTCTAGCACCAGATGTATAGGATGGGAGTTCTACCCCATCCTTCTTTCTTTGAATTATTTGAACGAAATAAAAATCATCTTTATCTACTAATTCATCAAATAGATTAGCTAAATATTCAAAATTGTCTACCATAAAATAAGTCGTTAAATATATTAGCACCTCCGAAGTAGTCAGGAACACATCTAGTTATAATAAGCTGTCTGAATGAATCTCCATGCTTCCTTTTAAGGTAATCTTCAAGTGAGCATTTAGCTATCAACTCATTGCTTTTATTTTTAACTATAATCTCTTTATCATAGAGTGTCTCACTATACAAGACTACATTATAATTGATCCTGTAATTCATTTTCTATATGTTTTTTAGCCTCACGCCTTACTTTTTTCTTATCTACCACATCCATCATTATTTCTCCGTATTTTTTGAAATAGATTTCGCCTCCCCATCCTTTCCATCCTTGGGAACCATAAGCTCTTCTTTTTCTTCTACGTTCTACCTTTCCCTCTTTATCAAGGTATGGAGTAGGGATTCTATTCTTCGGATTGTGTGCGGTGGGATGATGCTCCTTGTAAGTTCTACTCATGCTATAAGTTTTTCAATATATTCTCTATCCTCTCCTTTAAAGATTGGAATCTCATTATCAATAAACCAATAACTTCTTAAAGTTTGATTCATAGTCTGATGATATTTCTTTATACAGCAGCTTCCTCTTTTAAACTTAGTAGGATAATCATTCCAGTTAATTCCTTTCTCCTGAAATAGTAACTCTTGAATTTGATTAGAGTTTAGACCTTCCAACTGTTTGTGAGAGAAATGTGCCTGCCCAGCTGAAGAAATGCTGTTCCTCGTAGCATCCTGTTGTCTCCATAGGATACAATTAGTTACTTCCTCTTTTGGAATGTTAAAACATCTAGCATCAAACATTGCTCCAGTTTTAAGAGAACGCTTATATGAGCTAGTTAACTCATCATCGTCTAACTTTCCATTATAAGAAAGCTCTACGATTTGCTCTTGAAATCTTCTGTTAAAAATAAGAGTTGCCATAGATGCTGCCACACTACATATCTTCTGAACATTATAATCAAACCAGGCGTCAGTAGTAAGTTTCTGATAGTCGATAAGTACTAAAGTAATTTCATCAGACTGTGTGTATCCTAAAACACATCCCTGAATATTCTCACATAAGTACTTCATTGTTTCCTGCATAGCATTACACATAGCCTCATCAAAGGGTTTATTAAAACCTCTTGTGAATGTGTGAAATGCTTTTCCATCTAGTCTTATAATAACTGGTGTGCGTCTAGCTAAAAATGTTTTAGAACGATTCTCATAATAAGATTTCATTCTATCTCCTAATTCATCTTTCATAGCTTTTCTTTAGATATACTTATACTTCCTTCGTAGGCATTTCCAAAAATCTTATATTTAAAATCTTTATCTGGTTTTGTACAAATTATACAATAGTATGCATCTTGTCCTAGAGTCGCTTTTCCAGCATAAGAACATTTCCAACCTAGCATTTCCATCACTCTTCTTGCTGTAGAAAATGCTATATCTCCACCTCTAAACGATTCTGGTTCACCTTCCATAATTAGTGATAAATTCTCGGAAATACTTCTTATACCCTGAGTAATAATTTCTCCCCTATTAACTAGTTCGGCATTATGCCACATAAGTTCATCCTTATCATTGTAAATCTCTCTAGTAGGACTTCCATTATTATCTACTGGATCTAACTCATCAATAACTTCATAGATTTGTTCGGAATCATAACAATCAACCTCTCCACACCTAACTTTCTCAACCGCCTCCTCTACAGTATTAGCTTCTACATCATAGAAGTACCTGTTCCAAGAGCGGGACAATATATCCTCATATAGTTTAAATTTTGTCATAGTTCACTGATTAAAATTTCAGAATCTAGATCTTTTCCACTATAGTCAACAATCTTAAGTTTCCAGTTGCCAAGGAATCTAGCCTTACATACCTCCTTGGCTAAGGCTATTACATCTTCTGGAGAATAGAAAGCGTTAGTATTATCACCAACTTCATATCCACTCCACCGTGAACTATCTTCTTCAATCTCCTCGGAAGTAACAGGTCTTACTAATTCTATTCTATAGAATCCAGCAGCTAGAGGATTTTTCTCTTCAGCCTCATATGTTTCCTTACACATAGTGTAAATATTCGGGCGATCCTCTGGACTAAAACTTACTCCCTCAATGGTAATATTACCATAATAATGGACTGCATTACAACTTACCCCACGATAAGTAGTTACATCTAGTGTAACAGTTCTTGGAGAATTATTTCTAATCCAAGAACCCCTAGTGATAAATCCAGGAATAGAAATATCCAGTCCTGCATCATCTCTAAATACTTCTGGGTAGTCTTTTCTATCCCAACAATGTTCAATAGCTTCTTTTATATTCATATCACCTAGGAACTACGTCCAAATCAGTTATATAAAACGAATTATCATCTATATCCTTTTGCACAAAGTATCCTCTAACCTCTACAGTCTCTCCGCTTAAGGTGTGTATCATAACCTCTCTGTCTTGGTCAAACTGCTCCAATATTTTAATTAATTGTCCTACTAACATTCCCATATAGGATAATATTCATTATAGTGTAAACAAAACCTATATAATCTATTAGCTGCTTCAACTGGAGTATGACCATCCCATTCATCTGCTTTCCATCTTTCAGGAATATTAAACAGACTCCAATCCTCTATTCTGTAATGATTACTTACTTGACCAGTAGGAAGATAAGCCATAACTATGAACCATCCTCCTCCAAAGCATAGCTCTCCATCTGCGTGCCTATAAGATTTGTGGACTTCATATTTACCTTCTAAACTGTTAAAGAATGCTGCATTATACAGCATTCTATAATGATAAAGTTCGTCAAAGCTATGAAATCCATCAGAGATTTTGCCTTCTGGAAGAAATAGATTCTTTAACCTTTGTAGAAGTTTCATATTAGAACTTTCCTTCGTTAGGTTGTAGACATATAAGTCCCTGTTCTCTCCACATCTTTACACACTTAGAACTATCATCAAGGACAAATTGTACGTTATACTTTCCCTTGATATTTTCCTCGTAGATTCTTCTCTTACAGTCTGGACCTGGACTATAGTCTCCTACTGGTCTAAAGAACATAGCATCAGACGGAATCTCATTCTTCTTTAACCATTCCTTTGTAGCATCTACAACCTCAGCAGTTCCTTCTCTACCAGTAACTATGAAAACTAAGCAATGTTCTCCCATTTGTCTTACTAGACGACAAATCTCTTCTACTGGAGTATCCTCTAGCATACCATTGGCACTATTTTCTCCATAGAACGGTCTTCCAGAAGTATTTAGGCAAAGAGTGGCATCCATATCTACTAATATCACTGGTCTTCCTCCATCAACGTGTTCAGCCTTATTCTTAAGCATTTCCTTAATATCGGAACTAATGATAAAGTTTCTGTAACGTCTCCAAGTTTCTTTGATAATCTTCTCTCCAATAGGATTAGGACGAGCAGCATCTCTTAGAATACATTCTTCAACTGGAGTCCAGAAGTCTTTATACTCTATATTCACATGAATTCCAGTATCCTTCTCTATATTCTCACATAAAGTACGAATCCATGCATCCTCCTTAGGATTTAGGTTCATATTATCAACTACTACATCGTAACCCTTAATAAGAGCAAATGTAATCATATTAGCTTTAGCCTCTGTTACTAACTTTTCTCTACTTGGAACCCAATAATCGCCTAACATATTGCGAATGTCATCATTATTGAATCTCACACGATGTTCTGGGCTTTCATGACACCATTGTTTGGCCCAAGTTGATTTACCACTTCCTTGAATACCCCTACAAATAATAAGTTTTCTCTCTTTCATTTAATCAGTATATTTTGATAAACGTTCTTTTAATCTTTCTAGCTTTCTTTCTTTTTCCAGTTCAACTTTTTCTTTTCCAAAATAATTAGAAAGCTGTTCGCACATAATCATAACATCAGCAATTTCAGTTATAATATCATCCTCTCCAACTCTACCTCTTCTAAACTTACATATAGCATTAGTTAACTCGCTACATTCTTCTACTACCATAGCGGCTTGAGCAGGAAACCCATAGATTTCCATAGCTCTTCTACATAAATTTTCTGAATCAACCATTAACAATTACTTTCATTATATCGTGATACAATTTAACTGCCTCTTCCACACTTTCTTTCCTCTCGGCCAACATCTTACAGATATACACTCCTCTACCTGTACTATATCTAATCTGCTTTATCTTTTCCATATCTCCAGTATATTGTGCTGGAATTGATTCTAAAGCCTCTCTTAGATTACGTTCTGTTATAATATTGTACATTTATTTTTCACTAGTTGGCTTAAGCCATAAATTAGTGTTCTTAAAAATGTAATCTCTTAAATCAGTGAGTTCAGATAACCACCCTAGAGTTAAAGATGAGTTACACTTAAAGCACTTTGTCAGTTCTTCCCTTATTCTCTCCTCAGATACTACTGGCATTTTGTCTAAATAGTCATAAGCCTTCATAGCCTGCCACATATCTTCAGATACCCGTAGTCTCTTGGTAATAGAGAATCTTATGCCTCTGAGAATCCTTAAAGGGTCATCATCAAAGGTTATAATAGGAGGTAATGGAGTCCTAAGAAGTTTCTCCTTAATATCTTTAAGACCTCCAAAATAATCAATGATTTCTCCAGTATCAGGGTCTTTAGCTAAAGCATTAACAGTAAAATCCCTACGTAATAAATCATCATAGAGATTTCCTGGCTCAACTATTGGAGTTCTAGTACCTGGAATGTACCCCACCTCCTTACGAGCCATTACAAAATCAGCTACCCCTTGATACTTGTAACCCTCCGGAAACCTAGCTCGGATTGTATAACAGTCTGGAGTTACTAAGAAGATTTCAAACTTTTCTGCTATTAAATGTTCCCATAATAACTGAAACATATCACAAGTAGTCAAGTTTTCCTTTAAAGCTTCCTCACATGGAACTGCCACATAATCAACATCTTTGTTAGTAAGGCCGAGAAGTTCATCCCGTACCTTACCTCCTACTTCGTAAAACTTAAACATCTCCATTTTCAAATAATTCTCTAATATCGTAGCAGTCAATATAGGGAGTTCCACTTGCAGTTTCTTTTTCACTTGTGAAGAAGTCTACAAAGTCCTCCCATGCTCCATCGTCCTTTAGGATAAAATCAGCAAGAGGGTATATTGCCATCTCTTCTAACTGCCAGGAGAGACGATACTCTTCAGCAGGAACCCATTGGGTAAGATACTCCCCACAGTGGTCAACTACATACTGAATACAATGGTCTAGCCAGTCATTGCCTGCAACCTTACAATGATAATCGTAAAGTATTGGATACTTCTCTGCTAAGAATAGTAAGAAGTTTTTATCGGCTTCTCGCGAGAAGTTACAATAGTCAGTAAAAGACTCTCCAGCTTCTCCTTCCCATATGCTAATAAGACGTGCTACATCTTTAGCCTTCAAATCCTCTCTATTGTAAAACCTTGTCTTCTCCATAGATTTCTCCGCTATATTCATTCCATTCTTCGTCATCTTCACATTCTTCTATGGAAAAACTATAGTAGGTACTCTCGTCTACTCTACTCCATAATTCATCCCAGTCACTTTCTTCCATTTCATCTGGGTCATAGCCTTCTTCCTCAGCTATATCGTTCTCACAGCTGTAGCTTTGAAAGTTATCATAAGCTAGTTGTTCGGCTAAATCCCATAACTCCATCTCTGATTCAGCGACTGCTCTAAATGTATCATCCATTCCACACCAATATGTAGAAACATGAATTAAAAACCTTTTCATAATTTCTTAACAGTTATTTGGTCGTAAGTTATACCTTCTATAACTCCATCTAGATAATTATATACCACGTCCATCAGAGTATCTTCTGGTACATCTTCTAAACTAGTATATTCTTCAGATCTACCATCGTTAGCGTCTATCAATAACGAGCTATCGGAGATATCAAATGTAAATTCTAATTTAAATTTCATGTTAACCTACGTTACAACAAATTTGACTGAAGTCAGAAAAGCCTAAAGATGTCCACGATATGATATACCGTAGAAACTCACAATAATTTTTACTAGTAGTAAGCTCCTCTAGATACTCCTTTAAGAGTATAATCTCCTCAATATAATCTGGATTATTGGCAGCATATTTTTCATATAGAGTTAATCTCTCAGCAGAAGATTTTATATCCTCTTCAATACTATGAATAACTCCATCTAAGTCTGAAGTATTCAAGTTGGTATATACCTCACTTTCTCCAGCCCATGCCACATTAACTTCATCGCAAATTGCACTATATATACAGTGGGACCGACTAAAGCTAACAATATCTATAGGCTTACCTTCATTTTTAGGAACACCATATATAGTTAAGTAACTACTCATATTTATTCAATTTATTAATTAACATTTTATTATTTTTAATCAACTCGCTATTACGAGCGCGAAGTTTTCTATTTTCTCCTTTTAAAGTCTGATTTTGAATGATTAATTCAACATTCTTAACATCATAAAAATCCGTTAATTCTTTAATGCCTTTCCGAGCTAAAGATGCTTTAAGTCTCCTATTTTCATCTTTCATAGCTATATAGCTCTTAGAATATTTATTTATTCCTCTAAGCTCTTCAATTTCATCCTTTAATTTTCCAAGCTCCACTAGAGCATTACTATAGTATTTCTTACGCTCAATATCATACTCTTGAAACTCTTTTATAGCTAATTTTAACTTAGCAATTATAATATCTTTGGAATCCATCAAATTCTCATTCAGCATACTATGTCTAATTAAAACAATACTTACAACTCGCTTACTAATTTAATTACTAATTCTTTAAGGTGTTGTAACAATTCTTTCTTAGATTTCTCAGTAATACAAAGACCCATTACGTCAGCTCTGTCTTCTAAGCAATCAATAAAAGAATCTATCTTAAACTTCCCTTCGTCAAATCGGATGGATTCTCCAAATGCGCTTAGAATCTCTTCATCTGTAATTAATTCTGTTGTTGTAAATTCTACATTCATAATTACTTGACGTTTGGTTCAACAAAAGATACTGGCTCATATAATTCCCACCCAGTTAGCCATATTGGAATGACTATAGTTTCTACAGCAATAACATCCCAAACAATGTTGCCAATACACGCTTCATAGGTTACTCCCTCAATTTTCTTAGTTTGATAGTTTGCCCAACCGTAAGGTTCAGCTACAAACTTAGTTCCATCAGCTCTCTCAAAGGTCTTGCTGTCTGCACAAGAACTTAAAGCAATAATTGCTATTAACAATAAACCAAATAATTTTTTCATACACTACTATATTTAATTAAAAATGATGCCCTAACTGCGCTCTCAGCATTACGCCTTGGACTGTAGGCACTGTTAGTAGGCCAAGGGGGCTCAGGTTTGGCATCACTACTATAGCCCCTTATTCGTTAATGAATCCAATGATCTGATACAGTAACATCTGCACCTAAAAATACATTAGGACAGAATGGTTTCCCTCCATCTATCATACATTTAACTAATACCTTAGATACTTCATCGGCAATAGATTCTGGGCATTCTAGATTAAACTCGTCATGGACTGGAACACACATCTTAACAATGTTAAGAAGCTTATGCTCCTTAATCCAATTAAATAGTTTAATAGAGGAAAGCTTAAAACACATTGCTCCCCTGTTCTGAATACGATAATTGATAGACTGCTTTTCAGATGCTGCTTTTCTCTGAAAATATCTCTTAACGTCTTGGACGGTATCACAGCCAGGAGAATCTCTCTTCATTTCTCTGTAATAATTCCAGAACTCTGGGTCATTGAACTTCTTAGAAATCCGCCAGAGGTCATCAATATCATATATATGTGCTCTATGCTTAGTTATGGGATTTAACAAAATATAACCATCCCTCATTACCGCCATTCTACAATAATCTTGATACTGTTTTACTCCAGGGAAACCCTTCATAAAGTTATCATAGATTTCTTGAGCTTCTGACAACGGTAGCCCCTTGTTATTAGCTATAGTATTTGCATCGCCTCCATAATTGATGGCAAATTCAATACCTTTAGCATCCTGTCTTTGGGCATGATATAATTTAGCTATATCCTCTATAGGACAGTCTCTAGGGATAATATTCGGATAAGACATTTTAGCTACTAGACTATGAACATCCCCACAGCCATGTTCAAATAGCTCAATCATAGCCTCGTCCTTAGATACAGAAGCAATGATTCTACTTTCTTGAGACTGATAATCCGCAGAAATCCACTTATTACCTTTCTCTGCAGTAAAACATGCTCTAGTTTCCTTGTCATGGGGTAAATTCTGTAGATTAAGTTTATATACTCCTCCTCCAGAACTTACTCTAGCTGTATCAGCTCCTAGTGAGTGAAAATCTACATGGATTCTTCCAGTCTTAGGGTTAATTGCCTTCAACCAGTTTTCCCCATAAGTAGAAACCACTTTTGCAGCTTCCTGATATTTTAGATAGATAGGAATAATCGGGAAATCTTTAGCCTGTGGAGCTAGAAGCTTAGCTTCAACAGATTTCTTTTCCTTCTTAGTTTGCTTATCAAATGTCTTGACTTTAATTCCTAGTAATTCAAATAATTTAATAACTTGTTGAGAGCTACTCCAGTTAATTGTACACTTAGGCTTGGTATCAAAGCCATTAAATAAATCACCTTGATTATCTACCTTAGTAAATTGACTTATTACTCTTTTTCTATAAGCTTTAACCTTTCCGTCTGGTGTTTCAAGGTCTTCCTGAGGGCATCGGACATATTTCTCTTTTAGTAGTCTAGCTACTTCATCCTCTATTTCCATAAGATTATAAAATTCCAGTTCTGGATATTTAATATCCCATCCATCATGCTCATGTCTCTTTTCAGAATCCCATTGAACTACCCAATCGTTCAGTTCTTGCTCAGCATCCTTCAGCTTAACAAGGTCTTTAGCCATCTTATTTCTCCATTTTACGACATCTAGATGAACGCCGCAATGCTTGAAATAAGCAAGACTCTTGATAAACTCACACTCAAGTTTCATAGCAAGATTTAATTCTTGCTTAGCAAGCTCTATTTCTTGTTTTTCTTTAATGTCTTCTAGCCACATTACGTCTCCTGCAGCATAGACTACTACATCTTCAGTAAGACCGTCATTTATAATCTTACCTCGAACAGATTTATCTAAGTCATAGTTTAGATAATTCCATGCAGCTGCTTTCAAACTCATTTCTCTTATATTAGCTGGATAGCCTAACCAAAGTAATTTCTCGGCAATCATACCATCCCAGATATAATTTGGCCAAATATCCTGCACATATAAAAACCCTAAGTCAAACATTAAATTCCATCCAAGAAATACTCTATCAGACTCAAAATAATTCTTTATCTCAGCTTTCTCTTCTGCTGACATAGTTGTCCAGTCAAAGACAACTTGATTTTCTTTGCAACCTAGTTGCACAGTTAGTAACTCCTTAGTATGCGCATCTAATCCCTTAGTTTCAGTATCAAATTGAACTAAAGAAAGAGGCAACAATATTTTCATTGCCTCTTCGAAACTTACTTCTTTGTATTTTGTAGACACAAATAAAGTTTTATTCCGACTTACTAAATAAATCATGTTGATAGATTTCGATGTTATTTATTTCAACATCTTTGGATTTGAACCTATTATAAATAGCTTCTTCAACTGCACCTTTAATATCATCTTCATCTATTACTTCTACATCTACGAATAACCCTAATTCAACTCCTACTTCTACCTTAACCTTAGTAGGTAGTGGTTCATTGTAAGGTGCTCTAGGGTCATTAGCTGCACCCATTGGATAGTTATCTAAAGTCGTCATATGGGTCATAAGTTAAAGGATCAACTACTTCCCAATCATCTGCGTTTATATCTTCACCATCAAAAGGATAGTAAGTACAAGTCCTATCAGAAAAGTCATACATGATAAACTGGTCATGGTATGTAATACCTACACCGTAACTACACATAAGAGCTTTCATATCATCAGGGATAGAACGCATAGCAGGTATTCCATCTCCAGAAATCATTGCAGGTATCTGCATAAATATTACCAGATTGCTCTGAAATACTTTCCTTCTTACTACTTTTCCCTCTTGTAACTTAGACAATATTTCTCCGAATTTCATTACATTAAATTTTTAAGTTGATTAGAAAATCTACGTCTTAATTTAGCTAAAGCTCCCTCTTTCATCTGTCTTATTCTTTCTCCTCCAACACCGTACATATCAGCTATAATTTTAGGATTGACAGGAGCCATTCCAATACCGAACAGCATACAGATTAAGTCATGCTCTCTAATAGTCAATTTTGATAGCAAATTCTCGATTTCCTTAGCTACATAAATCTTATTCACCTGTTCATCTAAAGGGTCTTCCCCATCAGGTATAACATCACAGACTTGGCTGTTTTCCTCATCTCCTCCTATAAAATCATCAACAGATACTAGCTTGTTAGAAAATTGAGCAAGATAATCAATCTGCTCTCTAGGAATATCAGTCATTTCCGATATTTCTTCCGAACTAGGATTTCTATCATGAGATTGTAGGAATTTATTAGTTGCATCGAGTATACTAATTACTAGTAATTGCTGAGACATTGGCAAGCGGATTTCTCTAGCCTGCCAATATATAGAGTTATAAATACTTTGTCTGATCCACCATACAGCATATGATAAGAATGTGACACCTCTTTCTGGGTCAAACTTATCAATAGCTTTCATTAAACCTTCATTTCCACTAGAGATTAAATCCATCAAAGGAATACCTCTGTTTTGAAATTGCTTAGCAATAGTTACAACGAATCTTAAATTAGATTTTATAACCTGCTCTCTAGCAACGTCATCTCCCTTTTGGGCTTCACAAATAAGACGAGTTACCTCATCACTATCCAATATTTTATATTTAGATATATCTTTGAGGTAACTAGTCAATAATGAATCCGAGCGGTCAGTGAAAATGATTTTCTTACTCACCTTCTTTCACAACCTTGGCCTCTGAAATTTCATCTTTCGGAGCATTAAGTCCTATACGAATTGATAGTACAGATACATATGCTTCCATTGCTTTTAGTTGAGCAATTAACAAATCACGATTCAGATTATCTACTTCTTTGCTCTTATCGCTCAAAATAAATTCTCTAAGTTTGTTAGCACGTTCATTGACTTCATTAAATTCTCCCAACATTCTCTGAAATACAGCTTGTTCCATTTGATTAATTTTTGATATTACAAATGAATCTAGACCCGTAGGTTTTAAGGAAATTAGTTTCTTCCTTTACTATCTCATAAATTTCAATTATTATTAATGATAATATTGACCCTCCAAGAATATATAGGAGGATGTTATTAAATATCCAGATATAATGGTTCATAAGAAATGTCATAAGCATCATCAAGAATGGACACATTAGCAATTTTGGTTGCCCCAATGTCTGTTAACTGATGATTTCCTTCATGAATATGACCACAAAAAGCATATTTTGGTTTCTTATCTAGAATAGCAGAAGCCAAAACCTCATTTCCAGCATCAACAGGAGTTGAGTGCCACATATTAGGAGGTACTAAACCACAATTATTCAATTTAGGAGCATCATGACTAATCAGTATGTCACAATTTCCTGGAATATTTTGGTACAACTCTTTTAGCTTTTCGTCAGAATACATAAATGCCCAGTTACCAAATATATGGCAGGCTGGAGTTCCATATATTCTGTATACCTTTCCATCATTACTTAAATAATCAAAGTGAGAATTATCTAGGTATACTGCCTTCCCTTCAGTAGGAAATGTAATTATAGAATTTACCCACATAAATTCTCTATTCTCAAACACAAAGTCGTGATTTCCAGCTACAAATACGACTTTTTCACAGGGAAGAGATTTTATCCAATCAGCAAATTCTGTCTTTAACCACTTCTCACACTGTGGTTTGTTCCTTTGCATCCTTAATGGAACAATATCTCCACAGATTAATACCAGCTCGCATGGTTGAATATCATTAATTAGAAATCCATGCAGGTCACTTAAAATACATATTTTCATAATTTGTGCGCTAAACCATAAACATTCTTAGTCCATCCATTCATATGTCCTTTATTGTTTCCAATCAGACATCCTCTGTTAGGGTCTACTGAGTATACCTTGTGGGTAAAACACGAACCTCTAACCTTACAAAAAACCACATCTCCAACATTGCACTCTTGCCAAGTTATAGGAGTAACAAGATGCTTTTCATTGCTCTTATACAGAGGCAGCATAGAGTTTCCAGGCTCACTTGTGACAAAAGACTCACCATTCTTCAGTCTCTGTATTTTCTTCAATGTGTTTGGATTCATACTTTTGCAATCCTTTTCTAGTCATGTTTGGAATAATAGTTATATATTTCTTTTCGCCATTCTCTTCGTAGCTCCAAACATGATTATCAACAACTTGGTCTATACTTTTATTATAACGTGAGTAGTCCAAAATAGCTTCCCAAGTAGCCATGCTTCTGGTAAGACTATTCTTTTCTTCTTTAACTGCCCAGTTAAATATCCATAACAAATGCCAAGTTCTGAAAAACGTTATACAAATCATAGGGTCCCACTCATGCCTAGGACTATCCCATTTATCTTTCCATCCCAGAGCATGAAAGCCTATATCAATCACTGGATTGTAGTAATCTCTCCTAATAGGAAGCCCAAACGTCCAAAACTTCTTTCTAAAGAGAAAATGAGCCTTCGGACGTTTAAAATATTCTCTGGCTTTCCACCAATGATACCAAGGGTTTCTATACTCATTCCACCCTGGAGAGATAAACGGAATTTTACTATGAAAGAAATATGGAAACCCGATATCTCAGGCTTCCATATTTTTTACTAAATAAATATTCCTTAAGGTTCATCTAGTTCTGGGTATCTTTCCAGCACTCTACTGGTAAATTTTTCAAATATCTCATCTTGAACGTATTCAGATAAAACACTTGAGTCATTAATTATGTTTAATTTCTCTAAGTAGTATCCCATATTATCTCCAAATACACACTGTAGCGTAAATAGGTCAAATTCAGAATCATTATCCAAATCCTTAATCATAGCATCAATGACCTCATCTAGATCCATAGACAAGTCCCTTTCCACTATAATTTCATATGTTACTGATATTCTATGCATGATTTAATTCTCGTCTTCAATATTAGACTCTCCCTTATCTAGTTCTTTTCCTTCTTTATCCAAGAATTTAAAACATTTCAATTTGAAAGCCTCTGATTTCATATTTTCTATCTTGATAACAATACCCTCATGAGGTACTTTATTATCACAAGATGGAGAAGTACGTTCCATATAGAACTGGGCATCGTTTGCTAATTTCTCCATAAAGTTCTCATTCCAGTGTTCGGCTTCATTAAGTTCTGGATATAGAGCCTTTGCAGTCCCATAATACCATTCCTCTACTGGAGTAAGTCCAACTTTGGCACACCATTGCTGCACCTCACGGGCAGAAAACTCATGAACAACTCCATCAACATTAGTTATAGTTACTCGATAGATGCGAACCTTAAAGTGTTTCTCTGGAGTATATGCTTCTCCTTCTTTAGGAGGCATACATCCATAATCATAGTTCTTTTGGATATAACCACCATTTGGTAAGAATCCTACTATCTCATAATATGCTGTCATGCCTTTAGACAAACAAGGCTTTACTATTTTGTCAGCTTCTGCCCAAACATCACATCCGTAGAATCCTGGAGTAACATTTTTGTTATAGAACTGATTCTTAATTACAGTTCTAGAGGCATAGAGATAGTCGTACTTATTGAACTCTTCTCCTGTCAACCATTTAGCAATCTTCTGTTTCCAATCTAGGTCTTGCTTACACAAAACATATGCGGAAATACCAGAAGTACCATGTATTTTCTCAGTAATACTAATTAAGTCATTAGGATGAATTACATTAGGACATTTCTTAATAAGAGTTGTGTCGTAGTGGAATCTAAACTGTTCATCAATAACCTTGCTGATTCCTTTGACTTTCTTCGTTTGGTTGTTACGTGGAGTTCCTCCTTGCCCTTGTTGTCTCTTGGGAATGTACTTTTTGTTAATCCAAAATTCTTTGCCTTCATGTTCTACAATATCAAATTCAATACCTGCCTCAACTTCAATCTCCTTATTAGTTACAGACATTATATAGTTCTGAAACTGGACTACTGGAAGAATAAAACCTTCAGACAGCTCATTCTTTAATCTGATAGCTTTTACTCTACCATTATCCTCAAACATACCAGTTTGTTCTGGGTCATTGTTTAATTCTTTATGACGATAAAGATTACAATATCTCAGAAAATCTGGATTTATACAACAAGCTGTTGGAAAATATACGTATAGTCCTGGCTGAGAATCAATCCCAGTAATGATATTGAAACCATCAATGGTACAACACTTAAGTCTAGTAACTTCTGGATTACTATGCGCTCTGAAATTTTTAATGTCTACAATCTTCGCCAAATAATTTACATTGGCTCTTTTACTCTTAGATAACTTCATTTATTCTCTATTTAAAATGGTTCTTCTGTAGTTTCTATAAATTCACACATAAAGTTAGCATATACCTGAGCTTGCGTTTCGTTAAACTCATTATTAAAGTAAAATTGAAACACGTGGAATAATTCGTGATAGAAAGTATTTCTTATCTGTTCATCACTAAGAGAAACTGTTCCATCATATGTAGAATGAACAGTTCTAGCTAACTTAATAGTGTTTGTCGCATCACAGAAATAACCATAGTCATTGTTTGGAAGAGAATCTTCTATGACTACAGTTATTTCTTGATTAGCTATTTTGAACTTGTCTGGAAGCTTTCCTCCCTTATTCAATTTCATCATAGTAAGCCGAATATAGCTTATTTAAATAATTCACAAATTCCTTTTTGCTCTCAAATAAGTCGTCTACGTCTGGAAGCTTCACCTTGTTAGCTATTCCATTATCATCATAGTATACAATATCTATACTACTTACACTATGACACGGCATATCACACATTCCAGCAAAGATTAGAATATCATTCTCTGATAAATAATCACTCAACCAGGGAAAATCTTCGTTTTCGTCTACATGATGTCCGTAATGTCCGTCATTCCAACTTTTTCCCTCTGAGAACTTGCCAGAATATTTGCTAACATAAGACAACACCAACAAAAGGAGTTCATCCTCTTCAAAAGAACTCTTGTCAAATTCAATAGTATCTTTCATATAATCCCCATCGTTTGCATCGCACTCCACATATACTATATACAATTCCCTATTATTCGGAATAATGGAGTATTTAGCTTTCTTCAAAATATCAAACTTTTCGTATTTCATCGCGTATCAAGTACAATAAAATTATCACACATTTTTATAACATTCACTCTTATTCCTCCCTTTAAAGCTCGCGTATCACACACTTCATACTTTTCTTCTAGGAGAGAGGCATCTTCTTTAGTAATCTTTACCCAATAGACACCATTTTTCTGTTTAGAACCATTCCATATCAGATGCTTTACTAGCCAGATATAGCGCTTCTCTACATCATTCATTGTTAATAATAGATTTATAGATTTTCTCAGACTCCTTTAGGAACAACTCTGATATGTTTTCGTCAGTAGTAAATTCCTCCATAAAGATTCTTCCGAATTTTATATTGATAATATTCATAGAAGCCATAGCTTCTCCATAAACCCAATCCTTGAAACATACATTACTAGCTTCTATTCCAGTATATGTAAGTTTCCTGAGCATACATATAGAGCATATTTTCTTACACTCTTTTCCTATCTCTACTAATTCGGTTAATTCATCCGGACTGGCCTCTCCTATATCTCCAATCTTACTTAAATAGGCTGAGAATTTGGATTCTGACTCTTTGTCCTTGTAATACACAACAGAGTATACCCCACTAAATCGTGGGGCAGATTCTATGTCTAGAACAGCTATTTCAGAATCAGTAATAAATACATCGTCTATGTAATTAAAATAGACATTTCCTAGAAGAGTAGAATCTTCAAACTCAGTCGGGCATAACATTGCATATGCCTTTGTCCAGGTTTCCTCTTCTATATCCTGAACCTTGTGAGACATATTAATCATTCCTATTTCGTATAAACTACACTCATCTGGAACTTGTAATTCCATATCGGCATAGTTACCTCCATAGTAGTACTGTCTGTAGTTAATCTTTTTCATTTTTACTCATAGTCACGAATACACTTTAGAACAGGCTGTAATGGTGTTCCTTCATCAGATAGATAGAAATACTTAACAGTAGCCATCTTTCCAATAAGCTCTTTAAGTCTTTCTCTATACTGCTGCTTAAGCTCTCTAGAACCCATCGGCTTAGCCTTAAATTCTATACCATCTTCAGTTATTAACGTAAAACACATATCCTCTTCTCGAAGACCTTCTGATAAGCCAGTAATTTCAAACTCTGCATCTTTATAGAATTTAAATTTAAGCATATCATTAGTACGTTTTCCGAAGCCATACTCCTTATCAGGATTTCTACACACTACACCTTCCCAACCTTCTGATACATACTGGTCATGGAGTTTCATTATATTCTCATATCCAGAAACCTTCTCCTGTGGAACTAATTGCATTTGAAGTTCTCCTTCTTCCCATTCTCTATTTGGGTCAAATCCAAGATTAAGTTCCTTTTGCAACTGCTTAAGAATCTCTAATCTATCTGAGAACTTCATTCCAGGAATCATGATGTCGTAAACATAATATTCAAGCCAGTCACAGTCAACTGCGTTCTTCTCAAGACGAGCTGCTCCACTGATTTGTTGGAGGCTTTTACCATGTTTATACAACTCTCCATCAAGTATATAAGCGGGATGAGATTCGAAGAACTTAAGCAATTTCTCATTTCTTCTGATATGACCTGTTGAATAGTCATAATTTCCCCCTCCCCTAGAAGCAGATAAAATCTCACCATCCTTGTAGTAGAAGGAACACCTAACTCCATCAATTTTTCGGCTAGCATACCAATACTTAACCTTATTGATTGAGGATTCTTTAACCTTATCTGCAGATTTTGCAAGCATATGCTTTGCAAATCCATTCTGGTCCGTCTTGATGTCTCCATAAAACTCCTCCAATTGCGTTTCACTATAGGTTTCTGGATCATTTTCCATTTCCTTGTAACCTTTATCTAAATATTTCTTAAGCTCAGACTTAAACTGTAACTCAAGTTGCTCTCTATGTGTTCTACCAGCCTTACCCTTAGTAATGACTATTTCTGGTTGCTCTGTCATCTTTCCATGTAGCTGTCCTGTAACTCTATTAATTACAAATCCAGCTTTTTCTTCATCCCACTGCTCTGTAGTAGATAAATATACAACTCTAAACTTGCCAGTTGAGGCTTTGCTTAACAAATATTTAATCATGAATAGTTACATTGAGGTTATCGTAGATAATATCTTCAATATCACTAAGAGTTCCGTAGTAGGCATTTTTTATTGCTTGTAATAATCTTTCATCAGAACAAGCCTCCTCCTCTTGCAGTTCGAGAAACTCTAGCAGATCATCTTCATGTAAATCTTCCCCTAATACAATATTTTTGTGTACTGTAATAGTGACTACTTTCTTTTTAAGTTCTTCTAGTGTCATTTCTGGTAGTCCTTAACTAAGTTCCACAAATCATCAATCGTATCAGTAGGAATTATATTTCCGTCTTCATCATAAGCTTCATTAGGAAGACTATTTTTGAATAGTCCAGGCTTCTCAAATAACCACCAATTAACCCAGTCCACTCCTTCATCAGAGAACAATTCCGGAAGTACCGTATTTAAGAATCCCCAACCTAGTTCGGATATAGGAAGTTCAAACAAATCAATTCCAAAATCAGACCATCTATCCAATTCCTTAGAATAGTTCTGAGCATTTTCAATAAGCTTTACAAATCCTTCTTTAGTCATAGTAGTAATTATTTTAATATTCTTTTTGTAATATCTGTCTTCCAACCGCAATCGCACTCCTCGGCTGCTATCTTAAATGATTCCTCTAGGTCTCCACTTTCCATATACTCTGCAATTAATATATCAGTGTCTACATCGTATTTATCAACAATTCTTTCAGTGACTATCTTAACTGCAACACCTTCGAGTTCGTCATAGATAACATCTTCCAACTTACTCATTAATTCATCCCATTCATCACTTAGTTTAGCTGTGGTAGACTTGCTGTCTTCTTCTCTCATAGCTTCTTCGAGTTCTAATATTTTAGACCTCAATTCCTCTTTAGTCATGGTACTTTTAATACATTTTTAACAACAATTTCCTTTTTCATCTTACCAAATTGCTTCTCGATTTCTTCTGGAATATTCACTCGTATATCCATTAGAGAAGTTAGATACTTGACTTTGTCTCTTGTATCATCAATAAAGTGATAATTAGTTTTGATTTGATTACTAATGTCCTCAACTCTCCGCATGAGACAAAGTATTAGGGCTAAATTACATAACCCCCAATACCATTAATATCCATATCATACTCCGGTATGTCCAAATCCCCCTTCTCCTCGTTCAGTGGAAGGTAATTCTTCAACAACTTCCCATTCTATAGTTTCATGCTTAGCAATGACTACTTGGGCAATTCTTTCTCCATCAGTAATTCTAACTGGGACATTGGAAGTGTTCACTAATACAACTCCAATCTCTCCTCTGTAGTCAGCGTCAATGGTTCCAGGTGAATTAAGGACAGTAAGTCCCAATTTTAGTGCAAGACCGCTTCGTGGTCGAACTTGCGCCTCGTAACCCTTAGGTAAAGCTATAAACAATCCAGTCGGAATCAAACATCTACCTCCTGGCTTTATTTCAATAGTAGAAGCAACAGGAATACTGGGAACTCTTCTATCAGTAGGATTTCCTTCCTTGTCTACCACAAATGGACCATTTGGATCTTCAATTTTACTGATAGCTACAACATCAGCATCGAAAAAGAATTTCTCAGGCTTATTGTCTACTAACTTAATTCTACTAAAATCTCCGCAGATGTCCATACCTGCTGAGAGGGAAGTTTCATACTTGGGAAGTTGGTGTCTTGATTCGTTAATTATTGATACTTTCATGGAGCAAAATAAATTCTTTTAAATAAAACTTAGCATCTATGATACACTTGGGAACTAGTCCTTCTAACTCTAAATCGTTTCTTATGGCATCCCTCACAATGGTAGCTGATATTCCTTCTTCTACCTGTTCTCTAGCCATAAGAGTCATAGATATGTAATCCTTTAGCATGAACTTTGGAAACCATGTAGTAATGATTTCATATCCATCACTATAGTAGATATTAAAAGAGGATTCTTTTATAATACTAACTATATTAGCATATAAATAGAATCCCCAATCCTGAGAGTTGTCTGACTCATCAGTTAAATCCTTAAGAGGATGTATCACACATTTATTAAGCAGACCTTCCTCTTCTAGTGCTGTCTCTAATAATCTCATTCTAATATTTATCGGAATGGGATTTCTAGCATTTATCTTATCAGCACTTCCAACCAGCAAAAGAACCTTATCATTCTCTAAACAGGCTTTTCTAATTAAAGCTAGATGCCCATTATGAATGGGCTGAAATCTAGCTAAAATAACTCCGTATTTCATTTGGAATCTTTTTGTTTATTAGTTATCTCTGTAGTTTTACTTATCTCTCTAAAGTCTAATAACTTCCAGTTTTGTCTCTTATATTTCTTATGGTCTTGTGCAAAATCCTTTAAATCAGATTTATTACAAAACAAAGCAAAAGCATAATCAACTATAATTTCAGAAATCTTTTCGTAGTTCTGCTCCTTATTTGTAGTCAAGTTGAGAATTACATCATCAATTTCTAAATCTGGACAGTTGTATTTAGCTGGAATGTAGCTTTTGTCGTTATAATAAACGCAAACAATATTTGTAAATTTTCTAATCATATTAAGCTAGTTAATTCTCTTAATTTAATAGGAGTAAATTCAAAGTTAAACCAATCTCCATCTGTGGTCTGAAACATATGAGAATCCCAATCTATTGTTGTAATCTTTGGAACTGTTTTTACAGGATTACAATTAATGATTACAGGAAGCCCCACCTTAAATGCTCCAGTAATACCATCATAGACCTTTCCGACACCAGATTTGTGCCAAACCTTTATTCTACCATGTTTAGAGTGAAGAAGGTCTTCTTCCTCACTAGTGAAATCTTTGAAGATGTTCTCCTCCAAACCCTTTATCAGAAGACACTTTTTACTAAGAATATCAGATACGTCACTCTTTTCTACCATATACAGTATAATTATTTAATGTTTTAAGTATCTCATCTATAGTACAAGTATTAGCCTCACTATAAAAAGCCATTACTGGTTCTGAATCATTATTGATGAGCACTGCAAAAGGAGTATGTCTAGCACTAAAGCCTCCTTTAATTTTAAAAGCCTTCTTTCTCTCCTTAAATAAACCTTCATGATAAGATTCTAATTCAATTAATGGATAGTTAGGAAGAATACTTTTCAGCTTGTCAACCAATATTTGACTGTCGTCGTCATACACTACTTTAAGAATCATTTCCAAAAACGCGATGTGATGTCTTTAGTTATGGGTTTTCCATAGCTATTATCTATTTGAAGCATTACTTGGTTAGTAGTTCTACTGCTGAGGGGACCTTTTTCTTCAATATATGGTCCAAGTTTTATATAATCAAAATTATTTAGATTAATACTCTTAGGTAGACTTTCTCTACCACTATACCAAGCAACCTTTAAATCTGGATAGAAATCCTTAAGGTAACTAGCTAATACATTAACTAGTGTTGGGTCTGAATCTCCTCCCATCATAGAAACACATGAAATACCAGGGGACTTTTCTATTAGTTCATCAATGTGAATTATAAAGTCGTCGGAGTATCCTTTTGGATATTCTATTAGGGGATTGCCAATATCCTCTGCCAAATATGAAGAATGACATCCTGGACAATGACATGGACAATTAGATATATTTATTGCTAAGGTAATTTCGTCTGGAACCTCCTGAAAAACTACCTTGGTGTCTACATACTTTAACATATCTCTTCTATTTTTCTATTATCAGTGTCTAATAAGAAACACCTTCTTACGTCCAGACAAGCCCATTTATCAGTGATAATAGGCTCTGACTCTAGTTGAGTATGTCCAAAGATTTGATAGCAGGTATCTTCTCTATCTCCCTCAGAGACATCACTCCATACCATGCTTCCAGTATCTTGGTCTCCGCCTCTCAGAAATGATACCTTCCATAAGAATGGAACTAACTCTTTAGTAGTTAAGGTAGTAAATCTTTCAATATCATATTCTGGAAGATATGTTCTCAACCAATCTCTGGTAATGCCAGCATGGGTGAATAAATAATTTCCTTCTCTAAAATAGAGTCTAAATAGCCCTATATTTGTACTAAATAAGTTTTTGATTTCAAACTCGTTTTCATAATCATATCTGGATGCACTTCCAAAATCGAAACAGTAAGCACAATCATGATTTCCTAACAATAGTATAACCTTGTCAGGATTATCGTTTTTAAACTTAATTATTTCCTCAAACTCTTTAATGGCATCGAGTCTAGAGATACATTCCCAAGGGTACGGATCTAGGTAGTCTCCTAAGAAGACTACCTTATCCACACTGTTTATCATTTCCTTGGCTTTGTGCCAAAACTTTCTCCCATGAACATCTGGGACAATTAAAATTTTACTCATTTATACACTTTTTGAATAAGTTCTCTTTTCAGCTTCTATCCTTCTATCCTTACCAAATGCAGTAATAGGTCTTAGATAGCCGATAATTCTAGTATACTGGGTAATATGCCCACTTCCACACTTTGGGCATACTTTGATTGGAGCTTTTACAATATGTTTACAATCCTCACACTTACTGTTCGGAATATTAAATGTAAAGTAATTAGTTCCCTGTTCAATAGCAAAATCTATGAGCTTCAAATACTGCTTCTTAGATAGATGTTCTTCTAAATTAATGTGAGCTGCACTTCCGCCATCTGTATACTGATAAGTTTGTCTTCCGTGAAGTATAAACTTATCTAATACAGATGTGTCATCATGGGCATTATAGAAATAACTATTGTATAGATTCCTATCTTCAGGAACTTTATACCCGTCCTCCTTATCCCATCTATAGTTTTTACCACCAAGTCCCTCTGCCGGAACAACTTCAGAATTAAACAGGAAAGGTCTTTTCTTATCGTGGATGGAATGAATCTTATTCTGCTCCTTAATAGTTCCAAGGATTAGCTGCAAGAACTCGAAATACTCTGGATTATTAGATACTTTCAGTCCTAGGAACTCAGCAGCTTCATTCAAACCATTTAAACCAATAGTACTGTATAAGTCTTTAATATTAATATACCCACCATTAGAGGAAGCAAACATCTTCTTTTCTTCCCATTCATAGAGCATAGTCTTATAAGTAATGTGATACTTGTAGACTCTATCAAGTATACCTATTAACCACCCTTTAAATTGGTTAGCTACATCCTTAGACCATATTTTATGATTATAACATTTATAATAATCTTGTATAATTCTATTGATATTGAGAGTTATCACATTACAGCTACCAGTTTTGACCCCAGTCATACCAGAGGTAGGACTAAATGTATTCTCCGCCAATTCATTACGAAGTCTACAACACGAAGCTAGACTATCCGCACTATCAGAAATATAAGTAAAGAAACTATGACCTTGTGCATACATTTCTGCACACAAATCTTTGTATTCCTTATCTATAATATCTTTTCCATCATGCACCATAGCGAAAGTTTCAACTGGAAAGGTTAGTACCTGTTTCAGACGCAGCTTGTTGAACCAAGACATAAATAGTCTTTGCAACGTATCAATCGCACTCCACTCCGGTTTCGTTCCGTCTGGATAATAAAATTCTCCAAACAAGGACTCGAAGTATGTCTTATCATAATACGACACGTTAGTAAAGGGTGATTGATAACTTCTATTTCCTGCGGGCTGATTAATTCCCCAAACAAACTGCTTGAATGCTTTGAGAATACTATCTTTAATAGTACGCTTAATGAGTGAATGCTCGGAGGTACATATACAGTCAAGCTTTTCATACCACTTTTCTCCATATTCAGCTATGATATAATAATTAAGAGCAATGAAGTAACTTCCTACAGCAACTGCTCCTTTACACTGAGAAGATAGTAGAAACACTAGATTAGTAACCTGTCCACTAAACGACTGCAAATCATTAGGAGGACCAGGAGTAACTCCGTCAATATTACCTACACCTTCCAACATAAGTGGATATAATGAAACTGCCATACAATACTGTTTAAGTACGGATGTAGAAGCTTCATCATGAGTATAGATAATATGACTATCTAAGTCTCTAGAATATTGAGAGGCTAGTTCTGGATAAAGAAGCTTCAACTTCTTTTTCATACGATAGCGTTGAATTTCTCTGTTTTCGCGCTTTCTGTCTTCACTTTCTAATGTAGCAACATTCTTAGATACAACATTAGCATTTCCATCTGTTTCAGATGAAGTGGCTGCATTTTCAGAACTATTTATATAGTTGTCTTGATAACTAATCTTAGCTATGATTTCTCTAAGCCTAGATTGCTCACTTCTATATTGAGAATAAGCCGAGGCTACATCATCGTAACCATAGTCCCTCAAGGTTTCTATTACTACGTCCTGAATCTCTTCTATAGTAATGCCGTCCCATAAATGCATATCAGCCACCATAGCTGTAATGACTTCTTTATTTTCTTCAGGACAGCAAGCATTAAATGCTTTAGATATTGCTTCTACTATCTTATTACCGTCAAATTCCTGTAAACTTCCGTCTCTTTTTACTACCTGCATATTAAATACCCATTACGTCCTTAATTAACAATGTCTTCTCAAATTTATTAACCAAATCTCTCTTATCTTGGGTAATCAGGTCAGTAAATGCGTTATACACAGTAAATCCGTCTACAACATTGTCCGTCGTATAATACTTAGATTTTTCATCATAAAATAAATCTTTATAAACGTCAATCGGAGCAGATTCAGCTAATTTTACAGAACCAAATCCCATATTGATTTTAGAATTGATGCAATTATCAACCCAGTGGCCTAGGTCAGCGTATATATCATCTTTCTTATATTCCATCTCTGAAAGCTTCTTAAGCATCAAGTTAGTTTCGTCTGTCATTGACATAGCATTTCTCAAAAAGCTATAGTTAATAGCAGATTCAGGCTCTAGCTCAGAAACATTTAACATTTCTGGATTAAATACACACAGATTCAGACAAGCCATATTTAAAGCTCCTACATAGAACTTAACTAATGGTTTACGAGTATCTAGAGCATAAATCATACTGATTACTCTCTTATGATTATCCCAGGCATATTCGTCTGGTAAAACTCCTTGAATCCAAACTCTATTGTATATTACATCATCAAAATTAATCTCCCCGTCTTTAGTAAGTGATATTTGGTCGGCAGGCTTAGCATTAATGATAAAGTTATCAGTCATCTTAGATACTCTGTCTATAAACGGAGTCACATAAGCTTCTGTAGTAAAATACTCCTTATCCTTAATTCTAGTTGCCTTTCCCTGCATCAATTGTTCAATCGTCAATTCCATTTATTTCTCCTTTTAATATACTATTAAGTATCTCTCCAGTGTCTGCCAAATCTACTCTGTCTGGCATCATCTCAAACGGTAGGTCATCTGCATCAAAATCCAGCATAATTTGCTTCATATTAGATGTCTTATCTCCCCAATACTCACTTGGGGAACTTGTAGCTTTAGATATTGAATCTTCTAAGGTATTAATTAATCTTTTAATATCTTCAGTCATAGTTGCATGACATACAAACTTCGGAGTTGTTATCAAAAACATCCCAAAGTGGTCAATAATGAATTTATTGATATCTGTATAACCAAACTCCTCCGCCAAATCTTTTAATTTTTTACTAAACTTGGTATATTGGTAGTTCTTTATTTTGAAGTAATAACCTATATCTTGAAGAAGTGCTTTCTTTAGGCAAGTTTTGTATCCTCTCATAGTCCTACCCACAACAGAATCCCCTACTTTGCATTCGTGCAATATAAAGGTTATTTTTCCATCTTTGAAGTACCATCCAAATCCATCTGTCCAATAAAACTTTAGTAGTATACATTCCCCATTAGAGGATGTGCTTATACCTAGTTTTACTGCATCTTCTAACATAGGTTCATTACTGACTACCCCATTCTCGTCCAAAGCATTATACAGGATTTCTTCACCTGTGTACCGTTTCCATTTATCCATTTAATCGTTAATTAGTTGTTACACTTTCATAATTAAATTACGTTTTATATCTATCAAACTTAAATTTATCTCAAAATAAAAAAGGAAGACCACCCTAAGGTAATCTTCCTTTTAAAACTTATATCTTTAAGAAATTAGGCTTCGATACCGAAAGCAATCCAAGTACCGTTCTTAGTGTTCTTAGAAGGAGTATATTGTGCAGTTGCTACTACAGCTTGTCCCTCAACAACATCCTTAGTCTTTACTAACTCAGCATTTCCTTTGTACTTACCGCTCTTATACAGCTCCTTAATTGCATTCTTAGCGTCAGCCTTGTTAGTATCAACCTGACAAACTACTGTCTGAGTTTCCTTGTCAATCCACTTGTAGAATGTTTTAAACTTACGTTTTCCATCACCCTTAACATCGTCAATCTTATACGGACGCTCACGAGTGTCAGCAACAGACGATTCAACAGTAATCAAATAACCAGCACCAGGGCAGTTCTTACCTTTCTTTGCAAGATATTCAAGCATGAACTCTTTTACATCACGCTCTGTGATACCCTTAGTCTGTTTAGCTTTCCAATTTTTGTAAGCCTGTGTTGCATCTCCGTTTACATGGAACAATGTGCTTTCTACTTGTGCGATTGCTGCTTCTTTGCTTTCTGCTACTACTTCTACTTTCTTAAAATTCAAAATCGTTGTACTCATAATAAATAAAAATTTTAAACATAAATCATTAACATATAATCTAGAACTATTTTTCTGTATCTAATCAGTATCGTTTCCCTTACTGATGTAATCAATTATACTTCGTAATTTAGGGAAACCCTAATCTTTAAATGTTAATTTGATCTTAAAGGATGTTAAAATTTTTAACATTAAAATGGTACATAATTGTCTAGCAAAATTTTGAGTTGTTTGGGCATATCCTTGGGCTTTATTCCAAAGTCAAGGAAAGTATTACACCCATACATTAAATCCTCGCAAATGGCCCCTAGGGACTTCAGGAAGGTATTTTTTTCCACCTCCCCAAAGTCGTTACCTACTTTTAGGAGAACATCATAACAAGTTACTTTTTGACCTTTTTTCCTTAACTCATTAGTTATATAACAAGTGAGAGCAATACAAGCTAGTTTATCTCCCATATTGCTATTTAGGTAATTTAAGGTAAAGTATTTGTTATAAATTGCTGACAATTTCTCAAAGCTGATATTTTGAAGGTCGTTCATCCAGAGAATAGTCTCTATAACCTATCTGATATGCTACATACTTCAATAGAGTTTTAAACTCATGAAATCCCTCACGTAATTCTCCATAAGTAACTGGTCTAACCTTACTATAAAAGTTTGGAATAGTAGAAACTACCAAGTAATTAGCTTGGATTTTAGGATTCTTTAGGTGATAGAACTTCTCAGCACATAGCTTCAGAAGATATAAATACATTGCAAACTCTCTACTGTAATGAAACTTCTTGATATTATTGTCGATTTCACTGACAATCTTACCAATAGTTTTTATATCATTCACTACAATAGTGTTAGTCTCCGTATCTATGGTATAATTATCTAATTTGGACTTTAAGTGCAAAATGAGCTTCTTGCCGTTGGGACAAGTAGCTTCCACGTCCAATAAAATAGCTTGCTCATTTTCAGAAATAGGTGTTTTAGTTATCCCTTCAGGATGTAAAAGTTTCTGTATTTGCTTATTGCTATTTAATGCAGACACACAAGATTTTACGATTTCTAGTGACTTATTATCAAGGTATATAATTTCCTTATCCTGAGCCAAATCAAATTCTTTAAGCTGTCTATTCTTCCAATAATTGGTAGACGCTTCAATAACAGACTTAGCTAGGTCTTTGGTAAGTTTTCCTTTGTAATATTCAACTTTATCTGAAGCAGCCTTCACATCATCAAATTTTACATCTCCTTTAAGGAAAACTGGATAAAGCTCATTAGCCATCGCTCCCAACTTAGCAGTCGGTTTACCAATGTCTTCTGAAAGCTCAAAACTATCTGGCTGTAACACGAGTTCGTGTACGGCACTACCAAGCTCAAGTGCAGAAGAGAAGGTATTTTTAAATCCAGTGAAAAATTTATCTGGATTTCCATCTTGCCTAGGATTAATTAATCCCAAACGAGAATTACTTACATATCCACTATATTGCTCGGAAAAATACACCTTATCACTTATCTTCTCCAACCTTAGCGTGTCTAGCAGAGGTCTAAGCTTGATGTCTTTTAATTCCATCCTAAAGTCTCTAATTCTAATTCATATGCAAATCTAATTTCATCAATATCTAAACTATAAATGCGAAATAATGGGTCTCCATTCTGATTATGAGGTCTGTCAATTAACAGAGCTGGAAGACCAGAATTGATAGCCATTTGTACATTACTAATACTATCATCAATTAATACGTCGCATTTGCCTTTTATCAAGTCAGCCTTATTTCCATGCTGATAATACATTTGATAAATAGGTCTTATGGGTAAATTGTATTTAGCTAGACAATTCCTAGTATAAACCTTACTATTTATTCTCTTTGTGGCATAAATATATGGTTCAAAATTTGGTTTCTCTAGCAAGGGTAAATTTTCCCAAAACTCCCTATTATAGCGAAGACTTACTACGTTTCGTGTAATTACGTGTTCAACTAAATCAGATCCTCTTGGAAATAGAGCCTTATAAGCTCCCCAAAAGTCAAAGATAGTATCATCCAAGTCTAGTGCTATTCTCAATGGATTACATGAATTCATTTATCTCAGATACTTCTCCTAAATATATTCCATGTTTGTCGGCAAGTTCCTCACAGAAGTCATCATAATCCAGAAGATCATCTAAATCGTCGTACTTATTTATATACACACTCTTTATCTTTTCTTCACAATCCTCGTAGCTTCTAGCTACTACCTTACCAATTCTACAGACTTCATCTGTATGCCATGGAAATAAATATGTGTTCATAACTCGATTACTTCAATAACATTTAATCGCTTCTTAATTAAAAGTTCAAGGTCTTCTCTATCCACGTAGACAAAGTGACTCTTTTTCAAATCAGATAATGTGGAGTCAAATTCTAGAGAAAATGCTTCCTCAGTTCTCCAATTCTTCTTAGCTGTCCTCAAATAGAGAGCATACTCGTCATCAAAGTCATTAACTACACAGTTCTTAATCGTAGGAATTGGACCTTTAACTATTAACTTTTTCATTTCTTAAGCAATTCATAAAAATATTCTATAGGTACTACAGCTACTTGACCCACGCTAGGTGCTCCGTTCTTTCCTGCCTTCTTCCAACATATACAGAACGGTTTAGATTTATCACTACAAGCGTCCCTAATGTCAAAATAGTTTGGCATATTTTGGGTGAATTTAGCTTGGATATTAACTGGAAGTTCATTGTTCATGTCAACAATGTCTATTTTGTCAGCATCAGCCAATTTGTTTTGACTTCTGCTAGACACACATCCTTCGTATCCTATATCTCTAAGCTTGTGAATTATTTCTAACTCATACTGAGAGCCTTTTTGTTTACTCTTCTTTGCCTGCTTACTTCTTCTAACTGCGGGGTCTGCCCATTCAAAGGTAATTCCGTCTTTTGATTTTGCTCCAGAGCCAGGCTTATTAGCTCTAGCTTTGATTGAGTTTATCTCCAAACCAGTTCCTTCGGAGGCTAATTCAACAGATTCAAAAGTTTTTCTACTACCGTCCTTAAAGATGGCTGTAACACTTGTATTAGTCTACTTTTTCATTCTTCTTAAGTTTCTTTATGTAATTAGTAATAAATTCTTGTGTACCTTTTCTTCCATACATATGGTAATAATCACTTACATCCTTAGCTCCTGTGCTTCTGGGAATCATTGATACAATTAGTTCTGGATGCTCTTTCCTAATCTTATTAGTAAAACGTACTCCAGTCAAATCATTATCATATAGCAACACAACGTATTTGAATCTCTGCTTTAATTCTTCTAAAATCTTATCAGAAACAAACTGAGTTTCAGAGTTGGGAGCTATAGCTGGTATTCCTAAAGAATATAAACACATTACATCTTTCATAGATTTAGTTATAACAACTAGTTTTCCACTCTTAGCTAATTGTTTATAGCCTTGAATGATTTTAGTAGGAACATTGCCTATGAATCTAAACTCCTTTCGTTTTGGCATATAAATACGCCATTGCTCAATGTTTTCTTTCTTTCCAAAATAGTAACCATAGATAGGACTATGTTGGGCAGATTGTGCATATATATTTCCGTTAAGAAATACAGTATTACAACTGTAGACCTTGAATTTATACAGAATATCTTTAGTAATACCAAAACTTCCCCACCACTTCAACTCAGATTCTGAGAAATCCTTGGCTTCTATTTGAATAAAGGTTTGTTTTTCCTCTTCAAACTTCGGCTGGATTTTAACTGCAACTTTCTTTACAGAAGAGTCCTTAGTATATCCAAAGTCTTTAGCTATAATCTTTAAAGCAGTGTGGTAGTTACAATTATACTTTTCCATAACTACTCCTTCAAATGTCAGACACTTTCCAGAAGCAAAGTCTTTAAAATACAAGTTTCCAGATTTTCCTCTAAAGAAACTGCAGGTGACGTGACTGTCACTACGCAAAGGAGACTTAAACAATCCTTTCTTAACTGGGATGCCCAGATAATAAGTCATGTAAGTCTCCTCATTGTTCTTAGATAGAAGAAATTCCTTAGTAATTTTTGGTTCAAAAGTATAATTAAACATAGTCACTAAGGAATTTATGAATTACTCTACTAACAAATCATTACAGCAAGTTGTCAAGATCGAAGTCATTTCCTGGTGCAGCATCTACACCAGCAACATCTGCGGTCGGATCTTCTGACTTCATTTCAGTAGGTTTAGCTTTCAGATACTTCTGACGTTCTCCCTCCTCATAATCAGAGAAGAACAGCTTGTCACCAATATAGTTATCAGAGATGAACGACTCACCTTGTTTGTTAATACCTACGATACGAGGTATATCAGCAACTACTTTACCATCACGGTTTCTACCAATCAACTTCAACTTAGTCTCTGTACCTTTAACTTTTTCAGTTATAGTAATCAGAGCCTTAGCTACATCATCGAAGCTCTTAAATTTAGAGCTAGCTGCTTGCATCTTTTCAAATCCTGCAGGATTGAGAACCTGTGCAGTCTGCTTAACTACAGCCATCAAAGTCTCGAAGTTGGAAGGCATAATAACCTTTCCACCATTCTTACTATCAAACTCACGTCTCTCATCATCACCAGCTTTAGGGAAGAATTGAGTCACAGAGAAGTAACCCTCTTCGTTCTCAAAGTTGATTGCCAGAACTTTATAATGAGCCGTTGGATCCTTTTTACCATCAAATTCTTTGATTTCACATCCCATGAATTTTACATCATGGATGTTCCAAGGAGTTAAAGGACGACGTGTGTTTCTTACTGCTGAGTCTGCTGATATACCAAAATTAAATGCCATAATTAATTCAAATTAAAATCAAATTTTTCTAAGTCTTTGTCATCTTCGTCTATGTTTATATTATCTAATGATTCTATATCGAGTTCATTCTCGATATCAATTATCTCATCAGGTACAGAGTTTTCTTCTTGTACCTTATCTCCTACTAGATAATAAATTCCTTTATCCTCTGTAGGCTCTAGTTTAAAGGTAGTACCATAAGCTGAGAGCTTTTCATTAGCTGCACCCCTATAACTTACAGTATTACTCTTTGTTAACTTGTTTCCACTTTTAGTTCCAAAAGCGGCATCAGTTCCAATAATAGGAACTGCTTTCTTATCCTTTTTCTTATACTTGATGTCTATTCGACAATCTGCACAAACCTGTAACAAGTCTACAGCTCCCTGAGTTAATATTAACTTGTTGGAATCAAGCGTAATAATAGGATCTGGATTAGCATCTACCTTGGCTGTAGAAGCCTTAGTAGATGTCTTGGTAGCACTTTTCGTTGCCTTAGTGTCAACAGAAATTTCTTCTTTCCCAATATAGGTGATTTCACCAGTTTGTTCATTCACCTCGTAGTGAAACAGTATGTCTAACTTCATTACTCTCCTTCATTATAAGCATCAATAACATGGATAATCTCATTCAAATCATTATCAATCTCTAGGTCTTCAAACATACCAAAGGATGTCTTAGCCACACAAGTACCATCATTATTAGTGATTAACTTGTACTCCATTCTACCAGAATCTCCCTCACTTACCTTAGTGAAGAAAATATAAGTAAACAGACCTTCCAGTGTTACCTTTTCAGACAACAACTTTCCAACAGTTTTAATGACAAACTTAGGATTTACATTGTCTCCAACATTCTCCGAGTGTGTCAAGAAAATCATCTTACAATCCTCTCTCATCTTTTCTGAATATCTCAGAATTTCCATAGCGTGTTGAGCTAGCTCACTAAATTTGGTATAACCAACTTCTGTTGCTCTATCAACGAACTCATAAGAGAGAACATATTGGAAGTCATCGATAATTACCTGTTTAATTTGAGGCATCATCTTGTCAATAATTTGAAGAATTTTCAGAATTTGATCCCATTTGGAACTAACGTAATAGTTACCACTTACGTTCTTTCCCTCTATTTTAATAGGGATATACTTCTTTTTCCATGCTCTAAAAGGGAGCGGTTTACCTGTAGTACTTATAATAAAAGTCTCTTCGGAATTAAGATTTCTTAAACTTGTACTCTTTCCAGTACCTGATTCACCTACGATAGCAATTGTTTCAGCAGCCATTATTCTAATGCAAAATTAAAGTTTTCATTTGAATCATCTAATTCTGTAATATCATCTAGCTCCTGTTCTACTATAGAACTATTATCTTCTAGTATATAATTTGGATTTGTATACCTTTCATAATCATAAATTTCATCGGGCTTTGGAAGCTCGTGGAACATATTAATCCAACCAAAGAAGTTTACTCCAACCTCAACATCACAATCACCATATCGGTTCTTAAGTACCATTATACTTCTAAAATAAGAATTTAGATACTCAATATTATAATGTTTATAAGTTTTCAATCCATCCCTGTGTGGATTATACAATGCAATCATGATATTACAATCCTGCACAGTATTACCAGAGTCTTTAGCATCATGAATAGTAAACGCACTCTTTCCCTGCTTAAACCTCTCAATATTTCCTTGCTCTCTATTAGCTTGCTGTATTACTACAGGACTAACGCCACACTTATCTCTAAAGAAGAGAAGATAGCTAGAAAGTAAGTCTATGTCAGGTTTAGTACCAACTAGACCAATATGATCTACTACGATATTATAGATAAGATTAGGATTATTAGGCTTATATAGAAGTCTTGTCTCACTTTCAGAAAAAGTTCCCATTTCTTCTAACCTAGTTTTCAAGATAGCATACACCTTTTTTGGAGACACTTTCTTGTCATAAATTTCCAGCTTTTTACTAATCTTATCTACCCAGGGCATACATTGCTTAACTAGGTCATAATGTTCCTCTGACAAAATATATTCCTTTTCTCTTGAAAGAATCTTCTTAAAGGATAATTGTATTCCATACGTTTCGAAGATATATATGGATAATAGCTTAATATATAAGGCTACTTCTCCCATCTCTAGACTAAAATACAATACCTTAAAATCATCATCATCAAGATGTTCCATTAGTGGTCTATAAACATAAGCATAAAGGGCAAATGAAGTTTTACCTGCACCAGAGTTAGATAGAATTAGTGTATAGGTTTCCCTAGTAACTCCATCAATAATACTCTCTAGTTTAGGAAGTTTCATAGATATACCATGATTTAACCCCAATCTACCTCTATCAATTTCATAAAGAAGCTTCTCAGAAATCATAGCAATCTCATGGAATCATAATTAACTCCGCCTTCATCTTTTAGTGCTTCAAGTTCTTCCCACTTATGGTCTATTACAAAGTTGGCAATAGTGGTACATAGAATATTGTGCTCTCTAGCCCACTTTACTAGCTCTATAATTTGATTATGAATTTCTGGCTTCCATCTGATAGTCCTACCATAAAACCTATAGAAGTCTTCGATGGTGTCAAATTTCTTGGACACGCTTCTAAGACCCACTTGTGAATTATTAACTATCCCGAATTGAGGATAGGTATCCCATAATTCCTTACCTAGCTCAAATGAGCATTTGTAGAAATCTTTAACCACATTTTTGTTTAGTGGAATATCTAAGGGATTAAATACACTTCCTTTTTCAGGAATTTTATAGGATTTATGAATAATTCCAGCATTGCGAAGTCCAGTTAATAGTTCTATTGTAAAACCACGAGCGCATACTCTAGAAGAGAAATACTCGTGGACAATTTCGGATTCATCACCCTCTTGGGCGATAAGAAGAATTTCTAACAACAACAGCTCACTTGGGTTTATGCTATATTTTTCACAAAACAAAAGTTGCTGTTTCAGTTCAAGATTTTTCACGTGTACAAATTAATAGATTTTCTACTAATCTATACACCAAGTCTAGTTTACTTGTTAAAGCGTTAAAACTTGGTTACGTGATAAACTTTAGTCCTCAACTTTTTCGTTGGCGGTTTCAAGAAGTACTGCGTAATCCTTCTTTAATTCCTTCAACTCAGATGTCAGTTTACTAACTTTAGTTTCTAGCGACTTACATTTCTTAGTAAGTGCAGATTTCATCTCATTATACTCTTTCTTAGTGTAATAAGTTTCCATAATTAAAAACGATAAGTAAAATTTTGTATTTTCTTCTTATAAGGCTCATAGGGTTCTCCCCTTAGAACTTTCATAAGATTCTCTTCATCAATAGTTATATAATTCACTCCTTCGTGTGATTTCTTGTACCATTCACACTCTACAGTGTTTTCAATAACGATTGTGAACATTTCGGCATACTTAGTAGGTTCTTCCTTTCGTATTACCCTACCAGTTCTCTGCTTACTCTTTATAGGACTGGAATCTAAACCAAGAACAATACCAACAGATAAACCCTTACAGTCTAAACCCTCATTAGCTAGCTGGACGCTATTAAGCACTCCAGAACTAAGTGTGGAAAATTCTTCTATGGTTATTCTGTTTTTCTTTTTACTCTCTCTTCCAGTGTAAACATATCCTATACCTATGCTTTCAGCCATTTTCACATTAGCTGAAAAGGTAATGATTTTCTTATCAGACCTATACTTGATTATCTCCTTGGCTATTTCTAGCTTCTTAGCATGATTGTATATGAACTTTTTCCTACTCTGCAAAGCTCTCATGAACGCCGTAGCATGAAAAGTAATTTCCTTGAAAACTTCTTTCCTATCCAGCTTGCTGTTTCGGTTACATAGTTCGTCCCTATACTTAGCCCTATTGACAAATCCGTTTGGACCTAACATACTCATAACTAAGTCAAAATCAAAGTTAAAATATTCAAAATGTTGAACAAACTCCTTGTTATATTTTCTGTACAAGTCTATGTCGTCCACTGTTATTATAACTTGATATTCTGAAAAGTTTGATACCCAACCATTGGCTTTGGCTACTTCTATAGAGATATTATCAATCTCTGGACAGTACTTTTCTATGATACTGTGCTTTCCATCGAGTCTCTCTATGGTAGCAGTTAAGCCAAGAATAAGTTTATATTTTACCTTAGTAAATACAGAAGAGAAAGTATCAGCAGGACATCTGTGAATTTCATCCAGAATTAGAAGGTCACAATCATACCCGTTCTTTGCCATGGAATTAATAATTCCAACTTCGACATTCAATCCATATCCCAAACTGTCTAGGATTCCAGACCATTGTTCTTGCAAAGTAGAATTTGGAACGACTACTAATACCCTGATAGAAGGATACTTAGAAATAAGTTTTCCTATAATAATAGTAGCAACCCTAGTCTTTCCATACCCAGTACAAGCAACTATTGTACCTCTTCCTTTGGACTTAATCCACTTTTTGACGGACTCCTCCTGCCGCTCATCACGAGTGACAGGAGTAAAAAGGTCCTTCATTAGTCTATATTTCTAGTGATGTCCCAACCTTTAAGTTCGGCAACTTTCTTAATTTCTTCCATTTTGTCCTTCCACTGCTTGGCTTGACTTTCACATTGATTCTGGAAGCGATAAAGAACCTTGCTCGACAACAGTCTCAACTGATCACTAGTTAAGTTTGCATATTTATCTCGTTTCAGTCTACACATCGATCTAAACTCAGCATAACTTAATCCAGTATCACAGATTTTAAGAGCAATAGAAGGATTCAAACGAAGTTCCTTACTTACCACCAAAAGTCTATTGACAGCTTTACCTGTTACAGGGTCTTTACGATACAAGTCCTTTTGCATTTCTTGCTGTGTAAACCAAAGTCCCATCTTGACAATGAAATTCAACGTCAAATGAGAGTTATCAAACAATCCCAAAGAATCCAGACAAGCGTCCATAACTAAACTTACAGGTACTTCTCTAAACTCTACAGGGATACCATTAAGAATATTTCCAATAGGATAAACTTTAATAGCCTCATTGGTCAAAATCTCTTTATTATTCTTGATGGTAATTCTCAGGTCTTCCAAACAGCGAGTGTTTGTGTATTGTTTCTCAGCTCTAAGCCATCTAATAAGAAGCTCTGCTCGACATCTCTGTATTTGATCGGACACTATATCTAGTAATGTTAAACGACCCGGATTCTTGGTATCCGAGTTGTACAACATTTGTTCACAGTGGTTATAGAAGCGTTTCAGCTGGTCATAATCAGCATCCACTAACTTTATTTCCTCCTGGACTCCATTTACTTTAGGTCCTTTCCATACATAGCTATTAACATCGTTTGCTTTATCATTCAAAGCCTCTCTCAGCTTATCTCCTAATACAGTCATAAATTATTCTTTAAAAATACTTCATAGTTCATCTAATTTTAATGTTAATCTAATAATATTTGTCCACATTCTAGAGACGGTTTTTCATGAATAAATTTCAAGAAAATTATATTACTATCCTTGTATGGAACAAAATCTTTACCATCGTACCATTTATCGATGCCTTCTTCTACGTATCTTAGTGAAACATAGCCGACATCTCCTAATTTCATAGAACACTGGTTCCAATTCGGGAATCGAACACACATTATATCCTTGTAATCTAGATTATCATATTCTAGCCTTTCAAAGACATAATTAGCGTATCCCATCCCGTCCTCACATTCAGCAACAAATTTGACATGGTAAGTTACTTCTTTGGTTTCCACACTTCAAATGTATTAATATCCTCGAACTTCCTACAACCATAAGAAGCGAAGTCTCCTTGCAGCTTATCCATGTTAGGCAAGCAAGGGTAATTCTTACACCTAGTGCAGCTACGTTCAGGATGTTTGTAGTGAAAACCATCTTTGTCCTTAAACATTACTTCAGTAATAGGCATAATAATATTAATACACATGAACCAGCAGCGCCATATTTAATGACATTCTGCTTCTTTTTTAAAGACTTATTAAGACCTTCAATAGATCTATTTTTATCTTCAATTATGTTTCCATAATACAGTAACTGAACTCTACGAAGAGAATCCGTTTTTTCCCAACTCTTATTTATTAGTTCTAGATTAGTTATTCGCTTATTCAATAACGGAACAGTTTCAGACAACTTCTGATGCTCGGCAAATATCAGATTAGTTGTTTTTAGTTGCTCGCTGGTTATTGTAACGGTCGATGTATTCTGAGAAAAAGCACAAATTGATGCTATCAGAACTAGACATAATAGTAGATACTTTCTCATCATACTCTTTGTCTATATACTTAATTTTCTCCACGATGGAATCGTTAACTATATAGATGCTATCTCTAATTATAGAATCCCTTACTATTTCCTGCACATTAGGCGGAGAAACTGCGGTTTCCTTCTTAGGTATTAGCAAATAAATAATTAACAATCCCATCAAGGCTATTAAGATATAGCAAAACTTAGTCCTGTTCATTTAGCTCAACGCCTATTGCCTTGGCTTTAGTTACCAGTTCAGCGCATTTAACTACATCTATACCTTCTTTAGCTAGATTCAAAGCTTGCTTCTCTTTATCAGAGAGATTTTTGATTTCATTTTTGAGGGCTTCTTTTCTTTCAAACCGAGCTTTCATTTGGTTATATCCCTTAATGATACGCTCTGGATTTTCTTTCAAGAAAGTAAGCTCCTGTTCCAAGAATGCTTTTACCAGCACTTTACCTGCTACACCTCTAGATGTAGTATAAATAGCTGGACACTTTGGATCATGAAGAGCCTTATCGTAAGCCTTCTTCTGTCCCTTAGCCAAATCGAAGGTATCACTAGGATTACATACTGCAATACCAACGGTTACTACTCTACAGATTCTAGCATAGTCCGGATCATTTGTGCATATGTATTCATCGGGAGCCACCCAACCTACTGCTAAGACACAATCATCCTCACTTACTTCAGCAGCCTGACTTAAAGCACAAGCTACAATTTTACGTTCTTCACCCTTAAAGTCTACAAATGAGTCTACCATGTACTCAATCACATCCTGTTTCATTTTCTACAATTTTAAAACCGTTATTAATTAAATATTCTTCGGGAGCAAATTGTAATTCAAAGAATCTATGCAGAGAGTATTTCTTCCTCTTACAACATAGTTGACTCTTTTTCAATACAATAGGTTTATTAGAAGAGTAGTATTTTTCTTCCATTAGAGCAGCTCCCCAGCTCCATATTTGATATACTGAACTACAGTAGATAAACTTATCATGCGTATGCACAATCTGTTTATCCTTCTCGTAAGTCCTCCGTGAGGTCGTCATAAAACACCTTTATAGTCTTAAAAATGAATTGATTCTTTTGAGTATTATAACAGTCATTCCAGCTACATTTCTGATAGTGAGATAGTAGTTCGGAAGCTTTTACTCCAGTATACACATTTCTGCAAAAGCTATCGTCATCATCACAATCTGCTGCGTTTATGGTGTACTTTCCAATAGAAATCGCATAATGATAATGACTTCTCGCTACTTCGCTAAACTTTTCTTCTAGTTCATAATCCTCGTAAATAATGACTTTGAACTTGAATTTATCTCTACTTAGTAGCCTAGCTAGACAGTATGCTATATAGCAACACCCTCCACAATTAACGTCATATTCCTCATCTAAGAATCTACAAAGCTTATTCAGCCTCTCCGCTAGAATCTCCTGAATCTCCTGAGACTTCGAGTTTAATTTCCTCCTTTGCCTTTTTAAACTCATCTAAGTACCTACCTAAAGTTATAACTTCATCTTTTCCGAACTTTTTTCTTACTGCATAATGGCGACATCGCTCTATAGCAGCTTCTAGGGGATAGCCATAGCCCTCCACTTTAAATTCTTTTCTCGGATTTTTCCCACCAATATCATACAACAATTCCAAGTCAAACCTCGGAGAAGATTCACTAATGGGAGTAAGTCTGTAAAAAGGACCTTCAATTACCATTTTATTTTGTTATTTACAAACGTCTATTACAGTTAAGTTCTCGTTGCTGGGACGATAATTAATATCCCTATGAGAATTAGATACAATAACCTGGTCAAAATTATTACACATATTAATCAGACCTTTATCATTAACTGCGTGACATACAATTATGATAAACTTGCTATTTGGATATCTCTCTTTGAGAACCTTAAGCTCTCCTAGGAAAGTTCCTCCAGCATCACACAAGTCATCAATGAACACAAATGTAGAATAGTAGCAATTCTTAGACTCCTCTATTTCAAAGGACTCAATTCTTCCAGTCTCTAGATTTCTTTCCTTTTTGAAAATTAAATAACCATAGTGAGAATAGTTACTTCCATATCTGTCCTTCGCCCCGTGGTCTGGGAACACGATATTACTTTGGGCTGGAATCCAAGAGTGGTGTCCAAATTCCCAAGGTAAACATCTGTCACCAAGAAGATGAAAAGTTCTACTAGAATGTGCCTCAAGAACATATATGTTTCTATAGCCTAAGCTATTTAACATATTACATACTACTTTCAAGGAGAATGGACGATTAAAACTCATTACTCTATCCATACGCATAGACATTAAATAAGTAATGTGTAAATCCCATTCTACTTCTTGTCTATCTAAAATATCTCCTACTTGCATTAAGAGGAATAAATCCTCAGTATTAGATATTCTACAAATGACATCAATAGATTCCTTTCTGTTTAATTCCTCAGTAAGGAAAAACTGAGGCTCTCCATCAGGAAATCTAGTAACATCGTACTTAATTTCACTGATTTCCTTGTTGATTAAGTTTAATTTCATCTACTACATATTTTAAGATTTCATAACTTTCTTCCAGACCTGCCCTATCATCTAGGAGGATATTGTAATAAGGTTTCTTAGATTTAGAGAATATAGAACTACTAATGTTTGGAGCAGATAAAGTATTAGAAGTAATATTTGCTATTCCTAATCGCATACAAATTGTCTGCTTTGCCATAATTTTATAATCATCTTCATCAGTGGTGAATAAAATCATTTCAAAACCTAGAAGTGAGCATTCTTTAAGTAGTTCTATAACGCAACTATAATCTCCGCCAGTATTATGGTAATCGAAAATAGTATTATCAAAATCGAAAGCGACTATTAGCTTTCCGTATTTATGATACTCTTCTAATAGTCGTTTCTTGCAAGCTTCTTTCCCAAAAGGATGATTAAAGTCCACGGTCAATTCTTTGTCTAATTTCTTCAAGAGAATATTCTTTCTTCAAGATACCATCTTCAAAGACAGTCTCTAAGCATCCCTCTTTTTCCTCCTCGATTGAGACCTGGTCGGCAGCAGTATACTTCCCATCCAGACCTTTATAGACAGCAATCAAACCTTTCAAAGAGTTCTTAGTACCATCATCAGTTTTAGGATGTTTGAAGATTTCTTTCAACTCGCCATTTACTACGCAAGCAGTAGCCTTAATAGCAAACCCAAGACTATCTCTACTTGCATACTGATAGGAATATGAACCTACTCCCAGAACGAGATTACAAGCCGCCATATTAGCGTTTTCTAATCTCAAGTAGATTTGCTTTTGACGTTCTAGAGTAATAGAATCTCCATAAAGCAGACCAACCTTAGTGCTAGGATAGCGGTAATCCTTTGAAGTAGTATTCCATCCGAAGATTTTACCAAGCATATAATATGCCCCATAATATTGACCTTCGGACACTTCAACATACTCTGCATCGTCGTTAAACGGAGCATAGCAGCAATAATACTTACCTTCTTTCATTCTGGTATTGAAGTGAGGATTAGTTCTCAACCCGCAGATTATATCTACTGGGTCTCCACTATCAGGACGGATTACTACTCTACCATCACGAGCCATAATGTCTTTCTTCAGCTTGGGTAAGAAATTTTCAATTACATTCCAGAAATCCCAAGTATCAGATACAATAGAAACAAACCCAGAAGGATACAAATCATTAATTAGACGTTTGAAAGTGCCCAGCTCATCTTCCTCCCCTCCAGCACACATTACAGAGTGTTCTGTTGCTGGAACTGTAGCAGCAATCAATTCCTCGTCTGAATTAGCTCCATAATATTCTTCCAGGGCAGCAATAGCTGGAATAGTCTCACTTCCCACAAAAGAAGTCATATGCGCCATACCAGATATGATTGCAGCTTCCATTCCCGCCATACCTCGCATTGAGAAATCATGACAACAAAAACCAAGATTTACATCTGTTGGAAAACCAGTCTTGCAAGCATGACGATGTAGCTCTTTCTTATAAAGCCTAGCTCTAGTAGCAGATGTGCATGGCATCCACAAGGTACAGCTGATAATAGTCTCTAAGTAGTTAGTTAACCAAAAGAACTCGGGTAGGGTATTTGTAATGGTCATCATGGGAACCCGAATAGGGCACACAGAACCTTCAGGAAGAGCCTTTATGCGAATTGGTAGATACCCAAGGTCATATAAAGCTTCAATATGTCTGTACCCAACGGATTCAATACCAACAAAGTTGTTTACTCTACGATAGAACATCTCCACAGCTTCCTTCTTTGGTAAATTAAAGAAGTTTTTCTCAAACTGTTTAATGAGATATTCTTTGATTAGGTATTGAATACCAAATACTACTGAACCTTCGGTTGCTTCTGGGAAGTATTTATTACTTCTAGGAGTCCAGTTACTATAAACTTGTTCAGTACCTTCGGGGTACATTCTGTGATGGCCCAATTTGTAACCATCTGTAGCATTAATTATTTCCATTCTAATTTTTTGTTAAAAGTTATTTCTTTTACTTCTTCAGTTTCGAGTTTTCCACCTTTGATAAAGTATTGGTGAATAAGAGTATTAATTGTTCTTGCTCCAAGAGTATTATTGCGAAAAGAGCTTTCAAGATACCCTTTCAAATCACTAATGACTTGTTCTCTATTCACATTAAAGAATAAGTCAAGATAATTCTGTAACAAGTCTGAACACTCCAAGATAGAATACAAATCCTCTAGAGTGAGAGGTTTAGTATTGTAGATTAATCCTACTCTTCCAAGAAACTCTGTTTTAACTCCAAAGTCTCTTAGTCTATCTAATGTAATGTGAGGCTCATTATTGAACGCTCCGGCAAACACAAATAGTACATTATCAATAGGGACTGATATGTACTTCCCATAATCGCCAAAAACACTAGTAGTATCAGACTCTAAAAGTTTGAGAAACTCGTTCTGTACACTGGCAGTAGATTCATTAGCTAGTTGGCTATTAGTGTTTCCGTTGATGAAAAGTTTATCAAACTCGTCTACGAAGACTACGATAGGTGTGTGACTATAGTTAACAAGCGGAGATAGAATTTTGCTTAAACTATTTCCAGAAATACCCTCTTTAGTTATTTGAGCTGCATTAACTTCTAGAAAGTTAAGTTCATTCATATCACATAACTGTTTAATAGTAAAGCTCTTACCAGACCCACTCTCACCTGTAAGAATAAAGTGCGGTCTTATCTTGCAATTACTATTTACAAATACCTGAAATATTCTATTAACTTCCTTAATTAACTTGTCTTGCCCTATTATCTTACTCATAGTCAATTTTCAATAAATATTTAATATTACCTCCGGCACTCAAATGCCTAAAGCATTTAGTTACGAAGTCCTTGGTTTCGGGATGTATAGCTCTAGGTGAACTTAGAAATTTAATCCACCAGTTGTACTCACTCCCATAGGTAAAATCTTTATTATAGGTTCTCCCAGCAGCCAGATAATCACAGACTAATTCCAAAGCATATTTTCTTGGCATTTTCGCTGGAACTCCTCCTTCATCTAAACTATGAACCCAATATTCATAGTGATGTGGATTTCTTCCTCGATGATGTAGGAAGGTTTCAGAATATCCGTGTATGTTTTTCTCATTAGCTAGAGGACTAATAGCATCGTCCCAGTACTTTATTGACCTACTAAATTCAGTATAGCTAAACTTAGACCAGTCATGTACTATTCCCTGCCAATAAAGACCTAACTGGAAACAATAGCGTGCTACCCAGTATTTATGCTTAATAATCCTAATTAGATGTTTAAATATTCGTGTCATGTATTGAGTTTGATAAAAACTTAATAAAAGAAACGTCTACCTCGTAATATTTATCGCCGAGAAACTTAAGCATATATATAATCCAGCTTACTATAGAAAGCGAGACAGCTACAGGAGGAAGACATAGGCTCACTAGGGCTATAACTACAGCCCAACCAGGCACAGATATTCTTCTCCACCTTCTCCACCTTCCAGAACCTAAATAATCTAGTTCATAGGTATGATAAAGTGTATAGTATAGGAGCGCATAGAGCACAACTCCTATACAATCACTTATCAACATAATCTTTACGTCCATACTTAATTAGTATTTCTGGACCACAGAATAATGTATTCCCTATATCCCTTACCATTATACCATAATAAGACATTATCCTCTGTAATATCTACATATGGGTCGTAATAAATAAAGGCGATTATCAAGACTATTGCTAGTATAATAGCTAACATAGATTATCGAGTTTTAACGGAACCAGGTCTAGTGGTTGCAGCTTGGAAATCTTTTCCCTGCTTATCCCACCATGCCTGTTTATCCTTTAACCATTTTACTTTTTTCTTGTATTTCATTGTTCTGTTACGATTACGATTCTGTTAAATTCTCTATCTCCAAACTCAGTAGTGCTTCCGCAGCCTTTAACTATAAGCTTATCCTCTGGAGCGCCATAACTGATAAGGGCCTTCTTCATAGATTCTGCTCTAGCTACAGCTAAGTTGTCATTAAAATCTACTGGACCTTCTTCAGAAGCATATCCTTCAATCATATATGACTTACCACTATTTGAAATATAAGCTGCTAACTCCGATACTGCAACATTAGAAGTTGTAGAGATTTCAGAAGAGTTCTGTAAAAACTGAATTTTAGGTGTAAGAAGTTCTACCTTAGTAACTACTATAGTATCAGTCTTAATTATTTCTACTGGTTTACGAGATTCCAATTCGCTATTCTTAACCCTCAACTCGTTAATAGCAGCATTAAGACTTTCTACTTCAGCGTCACTATATAGTTTCATCATAGGAAAGTTTCCTTTATTAGACTTAAACCGGTAAGTGGCTCCTATATAAACATTTACTTCATGATTTAGAGGAGTAGTCTTTGGAAGTAGCATATACTCTGGAGTAACATTTAGTGCCCAACTATCAGTAATATTAAAGTTGCATCTAATTGCACCTCTTGCAGATACATTATTATAAACATCACCATAAGTATGATACCAACCAGCACCTATCAGTAATACAGGCTCAAATAAACGTCTAGAGCCTTCGTATCCACAAATAAGATTAGTTAGATTAGTAGTTACATTAGCTGTAAGGTTATGGGAATCGAAGAACGTTTTACTGCCTTGATTCATACCTGCCATCATATCTAACTCTAGTCCGAAGATAGGAGTAATTTCTTTACCCACCGCAATATTTACTAATACATCATGAGGTTCAGCCCAACTTCTTGAGTTGTCCCAAATTGTGGTACCTACATTACCAGAAACATACCAGTTATCTTTCAAACTTCCAGTTTCAACAACTTGTGCGCTAGCAAACACGCACATTAAACACAAACAAATAATACTAAAAATTTTCTTCATAATTCTATTAATTAAATTAATCCCACCAAGACCTCATACGTTCAAACTTTAGTTTGTTGTATAAGTACCAGGCTTTTTCTCTTCTCAGATAATCTTTAAGGATTGGAGTATTCCAATCGAGATCAGCAGCCTTAGGGTGGAATCGATTCCAATTTTTAGTATTTATGTGTCTATCTACAAATCCCTTTGACCCAGGTCTAAAGTCATGGTGATACGCAGAATCTATTTCTAGCACAATATCTAATAGCTTTAGTGCTAGATTTAGCTCTTTTTCGACACGTTCATTGCCTTCCGCAATTCTAGATACCTTAAAGTATTCATACATTCTAATTAGGGCTTGTTTCTCTAAAGAGAGAACAAATCCATAATCGAATGGATAAAACTTCATAGCTTCTTTGATAAGTTTCTTATTCTTATTCTTTCTTAGTTTCATATTCCTGACTTGCTTCAACTGCTAATTTATCTGCGAGATTATTCATCTGAGAAAAGAAGTCTGAACTTGAAGTATGTCCTTTCACCCAACAAAAATCTATATTAGGACAAAATTGCTTTGCCTTATTTAAGACCTTGTCGTATAAATTCCATAACTCTACGTTCTTCTTTCTTTTCCATCCTTTAGTAGCACATCCTATGACGTACTGAGAATCTGAGTAAATAGTCAGAGATTCGATTTTACGACTTACTGCATTTAGAGCATAAATTACTGCTAACAACTCACATTTATTATTAGTAGTATTAGGAATCATCTTACTAAATTCATAGGCTTTTTCCCCATCAATTACGAATACAACTCCTACTCCTCCTGTGTCTCTAGACGAGCTAAAAGCTCCATCAGTGAACACTTCTAGCCTGCTCATCAGCAGTATTTACTCTCATGTTAGTTCCGAGTAATATTGCTATCTTTAGCAAATCGTCTTGATTGTCACAAAATATATTATCTAAAATATAGTTTGCATAATCAACAATTCTAACTCTCTTTCCTATAGCACCATATTTTTCGTTAAGCCATTTAAGCTGAGGAGCAAAATCTTCTAGGTCGTCCCCTAAATGCCGTAAAGCCTTCCTAATAGGAACAGGAAACCACATTTTCTCCTTTATCCAGTCTAAATGACAATAACCAAACGCAAATGCTCTACTTAAATCCTTCTGAATAAACTCGTCTAACTCGAAATTTCTCTCATGCCTACCAGCTTCCTCGAAATCATCTTTCAAATCCTCACAAAAAATCTGATTAAATTCAATCATAACTCCAAGTTTCTAGGCAAGCTATAAGTTCCAGCATCCCATATCTGCAAATAACCTTGAATGGTCCAGTAGCTATAGAAAGATAAGGACTTTTGTTGTCATTGTACAGCTTCATTACTTCTCTTAGTAGTACGCTAGCATTTCTGGATAGTTCGTAAAGAGTGGGAACTCTGTGTTCGTTCGGACCTACATACATTTTCCATGTACTTTTGCCTATACAGCGACCCTCGTCATCATATTCTCTATGACTCTTGTCCCACTGCATATACTCCAGAACCTTATCAAAATCAAAGTTCTCCATAATGCTTTTGTATTGTTCCTCCAATGGGGGACAATCATCCCTTGTCAGGACTGTTCTCTTTGTTTTGCTCATTTTTGTAACAATTAACAAGATTCTGTAAGTTGGACAACTTATCAGTTCTTACACTGACCAGTAGCCCACCCTTACGTAAGTTGTAACTAAGTTTAATTCCGCAATGATTTAGAATTTCGATAAACTCTCTCAATGCGCTTCCCTTTAACACATTTCTGTAGACTAGTTTCTGACCATCTTGATATCCTGCTCGATAGTATTCATTCGCAACATCAGAAATAAGCCATCGCTTAATAGGAGATACCCTACTTAAGAGTTCATTGACTCTGGTTGCGATAAAATCCATATTACTGAATACTATCAATTACAAGACTATCCACACCTAGAGTGTCTACACTCATTGTGTCAGCAACTTCTTTAACGATTGCGATAGAATCGTTTTCTGGAGCCTGAGTCTTTGTATTACCTGCACAAGCAGACATCAGTGCAACCATTCCGAAAAGCAATAGTACTTTCTTCATTTTTCTTAATTTAAATCAGTTAATAATCATTTTATCTATCAAAAAAAGAGTGGTTCCAGTATCTGTGCTTCACCAGATACTTTCCCCACTCCTATCACTCCGAAGAGCTTGTACCATTATTAGGTTGGTCAACCTCCCTCTTCATCTTGTTGAGAATTTGGGATAATAGTCACCAAGTTTAAAGATTACTTGTAACTGAAGCAAATGCTGAAACCCTTAACAGGGCTTCGTAACTCCTCCAACAACTTGGTTGGTGAGCTATAGTAGGAAGCTAACACGCAGGCAAAGATGAAATCAAAGTCGAAGACCTGGTCACACTAGCGAAGACTAAGACAAAGACTCTCAATAAGAGAGTAATTTCAAGATTTTTGTGAGACCAGCGAATGTGTAAGTCAGAAATCCTTAGATTTCCAAATAAAGATTCATATATTATTCCTAACGTATATATAAATTGTTAGCTTCCTACAGAAAATTCCTCTAATTACTTAGAGGAAGGATCGCCTTGTTTCCTAATCTCTTCGAAAATTCCTAGAAGATTCGTTGGCAAGGTAATCTTTAGTTGAGAGATTCTCTCCTGTTCAGACGTTCTCCAGTTATTAAACTGACTTCTAAACTCTTGCATTTTAGAATTATATCTCTCATAGTCAGCCTTAAATTCTGCTACTCTATCTTGATATTCCCTTTCTCTAGTCATATCAAGTTTATTTACAGTCTCTTTAAGTTCTGCCTTCATAGCGTTCAGTTCTTTTTCATAAGAACGATACGTATCTTGAAGAGACATAAACATCGCATCAACATCCTCTACCTCTGATTTTAATGTCATGAGCTTTCAATACTTTTCTTACAGTATCATCACTACATCCCACTTTCTCCGCAACTTTTTTGCAAGTATATCCCATATTGTACAGTTCGATTATCTCTTGATAATCATATAACTATGTTCCGTCACCACCCTTAGTAGCATTATAGCCTTTGGAGCCATAAGTTTCCAACTCTTTTATCCAATATACCTCTCTTTCTGAAAGTATGTTTTCGTCCTTTACATATTCTAATTCCTCTACTATAAAGTTTTCAACTCCATATTTATTCATAGCATCATATAATGGACGTTTTTCACATCTTTCTTTTCGAGAATCCTTGCAGTGTTCCTAAAATCTTTCCTATATAGTAAAGAGGGTTTTACCAACGTATCTTTTATTGTTGATAATATTTGTAATGCAATAGATATATCCCATATCATAAACTATTTATAACATTATTAATAATTGATTGAATTAGCTTTACCCAAAACACACCACGTGGAGGTTTCAATCTTGTGTTTCTACCCGAAGTGGGACTCGAACCCACACGCCCATTACTGGGCATCAGAGCTTAAATCTGACGTGTCTACCAATTCCACCATTCGGGCATAGTAATTAGCTATACTCACGTACCGCTAATCAACTTACTATAATAACAGTACAAGTGTTAAATTCAAAGTTAAAAACCGTTAACTTATTTAAACTGCAAACAAATGTTAATAAATTTATCGACATCAGTTCCGCAATCTACATAATTCGGAGTGATAGCTTCTTCAATTTGAGCTTCCATATTTATTAAGTATATCTAATTCCAATTCCTTAACTTTACTTTCATACAAGGAATCCTCAGCGTAGCCAATTCTGTCTAGGAATTTGTAGTAATCCTCTTCTGGGTTATACTTACTAAGGATAAATTGCTTATAAGCGAATACACAGCTTATCCAACTATCGAACTTGAAGTAAGACATTGTTCTGGAATTATACAATCCGAACAGATTGTTATTGTCCTTACAAAGTTTCGATTTAAAATTGCCAGATTCCAGAACAGCCTGAGCTGTTATAATTGCTGGATTTGGAAAATCGTAATGCTTCAAAGTATTGTACAATACTTCTTCGTTTACTTCATCCAATAAGTAGAATGGATGCTCTGGCAGCAATACCATTTCCTCCTGTTTCTGATTGAAATGTATCAGATGATGCAAAGAATAACCAGTTGCAAATCCGAATACAATACTAATCATAAGGATAATTAAAACTTTCTTTTTCATAAAACTTCTTCTTCTATTAATCTAATATCCCAGTAATTTTGAGTTACCGCCCATTCTATAGCGTCTTTCTTCTCTAGAAAAAGAGGAGAGATCTTCTCATAGTTTATAGGGACTTGCCCGTCATATGCCGTGGGAATTGAAATATAATATACTTTCATATCTCAATTGAATTAATAAATCTCGCATCATTAGCTAATTGATATACAGTAGTATTTAGCTCTGGTACATAGACTATATAGTAGTAATCAAAGAATTGATTATTATCCTCAAATCCTATGATTACTCCTTTTCGTCCTCCATCTACAATGCAGTCTCTATACATATATTTTGCAATATCTTGACGGATTCCGTCATGATTTATTACAGCCTGCAATGCAGAAAGTCCGTAGTAAGATGTATTTACACCCCTTATCTCATGTCCAAGCAAATCTTTATCAAAAGGAGAACTTACTATCATAACAATACTTTAGTTAGGTCCTCTACAGTTAGATTAGCTATCTTCGATAATTCACAGATTTGGTTTGAGAAATCTAGCCTTGTTTTAAGTTCTAAATCCCTCCATTGCCGTACCTCCTCTCGACTCTTTCTAAGTTCTTCTTGTAAGTAGGATATAGCCGCCCTTGCTGACTTTAATTGCTCTGTAGAACAAACGACAAAGTGCTTAGCTCCCTTCTTATTTGTAGAAGGAAGAGCGGCCTCAGCCTCTTCAATACTATCGAACTGTCCTAAGATAAAAGGAATATTATTACATTCCTTAATTAAATAGTACTTACTCATCTTTAATTCCTAGATAATCCTTTAATAATTGAATGTTTCCTTCTCTCAAATGCCGAATAAAAGCCTCCCTTTCTCTCTCAAATAGCAGAATTTTACTCTCTAACAGGTCTATTCGTCTTTGTTGATTTTCCTCGTATTCTTCAATAGCGTCAGAAATTGCTTTAAGTATAGAAGATTCCTTCATAGCGCTACTCATTGTAGAACTCTTCGTCCCCATTATCGTCGCCTATAGGATTCTCCCATCCGTACTTTACAGCAGTAGCCTTAAACAAAGGCAACCCATACATAGCATAATTCTCTTCAGGATAATTCTCTAAGCCCTCTTCTAGAACTTGATTCCACCTTAGTACCACGTAGAACATTAGGCTAGCTGAAATGCCTCTCTGGTCTAGAGCCTTCTCAAAACCAAACTCCACGTCAGACTTAAGTTGCTCTAGGATATTCTCTCTAGTCCATTCCTTAGGCTCTGGATAAGGCTCATCACCATCGTACTTGAAGCCTATTTTTCTAACTGCTCTTCTGTTAAAAACTTTGCTAATCTAGAACCGAAACGGTCATCGAGAACTACGGCATAGTCTTTGTAATTGTCTAAAATCTCATTTAACGTTTTCATTTTTTACATATCTTTTAGGTAAATATTTTGAGGATATTCCCCGAATACTGATAGAGTTACAGCACAAATCCATACCCTGTCATTGTAATTCTTACTTTTGCATAAGTAAGTTGCTCCACATTCATCCTCCTCAATTTTAGACAACGTTATCTTAGCTGCAGCTGGGTCAACCATCTGCAATCTAACAAACTTATTATCTAGAGAATCAAGAAGTTCATCTGCACCACCAACCATTGCTAGTTCCTCTGGTGTTCCGTCATAATCTGGCCACCAATAGAACCAGACTCCTCCAACCTTTATAAACTCAAATGTTTTTCTCATCAATTATTAATTATATTAAACAAAAAATACCCCAACAACTTTCGCTGCTGGGGTACATAGTAACGCCAACGGGATTCGAACCCGTATGGCAGGCGTGAAAAGCCTAAATCCTAACCATTAGATGATGGCGCTATCCTACTGCACAATCAAGCTATAAGCTTCTTGCAACAGTTTAATAGTTGGAACCATACGGTTATCAACAACTATTATTTTATAAATGTTCAGAATTTCTTTGTAGGTTAAAGATGTACAAGTTAGAAATATCTGCACATCTTCGTTTACAGAACCATTTGACAATCCCAAATCTACTTTAATCATACTGGGTAATGTTCCAATCTGAGAAATATCCCAAGTAGATTTAGTTCTCCTGAAAACTTCCCGCTGTTTGGAAGTAAGTTGCTTTTCTTTCAATCTAGACTCAATAATAGTACCATCAAACGTTAACGAACCTCCATCGGTATTACTATTATTTAATGCTAGCTGAATCTTCTGAACTGCAGAGTCTTTAGGTTTTGGCTTAAGTTGCACTCCTTCCTTCAAGCCCTTAATAATCTGCAATGAAGGAATAAAGTCTTTTATTTGAGTTGCATTCCATACAAGAAATTTTCCAGGACTATCCTTAACAGTAACTATATACTTAGTCCCTCCGTTCAATGGGATAATTACTTGTAAGTCTGCATCACTCATTTTACTTAAATGGTCTGATACTCTAACTTTGACGTTTCCAATGACAAAGTAGCGAGAAACAGTTGTTTCCGCTTCGATAATCTCAGTAGCAGTTGCTACTAAATACTTTTCTAATCTAGTCATAAAAATTAATCTGATTTAATGGTTAAGATCCCCCACTCGGATTCGAACCGAGGTCTCGAGATTACAAATCACGTGTTCTAACCAACTAAACTACAGGGGAATAAATGCCGAGACTGGGGGATTCGAACCCCAACCTTCACAGTGCCGAGAGTACCAGACTCGAACTGGTGACCTTCGCATAGACAGTGCACTATTCTACCACTGAACTAACCCTCGGTGTAACTGGATTACTCCAGACTAATTAAACCCTTCTCTAACATAATATGGTGATTCGGACATAACCATACTAAATTATTCTCGTTGTTAATCTCCTTAATAAGAGTGTCTTCGTCAAATCCTAATATTCCTTTAAGATGATGTACTTCAAGTATTGCATCAAATTCATGATTATGACAATATTGACATACTTTCTCACGTTCGGAACTTTCTAATACTCTACGAGCATTAGTCCTTATTTCTTGACATTTAGATGATAAGTACTTCTGCCCAGATGTATAATAACCTAATGTTTTGTTACCAATTCCATTAAGTTCTTCCCAGCAACTACGACACATTTCTGAATCTTTATGCTTAGGTTTACCACATCTAGGACATATCTTGTTTTCATCGTGCTTTATCCTACCTCTATTATTGTAAGAAGCAGCACACGAATGACTACAAAACTGTTTCTTCCTCACATCTGCGACCCTCTGATTATCTAGTACTTCGATTACCTTACCACATTCCTTACAGTGGTTAGGATTCTCATAATACAATTTAAGAGATTGTTCTCGATTCACAGATAAGTTTAATTAATTTTAATGACAGTGTGATATGCAAGCCATTACACCACAGCCTCGAAAATGCAGGTATTTATCTCGTTACACCTGCGAGTCCGGCAATCCTTTCTTATATACCGCGTGAGCTGGCGGTTTTGTAGGGCTAATCAGACTTGAACTGATAACCTCCACATCATAGCGCAATTACTCCTGCGTGAATTTCTCTGTGACACCTACAACAGAGAAGTATACATTTATCTACCTCTTTCTTTAAAAGTTCTATAGGTTTGTGCTACCCAGATAATGAGAAATCTTTCTCGCTTGGGTCGAGGTGATGAAAGTCTAATGCTTCATTACATCTATTATAGCCGCATATCTAACACTTTCCACCTTTATACTCGACTAGTTCCTATTTTGTACGCTTTCTATATTCTTTAACGTTGTCGTAGCCAGTTTTAGGAGTTATCTTTTTGCTTACTATAACGTTTCGAAGTCTATTATAGGATATTCCAGAGAGTCTCGCAACCTCTTTTATGTTACCTATTTCGTCATACATTTTCTAAACTTCTATAATTTTCTCTGGAGTTAGCTCAACTATCTTTTGGCATAATCCAAATTCTTTACAGATATTAGAAACAGAACCTTTTCCAATAGACAATTCTTCAGATATTTTATCATAAGAATATCCATTTTCTCTAAGAACTTTTACTTGTTGTTTGATTTGTTCAGAAATTTTCTACATATTATTTACAGTATTAGTTGGGAAGGACAGAGTTGAACTGCCGTCTAGAAATTATCAGTTTCTTGTTCTAACCGTTAAACTACATCCCAATATTATTGATGTGGTGCTCTAACCAGTTGAGCTATAGCCCTGTTATGTGGACCTAACGGGAGTCGAACCCGTGTCCAAACAACCCTTATTACAAGGATAACGTGCGTCTCATTTTTATTACATCAGCTGTTGAGTTCAGCATGTAGATAGTTTTACTAAGAAGCTGAGTGTTAATTCACCAATTACGTCTCCTCGTAAGGCTACGACTTAGTTGTTCACAAACTACCAAACTGGGCTTGACCGAACGGTCGCTCCACCACTCCATTTACGTTGGAGAACGTCTATTTGTAACCCATAGCTAGGTAGTGGAGATTTCAGCTTACTAACTCTTAGAGCGTTCGGTTAATGACGTTTGTCAATCCTCTTCTGTTTCTAGGTCTCTCCAGTAACCCGACTTGATTAATAGTGTCTATTAATAAGCCAGCAGCTTAGGCTGCCATTCTTACAGGTGCAATTTCTGCAGTTATTTGTTTTCGTCGTTTAAAGAGATTGCGCTCTACACGTCCTTATAATTTGTAATCGCCTGTCAAATCCAAGTAGGCCCATATAAATAAAATAATTACTAGGTTTGTGTCTTTTTCACTGATTCCGTCACATTGAGGTTGGGGCTACCAACGTGTGTCCCTGGGCATTACTGTTTTCTTCAGCCAACTATGTAATTATTCTATTAGAGTTTACACTGTTTAAGTATTTCTTTAGTTATTATTCCATCACTAGCAAGAGAATTTAATTTCTCTAAATCAAACTCACTAGGTTGGAACTTGAATTGAATCCAAGTTGGCTCGCTTGGTCTATAATCTAACCAAGATTCGCAGTCATCAGTTCCAAGAACTTCTCGTACCATAGCTAAAATGCGTTCTCCAGCAGCTTTAGTTTTTACGAATCCAGATAAATCGTAACCAACACCTCTAGAACGCCAATATTCTCCTTCTTCTGGTCTAACGTCTTTAGGCTCCCAATGCCAAGGAGAAATACCTTTTCTAGGATGGTCTATTCTTATAGCTTCTTCCTTTACCCATTCAGAGTTTGGGTCAGACGGATTCTCTGGATAAGCTCCATACAAACACTTCATAGTAGGATTATCGCTCCTTACTTCAAAATGTATACCACAGTGCCTACAAGTACCAGAAGTTAAACCTCCTCCAGATACACAACTACCTTTAATGGCATCACAACCACAGTTGGGACAACCCCATTTTAGGTATTCGTCATAAAGTATTGATAACATTATTTATTGAGTTTAAATTCCACTTCTTTTAGAACAACATACATTTTACCATCCTCTTTCTGTTCAACACAATTATTAGCTTGTAAAAAACTAATTATAAACTCCATAGGAATATGGTAACTATCAGTAACGAGCATACCACCATCAATATGATAGCGTTCTTTTCTTTCTAATCTAGTGGGATTACCGTTTATAGTAATCTCACCAGAATATTCATTATCCTTATCTGGTTTTATCCCTTTTATATAAATAGAACATCCAGAATCAGCTAGATAAACTTGTTGTATTACACTCATAACTTAGGAACATCAGAACGATTATCATGATAACCTTCGTCTCCAACAAGTTGAGCCAGACAACCATGCATATAAGGAACAAGCTCAGGTTTCTCCTTATAACACCTGTATAGCATCCAACTCATGCTCATAGAGTTTCCACTATGACCATTATCAAAGTAAGGAAGTTTGTCTTTGATAGCCTCAATCAGCTCAAATAAGCTAGGATATTTCTCATAGAAGGCTTTACATTCCTCCAGACTCATTTCTTTGAAAAACTCAGAGAATGATAGGGCTTGCTTTATACAAGCCATTTCATAACCAAATAGGTCATTTTCTTCAAATGTACCATCACCAGCTTCAACGAACAAACGATTGAAACGTTCGATTCTCTCCTGAAATTCTTTCGGAAGAGATTCCTTTGTAAGATTCTTGAAATCCATAATCTAATTTTAATTGTTAAAAATAACTTAGTAGCGGGAGTCGGATTCGAACCGACGACCTTCAGGTTATGAGCCTGACTAGCTACCTCTGCTATCATCCCGCGATATTACAAATGCTTTTTAAATATTTCACAATGATTGTATTCACCTCCCCAACGTATGGGATATTCTTCTTCCTTGGCTTTCTTATAGCCTTCGGCTTCCTTTTTATCCAGAAATATCTGACACTCAGTTTTATAGTTCTGAGGCGCATTAGCTGGATGATGGTTCACTACGACTACGTATACTTTCATAATTATTTAATTTTGTTGTGGACACGCAGGGACTCGAACCCTATCTTCCGGTGTGCAAAACCAGCGCTCTAGCCATTTGAGCTAACGGCCCATGTTTGAGATTTTCTTTTTAATTGGTGACATAACTCATAAATTTCCACTGTTAGGATTCCATAACCTAACATCACCAGATAAGTCTTTAATTAGTTATATTCTGGATACATAAGTTTGTAACTATATATCTTTTAACGGCAACCATCCGTTTAACAATTCTCAAGTTCAGCTTGCCTATTATAACTACGCAGGGACTGGCTTCGACTTATTAGCATAAATGCTAACAGACCCCGACTGGATTTTTACCTTGCCAGGTTAGTATTTACTTAATAATTACTTTCTTAGCGCTTTCTCTAGCTTTAGCTTGCCTAATCTTATAGTCTCTAACTACTTCCTTCATATGGGTATTAAATTCTTTCATGTCCTCCCATGATACAGGATTAGATAGTTTAGGCTTAGTAAATATGCTATAACTTTCTAGGCTTTTCATTTTCTTCTTTCTGTTTACGAGCCTTCTCACACGCTTTCCGTCTCATTACGTATGGACAATCACAGCACCCACTGGCAGGATTATACCAACAACAATAATCACATTGATGCATATCTAACAGCAAATTGTTTATTTCTCTTTGTTAATACTTTAATCGCTTCCCATATGTCTTTAATATCATTTGGAATTTCACCTTTCTTGTCCATCATATTCCTCTTTCTGCACTCTCTAGACACTTCCCTAAGAACTCGTCTTTTGATAGTGGAGTTAACCTTCCTTATTTTCATACAAATCTAATTTTTCAAATCTAACAAAATGTCCACCGCCTTGTTGAGGCGGAAGTATCAAGTTTGGGAAGCGACTACTCCATAGTGCTAATCCAAGAGGAGACGTGCTTGTGAAAAACTCTCCAAGTTCCGATATAGGTTTTTTCAGTTCTCTAAGCTTTTCCGAAATTTCCTTATACCTTTTACTCTTTTTATTAATCCCACTTCGCTGTGCCTCTAACTCAGCTATATTATCTAATATAGGTTTGACAATAGACTTGTAGTCTTCCTGAGTTATTAACAGCTTAACTTGACTTATACCATTTGCATAAGTAAGTTTAAACTTTCCAATAGGTTGTACTATCATATCTAATTAATTAAAAGTTGGTGGATGCTAGCCGTTTCTATTCCACCATTGCGTACTACAGTGCTAGCTACCGTCTAGACGACTCTCTTCCTCACATCGGTCTAGAGTTTGCTGGATTACTATTGCTTAGTTAAAAACTAAGGAGGGTTCAGCAAAAAGGCGTATGGTGCAGGATTCGAACCTGCGATGGGATTTCTCACGACGGGTTAACAGCCCGCTGCCGTCGGCCACTTGGCTAACCATACATATTATTTCCTCCCAGACATCTGTAAGTACCCCATTGGTACTTACCTTTTAATGATATTTTTACTCTTGTCCTCTGTATGGAGGAGGTATTGTTCCAGACACTAACCAAGTGTAGTTCTTAGAACTCTGTTCAAAATACCATTTAGCAGCTTTCTTTACAACATTAATTACTTTCTTCATAACATTAAAGTTTAAAATTGTTAATAATTAATCTAATAACAGAGCCACAAAAGGAGTTTAGTTGCGGAGGTAGGATTATTTCCAAATAAATTTATATGCAGTTTTCAATTTCCCTTTTACACATAAACTAATCTTCTAGCGAACACCTCCATTATAAGTTTTAGCATAGCCATTGTCTACTAACCAGTGTGCAGCATCGGCTATACTGTTCCAAGTCCTGATAAAGTTATTATTTAAATCATACTGAGATATTGATACAGGTTGCTTGCAACTTCCCAAATAAAATTTGTTCTTTGGTATATTGTTTATATTTATTACTTTAGAAACTGTATCAACAGAACATTGCATTTTGGCGGAAACTTCAATCATTGTCATTCCGCTAGTATATAAAGATATTATTTCTTTATAATCGAATAAGATAGCTCCATCGCCTCCCATAGTAGCATTATAGCCATTTGAGTATGTGTCTAGCTTATCTATAAATTGAATTTCATAAGAAGCTAATTCCTCATCATCACATTCATACAGCTACTCAACTATGAAATTCTCAACCCCGTACTTATTCATGGCATCGTACAACGGTCTCTTTTCACATCTTTCCTTCTTGCAATCATTACAATGTTCTTTAAATCTCTTAGTTACAGAATAAGTAGTTTTTCCAACATACTATTTTCCATTAATTAGATTTGTAATACAATAAATATATCCCATGTTCTATTCTTATTTAAAATTAAACATATTAGTAAGATTAGCGTTATCCAACTCACACCACGTGGAGGTTCTTACTTGTGAGTCTTGCGGAGGTAGGATTCGAACCGTTTATGACGATTTCTAGGTTATGAGCCTAGCGAGATGACCACTTCTCTACTCCACGATATTGGTAGCTACTTTACATCCGCTACCCAGGGATGCCTCTATCACCAGTGAGGCACGGACTATTCTAACCGTATAGCACGACTGGTTGGTAACGTCTCCAGACACGGCATTTAGACTGAAAATGTCGAAACAGTGACTCGGTGGTCAGATTCGAACTGACGAACTAAGGATTTGCAGTCCTAGCCATTAAACCACTCTGGTACACCGAGATTTGTTCCGATTAAAGAATTTGAACCCCTGACCTCCCACCAATGCCTTATAGTTGTGGGCGCTCTGCCAACTGAGCTAAATCGGAATATAGAGTAGGTAATGAGAATCGAACTCACATCCTCGGCAGGGCAAGCCGATGCACTAACCGTTGTGCTATACCTACAAATGTGCAGATAGAGAGACTCGAACTCTCCCCTCCAGATTGGAAGTCTGACGTGCTCAAACCATTAACACCACATCTGCATAAGGAGAGTTATACGATACTCTCCTAAACGCTATCTTAAGATAGTAATTCCTGCGCCTCAATCTCGCCGATTATTTTAGTAACCGCAATCTTGAACGGATTTCCCTTAGTTTTGTCAAACAGATGTACATCACGTACCTCGTCAACCTTGTCAGGAACATTCACCTTTCTTTTCCCTCTTTCTATGGTCTTCCAAGTGATGACTTCGCACCGTTTCACGTCATAAACGCTATCGTTGCGGTCTACATAGACCTTGAAGAAGTTCTTCTTATGCTTCACAATCTCAACTCTTTTAAAGTTTTTGATGTTAGCATGAAATTTCAAATCGCATTTTCCGTTAGGTAAGAAAATCAATTCTGCCATAATGATACTCCGCATAGTCGGAGATTCAAAGTTAAACTATGTTAATTCCAGTCTTTCGTCTGGCACTCCACCTCGTTTTAACCAATAGCTACTGTTCTTCACTACTTGAGCTAAGCTCTAAACTGGGATAAAGGTATTATTCTATATAAATAAATGGTTTTCCAAATTCTTGCCTGAAAGACTCAAACCAGCCTTCCATTTCCTCATCACTATCAAAATAGATAGACTCATCATGTCTCTCAGAGAACTCTAGAATAATATGCGGCTTCTGGTATACTATTCCATCCTTGTAGAAGGACGTTCTCTTACTAATTGATTCGAGCATCCCTTTCTCAGAGTAAGTCCCAAAGCATGGGTCTAGAAGATACCAATAGTCAATATGTCTTTTCCAGAATAAGAATTTAGTATCTGCTATTTTATGCTCCCATTCTGGATGTTTTCTAGTTTTAAAAACTAGTATCCTCCTTATTAAATTTCCATTAATATATTTATCCATAATTAATCCCAATATTCTGGACAATCATCTGTCATTAATAATCCTTTCTCGCATAGACCTCCATCATAGAATATACATGATGAGCATGAAAGATTGTCTCTGGACTCATATTCCTGAATACCTTCCTGAATATCTTTCTTAGCCTTATATCTATCTTTTCTATTCTCTTTCTTATATTCGTATTGCATCATCTTACTTCTGTAGGGAGAAGTGCAATTCTTAAGCATTTTGGCATACTTGGAATCATTAAGAAAATCCGTAATTGATTCACAAACTCTAACCGAACCGAAAGTAAATCGTGTTCTATAATCTTTAATTCCTTTTATTGGAACATAAAATTCCTTATAAGAATTGTAGATTTTTTTAGCTCTAGAAATCCACTTTCTTTTAGAAAGCTCTCTTCTTAATTTTCTGTCCATAGGCAAATAAATTAGTGTAGAATCTGGAGTGGGATTCGAACCCACGAAACACGGTTTTGCAGACCGTTCCCTTAGACCACTCGGGCATCCAGACATAAAGGGGAGCTAGTCTCCCCAGTTTTTAAAGTACCAAAGAATCGTATCTTCCTGTACGATACAGAGATGGTTTACTGTTAGGATCTTTAATCCAATAGTAGTTAATTTCGTTACCGTCCTTAGTAACAACAACATTCAACTTCTTGTCAATAGCGATAATCTCGTCATTGTAGAAGTCGTCTCCTACCTTAAGATTGCTGAACTTGGTAGAAGAATAGATAAAGTTATATGACAGGCTGTGGAAGTTATGACGACGATACTCATAATATTCGTTGAGGGCTTTTCTTTCCTCTATAGTACAATTATCCTCGTCATCAACAATAGGCTTAGGTATAGGATTATTAAATCTCTCAACAGCCTTGGAGAAGTTTTCAATAGAGAACTTATTCTTGTCTTGCTCAATTTCTCCAGTGTAAGCGTAACCTCTGATACAAGAATACTCATACTCATTAGTTACTACGTTGAAGAAACTCTTAGCCTTTTTCAAACCTTCAATTCCATGAATGTTAACTTCATTAACTATAGTTTTGAGAATATCAATAGTTGATATGGTCAAAGAATCAATGAAGTCAAGCAAATCTTGACGTGCTTCTGGAACCTCCAAGGCATCGTCTAGATATTCGTTTACAACCTTCAAATCAAGATTTTCAAACTTCTTGACGTAGCGGATTCTGGACGGACGCCCTACCATATTCTCGTTGATAGACATTGCATTAGTAGTCAACAAGAATACCTTACGATACTTGGAGTTATAAACTCCATCCATAATTTGGAGGATTGTAGAATCCGATTCGCTGAAGTTCTTTTCAAACTCGTCTAGGAAGAGAACACAATCCCCTCAATGCCAGAGAGAAACTCAATCATAGATTGATTATGGTCTCCCATATCCTTTACGATAATAACAGGAAGGTTCAACTTATTAGCTAATTCTTTAGCTGTGACAGTCTTTCCAGTACCTTTTGTACCAGTAAGCATGATTCCTAAGTTTCCTTCCGTGTTACTATAAGTTTTGATTACATGGTCTATGAAATCTTCCTGCAGTCCATACATCTTGTACGGAAATACGAACTTGTCTGCATACTTATCCAGGTGATAACCTGTCATTGTCAGACAAATACTGTAGATTCCAACTGGGAGAGACTGCTCAACGCTATAGCCTGAGCTTACCTGGGTATATGTAGACCCAGAACACATCCAAACTTTGTTCATTTTTTCTTTTTCTAAGTTACTTAAAACAGATGCCTGTTTGAGACATCCTACTAATTGATTAGCTATAGATTCTATAGCTTCTTTGTTATCAGTTTCCTCTGAGAGTCTTTTTACAAACCACTCTTTAGAACGGGCAACTATTTGCTCATCAGTCTCATTTTCAGAGATTGTTTCAGCAAATTCATGGTAGATACTAGTCAGCTTACCTTCTAATTCTTCTACGGTCATTAGTAATCCTCCTCGTTATGTTCATTAGTTATGAGAGAACGAGCCTTTTCTATGCCGGATTTGTAAGCCTCTGTAACAAACACTATGGCAGTTTTTAGGTCCATTTGACCCATGGAATTGCCATTGTCTACCATTTCCTGAATAATTTCACTTAACTCTTTCATATTACTTAATAAATAAAAGTTGTAGGGTAGGAGGGACTCGAACCCTCACGCCTTGCGGCACTAGATCCTAAGTCTAGCGCGTCTACCAATTCCGCCACTACCCCAACTGTTAGGTTGCTTTTATTTCTTTAGCAACCTTAACCATTTCGTTATATTTCTCTACTACCTTATTAAAGTCTTCTTCAGATATTTGAAAAACTTTGTGAGAGTTTCCATACCACTCTTCTTGACCAGGAAGCCACATTATATTAATATATCTCTTCTTTTCTAATTCCATATGTACCTTAGATGAATCAATATAAACTGAATAGGCATCCTCTTCGATTCTACTACTTCGTGGATCTGTTGGGTCGGATGTAAGTCTGAAAAACATTGTTGACATACCATTGAAGTCTATCTTGAAACACTTTCCTATATAGCTTTTAAGTAGTGCTTTATGTCTATTGTCGCTGTCTACCTTCTCTTGGTGTCTCTTCCGTTCTTCTTCCTTAACATATTCATTATACTCTCTTAGAGAGCTATCTGGATACTTGTCCAGATATTCTTCTATAGGACTCTTTCTTCCCCACATATTATACTACTTTAAGATGGCAATAAATACTAAATTCTGGAATTGGAATCCAAGTTGCAATACCATTGCTATCTACTGGTTTACCCTTGTTGATTGTACAAATAGTGATATGAGGTTTAGCATTTGCACAAGGCAGATATTGGTCTCCCAATTCTACTCCAAAAGCTATTGCTTTCTCAGAAATCCCTATTTTGTTTACAATTAATCGAAAATTACCATCTATACGATATTGTAGGTCATTAGCCATCTTTTCTTCATGTTGATTTTTATGGAGAAGAGTGCAATGATCTAAATAAATAGTACTTCCTCTTTGGAACACCAGATTGCAAATAATGGGATTTCCAATGATAACTTGCATAAGTTTGTTTCTAGTTGGTTCATCTAAGAACAATCCAAAATACTGATAATTCATAAGTTTTATTTTTTAATTATTTGAAATCAGACCTCATATCCGTTCCATGGAGCGCAATATAAGCCGACTATACTCGTGGCAACCTATATTACTTGATATGTCTTTTCGGTTGTACTACTTTCTCCGTATCTGATTATGTGAACCTATTGGGACTTGAACCCAAATCTAGCCAACGCGTCTAGACCTTTATTCCAATTAGGTAGGCTCAAGTGTGGACCTAGAGGGCTTTGAACCCCCGACCTTCTGATTATGAGTCAGCTGCTCTGACCGGACTGAGCTATAGGTCCTAAATATTATTCGTATGCACTTATTGATTTGCATTCAAATATTACTGTCTTCCCTAGAACATCACTTGGTTTTATATTAAACTTAGCAAATTCCAGCATCAACTTTTCCATTTCTTCTACAGAATGTGTTTCTCCTATGATACTTTTTCTATCTATAGAAGTTTGAAAATTGGCAAACAATTCTGTAACTAAACAACTATTAATTATTACTCTCATTTCTTACTATTATTTGTTCTTCTGGTTTTAACTTTTCTGCTGCATCAGAGTGTAACTTACCACACCTAACACACCAACAAACTCCGAATGAATTTTCCCGGACTTTACATTTACCTTTGTCACAAAACTTGACAACCTTTCTATAATCTTCTGGCTTCATAATTTAGAACGTATATCGTTAATTAACGCTTGAATCATATGAGTTTGTTCTCTCCATTTGTAATGAAATTCAAGACTGTTAGACTCTTCTTCGGTTAATGGAATATGAAATAATATTTTATGGTATATATTCTTAAACCATTTCCTCTCAAGCTTCCTACTTTCCTTAGTTCCTACCTCATATCCTCTCTTAGATTTACGGTTCTTAGAACGACCACGTGCCCAACCAAATTGTTTGCCATCATTCACCCATTTCCAGTCGGCTCTGGCTTCTTTTTGCCTAAGCCTCTTGTTAATGATATTAATCTTTTCTATCTCTTCCATATTTGTTAATTTTGTTGGGCTACTAGGACTCGAACCTGGACTCTCAGAACCAAAATCTGATGTGACTACCATTACACCATAGCCCAGTTTAACTTAACTATTCTCTCGAACCGTTAAGCCCATATTTACCATGAAAAACACACAATGCGTGGGACGAGGCAGGATCGAACTGCCGCTATCGTCCTGGATTTTCAGTCCAGCGCTCTACCAACTGAGCTATCGTCCCATGTAATCAGATACTCAAATCTAATACATTTTTGTTCCACCAGTTAGTTAAATCTTGTAAAGAAAACTTAAATTCTTCCTCAAACTTTTCTACTGGAACAGTTTCATCTCCTAATTCTATTGCCCATCTCCAGCAAGCTTCTGTTTCTGCTACGTCAATAGGTTCCTCCATTAGCCAAGTATCATCCATAAGTAAGTCAAGAAATGGCTTATGAAGGGACTTAAATATTTCAATTCTTTCTTCCATAACACATTTTATTAAGCGGAGGCAGCTGGATTCGAACCAGCGGGACCCGAAGGCCCTCCGTCTTAGCAGGACGGTGGTTTAAGCCACTCACCCATACCTCCAGATTGCAAAGGGGCTTTTGTTATACTTTACTATTGAAATTGTAAAGCCCCTTCGCTGTGAATTACTTCACTTCTTCAAACTCAGTTGTTTCAGCTTTCTTCTCCTCCAACTCTTTCTTGCCGAGAACACTTTTCAGTGTATCAGCGAAAGGTATAGAGCGAAGCAAGTCGAACGCAGGATTCAAGTTCTCAGCAGTTTTAGCCATGAAGTTACCAGCGGTATTCTCGTTACCATAAACAGTAACCTGTCCAAGGTGAACGTGTTCAAACATCTGAGCAGATGCTTCTGCAATACCTGTCAACTGGTCAACTGTCTTGTACTGAACCACCATTTCCGGAGTCAAGCCAGATTCAATCATCTTCTGGACTGCCAGAGCAGGAGCCATTTCAATAGCCTGGACTTTATCAGCCTCAGCCATCAAAGATGCTCTCTTACCCTCAGCTTCAGCAAGCAGTTTCTTTCTTGTACCTTCAGCTTCGGCTTCTAGCTGCAACTTTGTAGCATTTGCTTTAGCCTCCGCTTCTTTCAGAATTTCAGCAGCCTTAGCTTCTGCTTCAAGTACAGCTTTCTGCTTAACAGCTTCTGCCTCAATCGTAATACGTTCCTTCTCCTTTTGAGCAGGAACAATCGTCTCAGCATGAAGCTTAGCTTCCATAGCCAATGCAGCTGCTTCATTTACTTCCAGTTGCTTTTCTTGCTTAGTTTTCTCGATAGTCATTTGAGCTTCTACCTTAGAAGTTCCTGCTACCTTTTCAGCTTCAGCCTTAGCTTTCTCGGCTTCTCCCTTAGCTTTAGAGACTTCAATCGTGGCATTTTGTTCTGCCACTCCTGCAATCTTATCAGCTTCGGCTGCCTTTACACGCTTGTCTGACTCATACTTAGCAACTGCAGCTTCCTGTTCGTTAATTGCCTTTTGCGTCTCAGCTTCCTGTTTTTGCTTAGCCTGAGCAATACGAGTTTGTTTCTCTGCTTCTGCTTCTGCTTTCTTAGAGTCAGCTTCTGCTTTAGCCTTAGCTACATTAGCCTCAGCCAGTGATTCAGACTCTGCTCTATTAGAATCGGCTTCTGCTTGAGCTTTAGCTATAGCTGAAATTTTCTCAGCTTCTGCTTTAGCTTTCTCCGATTCCGCTGCAGTATTAGCTTTAGCAATATTGGCAGCTTGCTCAGCTTTCTGATTAGCAATACCTGATTGCTTATTCTTCTCAGCTTCTGCAAGTTTGATTTCCTTCTCCTGGTTAATCTCTGCCACACGAACCTCTTGCTCTTGTCTAGTCTGAGCAACAGTAGTTTCACGCTCTTTCTCAGCGTCTGCTACAGCAATTTCACGTTGCTTGTTGGTTTCTGCAATCTGAATATCTCCTTTCTTCTTCTCTTCTGCAATATCAGCCTGTGCCTGAGCAAGAGCTTTAGTTGCAGCTTTCTGACCTAGATTCTTGATATAGTTTGCATCATCCGAAATATCAGCATTGTTAATGTTGATAATACTGAAACCTACCTTATTCAACTCGGTCTCAATATTCTCCTTAGCTTTGCCGATAAACTTGATTCTATCAGCGTTAATTTCCTCAATCGTCATCGTAGCCATCAAGCTTCTCACTTCACCAATGAGAATATCCTTGATTTGGTCTGAGATTTCAGAAGTTTTAGCTGTTAAGAATCTGCTTGCAGCATTTTGCATTAATGTTTGAGTAGTTCCAATACCAGTGGTCAATGTTACAGGAATAGTTACCTTAATCATTTGACTGGAAACACCAGTAACATTTACTTGAATTTGGATAGGTTTCAAAGACATTTTAGCCCAGTCTTGAATTACTGGCATTACGAATGTACCTCCACCATGAATGATTTTGGACGGCAGAATAACTTCCTCAGGCTTTCCAGTCTTCTCGTTAACTACTTTTTTCTTACCAGCCTTACCAAACACAACCAAGATTTCATCACTAGCACACTTACGATACCGTGACAAAAGTCCAATAAAGGTTAAAACTACTAGCAATACAATAACACCTGCTACAATAAGAGTTTCTGTTGTCATCTTTTAAAAATTCTTTTTTTAGTTAAAATAATACTTTCCATTCTCAAATTTAGAAATTACCACACGAGTACCAACCATATATCCCATTTTTGGGACTTCTGGATAGGCTACAATTTCCTCAGAACCTCCATTTACTTCAATAGTAATGAAGAAATGGTTTTCACAAGGAACTGTGATAATTCCAACCCTTCCAATCAAGGCTTCGCCCTCTTCTGGAATAACTTGATGCTGGAGTTTTAAACAGAATTTATATAAGTAGTAAAGTATAACCACGAAAAGAATACCGCATACTAATGCGATTAGATAATCATACCATTCTACAGAATGGGATACGGATTGCTTAACACAAAGCCATCCACTAGCTCCCATTATAAAATGGATTAATCCCTTAAATGAGACAATATCACTCACGTTCATATCTAGTTCTCCATCTAAATCAACATCTAAGTCAGTGTCTCCACCAAACCAAGATAAAATGAATTGAACTAGAAAAATGCCATATGAAATGGCTGCCAAAAGATAATACACTTCACTCATCTCTTACAATATTTACAATCTGGGTCATGAACTACTCCGGAAATCTTATACTGTCCAAATCCTTCAACAAACTTAATGTACTGATGATTCTTGTACTTGAAGTGAACTGCGTTATCAAACGGAATAATCCCGTCTGGAGCGCTCATAGTCGCTTTTGACTCTGGTACTGGACCACAGCTATATAGCAACATAAGCCCCAATAAAACAATTACTAATCTTTTCACAATCTAATTTATTAATTAAATAGCACGCCCGCTAGGATTCGAACCTAGGAATAATAGTTTTGGAGACTATCCTCTTAAACCACTTGAGTACGGACGTATTTGCGGAAGGACAGGGATTCGAACCCTGGGGACGCTCATCACGCCCGACGGTTTTCAAGACCGTTGCAATAAGCCTGACTCTGCCACCCTTCCAAAAGCTAGTCTTATGACTAGCCAAAAATCATACCAAGAAGCAATATTACACAGAATATAGCTAGAATACACCAGCCTATAGCCTGGATTGCTCCTCAGCCAAATATACAAATCATTGAAGATATAAAGAATACAGCTCCTCCTACTACACTTATCCAACCTCCAGCATCTTCATCGTTTTTGGATAGTCTACCTCTACCAGTTAATAGCATAAATACTGATATTCCTAATAGTATGGTGCCTACTACAATTCCGGCTATCTCCTTATAGAGGAGTTTCCACACTACGATAGTTATTGCTGTTTGTCCTAGGTTGGATTCTGCTATTCTTATGGCTGAATCTTCAACTGCTTTTAAGGTTTCATTGACTGCTACGCCAATTTCCTTACCAAGATTTGCATACTCAGAAACTTCCTTGATTTCACCCTTTATAGCTTTCTCTGTTGTTATCTTCTCAATTTGAGTTCTAGTATCGCTTGGCAACTTATCATAGTCTTCTTGTGATATAGTTATCTGAGAAAAAGCTGCTACGCTCATCCAGAGCATAGCAAGCATAAATACAAGGAACTTTTTCATTAGTCAAGCCATTCAAATTCTTCACCCTTGAAATGTCTTGCAAAACAAGCATCGAACACTAGCTTTCCAAACTGGGTTGATACGTATTTGGCAATTTCTTCAGATTTGCACGCTAGCATCCCGACATGGGAATAGGCACTGCCGACGCCATCGTAAGAATAGAAAAAGCCGAGACCCGCAATGCCGCCATAAGACGCGCTGCCGCCTACCAACGCGAATTTCTCGCCCTGATAACGGAAGTGACCAATGACCTCTGCATCCTTCGGAACTGATTTCATTCTAAAGAAGCGAACCCAGGGATACCATATAGTACCAGTTAACAGATTGAACTTGTGACCTTCATTTAGCGCATCCAAGACTGTCTGCAACTTAGCTAGAGAATTTACAGATCTATTGTAGTAAATAGTATCTCTAGTAACACACCCTAGATAGTTTACAGCATCCTCATAGGTTCTTATCCGTCCCATAATGTTTTCTGGAACGATTTCAACATTGCCAGTTTCGGCATTATAGATGGGTTTATAACCATCTGGACATTCAATTTCAATTGTCTTTTTCATTCGTTATAATATTTAATAAAACATGATTAGGGTGTTATAGCGGATTCGAACCGCTGACCTCTACAGCCACAATGTAGCGTTCTGACCAACTGAACTAATAACACCATCAAATTATTCGAATAGCGGCAGCAACTTCTTTCCTAGTATCTTCACCGCTTTCTGTACATCAGCTACAGTTCTAAAATAAACAACACCTGGATATTTTACGTTTTGATGCATAACGACGTACACTCCTTTTATATCAGTTTCCGTCTTTCCAGATAGAGAAGAACCCCTTCCAAGGAAATAACCGCTGTTACTCTCTGTTTTATTCCAACCATTGTTTAAGTAATTAGCTACTATTTGTAGACAAATTAGAGACTTAGTTTGCTCTGATATCCCTAAAGGTAAAAATAGCACATCCCAATCCTTTTCAGATTCTAATATTTCTCCAAGAGAAGGGACTAGAACTTCTTCACTAAAAGCGGTAAGAGCTAATTTTTTCAAGTCTTCATTGCCACTCTCATACCATTTACGTGCCTGTTCTAAAGTTATTTCAAGGCAAGCTTTTGTTTTATTCATTTTATTCATTTTATTTATTAGTTTTTAATGGACACCAATCTGGAATTAATACCCTTTCGTAAGGTCTTAACATTCCTTCAATTAGTTTATTCTCAGACTCCTTACAGAGCGCTTTCTCGTCGTCATCATTGAACCAGTCATTAGGATCTGGGTCAGGAACAATTAAGCAGTGCGGACATTCTCTACACTGCTTAATTTCTTTTTGAAATACTACACTAGTACCAGATTTCTGGTAAGTATCCTTCTCCGTACTCATAATTTGTCATTTTGTAATTTCTTTAAATTCGTTTATAACTGTTTTTATAAATGGTTTAATACCAAATAATAGTATTACAATAACAAATATAGTATTTATTACTGGTAATGCCATTATTGCGAGTCTTCTAACTGTAACAAATCGTTCATTTACTGCCATATAAAAGCCAACTATGTACATGCTTATTATGTATATAAATGCTGAATATACAAATATCATCATAATATATTGAAATTAGTGTGGGATTGGGAGGACTCGAACCTCCAGTCTCAAAAGAGAGCAGATTTACAGTCTGCGCGGCTACCAATTACCGGTTACAATCCCGAATCGACCTAGTAGAGAACCCTGGTTTCCTCATTTAAATATGACTAACCTATATGCAGTGGGTATACATATTTCTAAAATCCATATCCTAGGTCTCGCTAATAGGGTTTTATTCATAGATAGATTGATAATAATCTATCCAATAGTCTGCCTGCATATCTTCGAAGATTTCTTTGAGTTCTTCATCAGATAGCCCTTCATATTTGTCTTCCATTATATCTTTCTCCTATTAAATAGTCTAAAATATTCGTCAGAATATACGCTGCATAAGTCCTTATACTTTTTTGGCATAGGATAATCAAAGTCATCAAATGCAGACTCTTTAATAAATCCATCATGTAGAGCCATATTTGCTGTGGTAACAGCAATATTACAATTACGCTCCTTTCCCCAGTCAACAATGTTACTCATAACACTATTAAAGTATTCTGTATCATTATCTACTTGGAGATAGATTTCCACTCTGCAAATTGCAGGATTTTTGAATCCTTGTCTACCTTGTCTAAGAGTTATCTTAGATACGAAATTCAAGTCTAGCAAATCTGCTATTCTATCCTTAGCTACAATTCTAGAAATTCTTATCATCTTTTGGTAAGTTATTTTACATAATTGTGGGATAGGTAGGATTCGAACCTACTAAGCCTAAAGGCAACGGATTTACAGTCCGTCCCAACTCTCCATCGTTGGCGCTATCCCATAAAGCAATTAACAGATTTGTTCTAATTAACATAGCTACTACAATTCTTCCTCTTGGCACCCCAAGTCCTCTAGTAGCTAATAGCCGCACTAGTGCGTGGTAACAATTTTAAGGGAACTCACCTCTGTTAATCGGAGTAATCAGGGATTCATCTAAAAGGCACCCTACAGTCCTAATTGCTGTACTAATAGTGAATGTTGATTACTTCTTGTCTGGATAGCAGGATTCGAACCTGCGGTCTCTACATCCCAAATGTAGCATCTTACCAACTCGACTATACCCAGATGCAAACACGTGTTTCACAACAAATGTTTACTAGCGGAATAAAAGAAAAAGAGTGACTCCGCCGAGATTCGAACTCGGGACCCCGATATTAAAAGTATCGTGCTCTAACCAACTGAGCTACGGAGTCATTAATTTAGCCTCACTATCGTAGGGCTATAAGCTCCCAACGTCTGACTGTTTACAGAAGGTTATTTCTCGAGCTAATAACCTATTTGTATGGAATTGACCTTACCTATGATTCTCTCTATAATATACTCTATCACTATTTTTATTTTTAGATTTATAAGTATCCAACTGAGAATCGCAGTTAGGGCAAATGCATCTTAAATTATCTCTTCTATTGTTTGAAGCTTTTCCGTCTATGTGGTCAACTATAAACACTAATGGCTTTCCATTATGTTCTGGTTTACAACCACATATTGCACATATACCATCTTGTTCGTTAAGAATATCTTCTCTAAATATTGAAGGAGAGTAGTTGGCTCTCATGATAGACTCGTCTCCCTCTAAAATTAGCTTATATTTTTGTTTATGTTGATATTCTAACTAGCAGACGTTGTTGCAATATTTATTTCTGTTGGGAATCTCCTTCCCACAATTTAAGCACTATTTCATAAAGATTAAAATTAAATATTTAAGTGAGGCAGGCGAGAGTCGAACTCGCACTCGTCAGATTAGAAGTCTGATGCTTTATCCATTAAGCTACTGCCCCGTCGTGTTCGCTATTATATACAGCGAACTACGTTCTCCTTAGTTAAGAATTGTTAAATCTTCTCTTCAGAGATTAGTGCGTTCCCACAAGTAATTCGGTCAGAATCTTCCTCCTTAGATGGAACAAACACTATAACATCCCAACCTTCTTTCAATAAAGGTTGTTCAAAGCGACGATAAACGTCATAATCAGAGTATCCAGTTACCTGGAAACCATTCTCTATAGCAGAAGCTGTTTCATGTATAGGAGTGATTTTAACAATAAATTTCTCCCTATCAAATAGCTTTGACAATTCCTTCGCATCGAGAATAGTTTGTGAGGTTACTGGAAAATTTAGAGTATACTTTCTGCCTACTGGCATTGGTAACTCGTCAGCCAACCGGGAAATTTGTGCTAGTGACAAACTCTTAGAGTCAAACAGCTCATTTCTCTGTTCATCGTCTGTAGAATTGATTGAAAACTGCAAGCCTGCTTCTCCATTGTAGAACTCATTTTTTATGCTACACCAAACCTGTAAGAAGTTTCCAAGCTTATTATTTGCTTTCGGAAGCATCGTGGAAACTACTGGATGAACAGTTTTAGCTATTAACCCTGCAGACTTAACCACACCTCTGAGAGCAAGTCCAAATGCTAATACATTATCATTCCATGTTGGTTCTCCCATTCTAGCAAAGTGTACATTAAACCTGTCTGTTTCTCTGACACTTTCGCCTTCTATAATAGTTCGGATTTGTCTATCCATATCTTCTATAGAAGCATTTCCATAGAATCCAAACTTGGGAACATCACAGAATTTACAATGCATAGGACAGCCTTTCTGAGTTGAAATAGTTGCTACCCATTTCTTGCTTAGGTCTACTGCTGTATTCTCTACTCCATTGATTTCCTTAGTTAGACCTAAGAAATCAGCCTTGATGTTGTTCTCCTTACCATAGTCTCCTACAGTTAAGAACTCTAGTCTATGTTCTGTATCGACATAGATTTTTCCTGTATGGGTTAATATTGTTTTCATTCGTCTTCAATCATTTTCCACATGATGATTAATATTATAAATACAACGATGTATGTCATACAATCCTCCAATCTGGTCTATTTCTAGTTATACGAAATTTGTTAGCCTCAGACCAGCTTGAGAAGGCCCTAACGACCTTCCCATAACTGTCTAACAGATAATATTTCATAGCGAACTAGTTCTCCATTTATTTGTACTGTAATTAATACTATTTCTCCTACGATAATCATAGTTTCTACCACAATTATCTCACCGTTTATTTCGGTAATTCTTCTCATCATTGCCATAAGTCAAATACTTTTTTGGTTAGCGGATAGTTTCCTCTCCACTTTGTTGCATACTTAAATACACGAGAATCGCCTGTACGACGCCAAGTAGATCGAAATAGCGGGAATAAAATCGCCATAACGACAAGTCCAAATACTAGAACAATGAAAGTTAAACCTTTCAGTATATGTTCTAATAACCAAACGGGTAAAGTAATGCCCCATCTAACAATTGCTAATAAATCTTCCATATTAGTTCTCAACTATCAGAGTGTTATGGATTCTCAATTCCTCTTCCGAAATCGGAATTAATTCTCCAAATACTCTTATGTATTTTTGTTCTTTGATTACTAATGATGTGGTAATTTCAGTGATTACCTCGATGTTAGCATTGTGCCATCTCTTTAAATACTGAGAATGTATTCTTCTAGACAATTCGTAGTTGTCTGAAGATGCTATTCTCGCAGCTTTGAATCTTTTTCTCATGGTTTTCTTTTTAATTCGTTAAATCTTTTTCTTGCTAATTTTCCATTCACAAATGTTTCTGTAACTGTTCTGATGCCTTCTATGTGAATGGTATACTCGAAGGCGTGGGTTCCAGTGAGAGTTATCACTCTTCCCCCATGAATCTGTAAATCTTGCGCGAACAGTTGAATCGCAGTGTAATCTGTTGAATTTTCTCATTTTCTTTTTCTTTTAATCCTGACTACCTATTTCTAGGTAGTTTCGTCTTAATTTTCAAAGACTCGTCAGAGGATTTTTAAAAATATCCCCACCGCTGTGGGATAAAAAATGAACACTATCAAAAGACCTTCCTGTGCCACTCTCCTTTGAATTGTTTCACAACAATTACATAGTCTCTGGGCGTACCCATTATAATCTCCAATAATACACAACAATAGTTCCCTACTCTGGACTTGAACCAGAATCTTCTCCTTTAGAGAGAGATATACTGACTTGTACTAGTAGGGAAATACTCCACCTGCCTAAGCTCCCTATGGGAGCTGTAGGCTATCTAGAATAAGATGGAGAGTTATTTAGATAGTTTCCTACGCTATCTACGTTACCAACGTCCACTAAGAATATAGGTAGCTAATCCATATTCTTGCGACTGAGTTCGAGGTAGGAAATATACCCTTATGAGGTATCCTCTTATCAGCTAGCCTATCCTTATCGCTCCGCGATAAGGGTTTCTAGCGGCTTATACTAGGCAACTTCTAAATAAATAAAATGCATAACTATAAGTGATATGCTTTGGTCGACTGGCATATCAGCAGTACTTCATAATGTTGCTATAAGCGACCAACCCTATAGCTCAATCCTCTTGTAATAGTGTTTAAGTTTGCGAATATACACATTACAATCGTAGCAGTTATTTTCGGATATTGGGCTATCTGCGTAACCCCGCTTTTTGTTGCCTTTTTATAGGCTGATGTTAGAGTAAATAATCATTGTAGTATGAGTTATAAAACTCGTCCTACTGGCGATTTTTTGAAAACTGGAAAAAGTCGGAAAATTGGGTGTCGGGGTTGTGGACAATTCTTCTCCTTACTCTCCATATTTTCACGTGAAACATACACGATTTTACTAGAAATGATAGTCTTTCCTATCAGCCAGACATAAAACTAAAACTACTACAAAAGTTAACTCGGTTTTTGATTTTTTTTTGTTTTGTTGTTGATTTCTCCGTTGACCAATGTTCCAATGATGGAGTTCATATGGGCATTTTATTTTAACTCATAATACCTTAGAGCTGCACGTTTGACTTATTTTAAATCTCGTTGTGCGCTGAGATTGACTCTAAGATTCGGTCACACTCTCACTTATTTATACACGAGAGAGTCGTGTTAATCTACAAAGACAATTCTTATTACTTTTGGGATGTCTTCTTCTGACTTTTGATAAGTCATAATCCATGCTTCAGAAGTTTTACAATAAACTCTGTCCGCTTTGAGATTTAACTTTTCTCCAGTCTTTGGGTCATAGATTGCTCCCCAGCTATACAAACACTTTTTCGTTCTGAACTTTTTTCTCGTGTCCATAACTACAAAGATTATTTGTATATAAAAGAAAGGGGATTTCTCCCCAATCTTTTACTCGTAATCCTCAACCTCAAGTTTGTAAGTTCTCTTGGTATAAGCCGGAACTTCTCCGTGTGCCTCGATGTCTTCAGAGGTGATGCTCTTAACCACAAATGTTACTTTGTGGTCTATGCACCAAACAAGGAAATTTGCATTTTCCAAAGGAGTAGAACCAATAGCCGGAGCTTCGTCGTCGATAGTTACGCCAGCGAAGTGTTTAGCTCCGATTGATGCACCACTGTCAGTTGTGAAAGTGATAGGCACAAACCTTGCTTGTCCTTCTCTTTGTGTATTGTTTGTCAATTCCATTTTGTTCATAGCAACAATCTGGAACTTATCGCCCTTCTTCAAGCCGACAACAACTGAACGTTCATTACCTTCCAAACCTAATGAGTTTACCACTGATTTAGCACGTTCTTCTACGCTGAGATTACTGTTCTTTAATTCTTCGAGTGTCATAATACTAAAAATTTTTAATTTGTTAATACTGTGAGTTACTTTTGTTTTTGTTTTAGTTTTATATCAATATACAGGGGGGGACTAAAGGGGTTGTGGACCGCCATAACAGTCTCTCATATAATTTTCGGAATCTAGGTAACTTTCACCTGTATATAAATTCCGAATTTATTAAACACCCAGGGGGCTATTTATATAAAGTACCTGTACCCATTTACGGATAACTAAATGAAATATGTATAATATTAGAATTAGAATTTTTTAACTTTGTATTTAACTTTTCAGAAGGTATTGTTGTATATAACTAAAAAAGAAACAATTATGATTACAGACTTAGAAACATTACTAAATTAGGACGAGTTTAAGAATCTCGTTGATGCAATTAATAAGAACTAGGAGTATTATCTATCAAGTAATGGTCTAACCATTAAAGCGGAATCTACAGATGATTCTTTATTCTTATTAATATCTTATGAAAGATAGAAAGAGGAAAGCTGTCTAGCTAATGAAGAAGTAGGCAAATTCCAGAAATACTTAGAATCTTTAGATGATGATTTATTTATAGATGTCTGTGAATATCTAGGGGAGTCCGAACTGAATAAAATTCAAGAATGTTTGGAAAGTGGAAAATTGGAATCAGTAAGAGCCGGAATTACTAAATTCAGAATGGCATTATCTAATGTGGTAACTATGAAAATAGAACAACTGAAAGCATATGTATGAACAAATAGCTCAAATAAGAATGCTTCTTGCTAATGTAAATGCAACTATGTAGGCTTTATTTCACGAAAACGAACAGTTAAGGAAAGAACTAGAGAAATTGGCAGCGGAGAATAAATCTCTAAAAGAGAAATAAATACTGCCCTATGGTGTAATGGTCAGCACAGATGACTCTAAATCATTTAGTCTGGGTTCGAATCCTAGTAGGGCAACGCCAAAATTAATAGTTATGATAAATTTAAATGAGAATTATGATAAATTTAAATGAGAATTATGCTGTAACTCCAACAGGAGCTAAGACCCTTATTATTGAAGAGGGAGATGATTGGAATAAAGTTTGCGATAAGGTAGTTGGATGTAGATTTGATTACATATTTGTACCTCAAGAATTTGGGAATCAAGCCTGCTACTTTCTTCCACAAATAAGTATTCAAGGAAAGCAGATAGGTAAGATATGTACTTATAAAGTAGTGAAATGAAACAGTGTGCAGTCGTATTGAATGGTAATGATGTTGTCAAAGTTTCTAATTTAAAAAGAAAGTATGACAAAATAATGAGTAATCCCAATATGAAAATATTGGAAGAGTGTGATAAGGAAATGCTAGATGAGAAATACAACTACTGGAATAGAACATTAAATAGAAATATAGAAGAGGAGAAAAATGAGGAAGCAAAACTCCATCATTTTAGGAATCCAAAAACAGGTTGCACTATAGCAAGTATCTATCCAGATTTAGAGGAATGTAAATCATATATAAAAGACTGGATGGATTATGTTAAACTTGACTGATAAATACAACGAACTAACTAAGCCAAATTTAAAAGAGTTATCTGAAACTATACTCTTAGCAGCAGAATCTTTAATTGAGATTGTTGCAGAAGAAGGAAAACAAAATGAACAATGGTTTCTAGATTACCTAGATGAATTAAATAGACTAAGTGTGATATATTAAATATGATAGACTTTAAAAAGACATTAACAAACTTACATAATGAATTTCCAGAATTTGACTTGGATACATTATTTAAAATACTAGATGCTATAGTAGAAACTTCTACTCCTACAATAACCATCCCAAGTGGTATTAGACAACCATCAGATAAACCTTGGTGGGAGGATGGTATAAATAGAATCACTTGTACTTATGATACAAAGTATAATGTTAAATAAAAATAGGCGAACCTAATCTCTAGGCTCGCCTATTTTATTATATAATATAGTACCAATCAGTTCTCTCCATAACTCCTTTTTCTCTAAGCTATTTATTATCCAAATGATAATCTCCGTTTCTGAAATTCAATTCCTTTTTAGAATAATCCCAATAAAAATATCCTCTCCATCCAGGAAGTAAGAGAGTGCGACCTGTTGCCGCATAAAGAGTAGACTTATTATAATCCATATTACTTATGATTAAATAATAATAGTAAATAAAGATAGATCTTAAGTATAAATTTTCTAATATTCATCGCTTCTTAGTTTTAATAAATCCATAAGTTCCCTTCTTTAATCTAGTAGTAGGAATCCACCCATTATCTAGAATAGACCTATGCCCACTCGGTTTATGTATCTTAGCCCCATCTTCGTGTTTCCATTTAGAAGCATTTCTAGCAAAATTAGCTCGCTTCTTCTAAAGAGGGGTAGCGTTAGGATTGTTTAGTACGTGCTTAGCGTGTTCTTGTACAGATTCTCCTGCTGCCTTGGCAGATGCTGTAAATTTGCCTCTGTTCTTCTCTTTAATGTGGATGCCCGACCCATTTTTGAAAATTGGACACCCAAATGTTGTAATTTTCTTACTGTTAGACATTTTTAATATAATGTATTATTTATTGATTTGTATCTTACAAAGAATATTAATATACTTGAAAAGTATCAAATAAATATAGATAAATGTGATAAATGATTAAATGAATTATGACTAATGGACAAAAGTAAAATTACAAAACAAAATGGGAACATAGCTTTTGAGGAAGAAGCTCATATTTATTATGATGTTACAAAGCCAGAACAGAAGTTTATATCTGTAACGACTTTAATTCATTCTTTCACCCAACCATTTGATAAGGAGTTCTGGTCAGCATATAAAGCACTAGAGAAACTCTTACCTAAAGAAGATTGGGCTATAGAAAAAAAGTCTTTGTTGAACACTAAGAAATTTGATAAAGTTCTACTTGAACTTCATAACATTACAGAAGACGAGTTTAATAAAGAGCAACAAGCTATCTTAGATGCTTGGGATTTAGAGAATAGAAACTCATGCGAGAGGGGAACTAAAATCCATGCAGATTTGGAAAACTCTTTCTATAAAAAGAAACAGAACATAGACCTTAGTAAATATCAAATAGGTGGCAAGTTCGAGTGTATAAAAGACCACAATGAATTAGATTTAGAGAATGGTGTATATCCTGAGTATTTAATATCTAGAGTATCGGATGATGGAAAGCTCAGAATAGCAGGACAGATTGACTTATTAGTTAAAAGGGGAAATAAGATAATTATAGGAGACTGGAAGACCAATAAGAAAATAGAAACTAAGAGTTTCTTCAATTCTAAAACCAAAACTTCTGTTAAGATGAAATATCCTCTAAATAATTTAGATGATGTTAATTACTGGCACTATACTTTACAATTAAGTACTTATGCTTGGATGATTCAAAAGAAAAATCCAGAGTTTGAAATAGAGGATTTGGTTTTGGTACATTTCGACCATAATGACAATATGACAGTATATCATTTACCATATCTAAAAGATGAGGTTATAAAAATGCTAGCCTTCTATAAGAAGGAATCTATATTGGCAGAAAATAAAAGAAAACGTCAACGTATTGAATATTAATTATGACACTAGAGGAAATAGAAGAAAGATTTGAGATATGTAGACGCTGCCCAATATGTGACCAAGATAATGGATTATGTAATGGGCATTTGTATCTAAATCCAAAGAATAATGATATAAGTATAAGCCCTAAAGAAGGGTATATAAAGGGATGTGGATGTTTACTAGAGAAGAAGATTCCAAACGAAAAGAAACATTGTCCAGCAGGGAAATGGTAATCTATGGAACTCCTATATTATATAAACCAGATAAGCATTATATACTTACTGTCCAAAATATAAATAGGGAAACAAAGGAGGAAGATATGATATGGAAATGGATTAAAGCAATATTTACTAAACCTTTAACAATATTGAAAAGTATATATTTCAATATATTCGGAATAAATCAAGATTTGACAACCAAAAGATTAAAAATTTGTGACGCTTGTTCCCATAAATTACAAACATCTGTTGGGGAAGTGTGCGATGAATGTGGTTGTATATTAGAGAATAAAACAAGAATTGAAGATGAACATTGTGATTTATGTAAATGGTAAAATGAATTATGGAAACTTTAAGAACAGAATTAAACAGTAACGAAAAACTAGCACTATCATTAACTGGAATGGAAGGTACGGGAGAACATTTTATTTTAAATGGAGAAGCTGCAGACCAAACATTATTAAGAGAAAAACAAGAGAAGTTTAATACCTCAGTAGATGAGTTAGAAGATAAATTCTCTAAACATAATCAGGCACTAGAGGATTACGCTAAATCATTATCTAACGATATGAATGGAGTTGAAATTATGCCGATGTATGGGTATGCATTAATTAAACCCTTTGAACAAAACCCATTCCAAAAAATAAAAACTACTAAAAGCGGTCTTATTACTGATTTAGGTGGATTTACTCCTACTTATAAATCTAATGAGACTGGAGAAATCGAAGAAGAACAACAATTTATTAAAGTAGGAACTGTGATAGAAGTAGGACACAAGTGTGAGTTCTTGAAGCCTGGAGATATTGTATTTTATACAATAGCTAGTGAATGTATGGTTCCATTCTATAAACTAGGATTTGTAGTAGTTAATGAGAATAGAATCATGGCTGTAGTTAATGAGAAACTAACTGAAAGAAGAGACGAATTGAAGCATGGAAACAATTGATGAAAAAGTTTATTTTAAGCCTGGGGATTGTGTTACTTTACGGTAGTGTAAAGTAATGCACTCTCCAGTTATGCTTGTTCTAAGAAGAGAAGCAGCTTTATTTAAAGATAACCAAGGATTACGAGGACTAAGATGTAGATGGTTTACTGATTCTGGATTAATGCAGGAAGCAGTATTTAATACAAAGGATTTAATTAAAGTAGAAGAGTAATGGCTAATTAGGAAGAATTACAGAAGGCATTCATGGCATACTTGATACAAGATGCCCAAGCACAAGGAATACAATTACAATCAGAGCAAGATTTATAGGCTTACGCTGAGTAGCTTGGAGAAGATGGAATCAAAGCCAAGTATCAAGAATTTATGTAGAAGATGCAAGGCGGAGTTATGGCTAGACTTGGAGCTAAACTAGAATACTATAAAAAATTAAAAGGAGTATGCCCAGAAGGAGAGGAACTTGTTTATTTTAAACAGGGAGGAAGAATCTGCAAAGCTTGCCAAAAAGCATAGAAAGGAACTAAGGTTACTAAGAAAGCTAATGAAGTTGACAAGTTCAAAGCTGGAAGAGCTTAGTATAAAAAGGATATGAAATCTGCAAAGGATGAAGCGTCCAGAGATTCCGTATCAATTAATAAATATAATGACCAGGAGGTTATGGCGAACAGGGGACACAAGGGAAATTTCAAAAATGGAAAATGGGTTCCAGATAGAACAAAGTATGCTAAGAAGGATGCTTGTGGTTCTAAAATGAAAGTAAGTAAATGCGGTTCTAAAATGAAATAAAAAGATTAAAGATGTTAATGTTAATGATTGATGAGTATGAATGTATTTAATTATAACACTTTAACTAAATAGTTAGAGATAAATGAACCAGAGCTTCTTCTAGTTAAAGAGTTTAAGGCTTTGATACAGAGAGATAAATCTGTTGACAAGGAACGAGTAACTAGAGAATTGTCTTACATTTATCTAGCTATTGATTGGAAGAGTCCTTATAGCCAATATTCAGAACATGAAAGACATGATGAAGCTATTAGTGACTCTGGACTATCTGAATCCGAATTTAATGACCCGTTATTCAGGGAAGCCTGTAGAAAATACCGAGCATTGTAGGATTCTAACAAATCAATAAAACTTCTAGAAGCAGCTAAAAGAGCAGCTGACTAGTTTATTGATTATTTTGATACTATAGTAGATTTAAATGAACGTGATAATAATGGCAAACCCGTCTTTCAAGCTGAAAAGGTAATGAAAGAAATGGCTACTCTTCATAAAGTTCATGAAGAATTAGTAACACTAGAAGAGCAGGTTAAGAAAGAGCTTACAGAACAATCTACTGTAAGAGGTGGAGCTACAGACGGCTTTGACCCAGGAGACTTTTAATTATGCCTAGAAAGAAAAAAATATTACCTGAAGAAATCTAGAATATAGTAGATTAGGTAAGAGAGAAAGAACAAAAAGAGGATGCCAAAGAAGCTAGAGAACTAGTATAGAAGATAAGAGAGGAAAGAGGCAAAAATGCTGATTATTGGGATGTAAAAAGAGGAGATAAGATAGAGGTATTTGACCCTACTTTATCTTATGAAATAACTGGATATAGACCAATAGATGAAACACATGGTCTTGACTTCGACCCAGATTGGTTTACTGAGACCAGAGAAGTGTATAGAAAAACTGGAAAGTATTGTCCATATCTAAAAGATAGTAAGAGATATAATGAGTTTTGGAAGGAATAGTATAGAAGATGTAAATATGGAATGACTGTTAATGGTTATACAATTACTGGAGATAACTATTTCTTCCTAAACTTCTACTAGCTTCCTATTATTGATGATAACAAGGCATCTGGAGAAGGAACAAGTAGTGACTTTCCTATATTTTTCGCATCTCATTATATGTTCTTTCATTATCTATAGATGGCTAGAGTTCTGCATAAACACGCAGCTCTTATGAAAGCTCGTTCTATTGGATTCTCTGAAATAAATGCATCCTTATCTGCAAGAATGTATTCAGTAATCAGAAGAAGCAGAGTAATGATTACTTGTTTTAATGATACCTTCCTTAAAGGTACTTTTAGTAAGTTTGATAATGCTTTAACATTCTTGAATACTTGTACAGGAGGAGGATTCTTCAAACTACGTTTGATTGACCAAGACTTAAGAAAGAAGTCTGGTAAACAGATTAAGGTAAACGGACAGTTTGAGGATGTTGGATTTAAATCAGAAGTAGTTGGAATAAATGGAGCTAAGGCATCTAATATTCGTGGAGACCGTGTTGACCTATTAATATATGATGAAGCGGGGTCTTGGCCCGGACTAGATACTGCTGTAGTGCAGGGACAAGAGCTTTGTGAAGTTCAGGGTAAACCTCGTGGAACAATGTTATTTGGAGGTACTGGTGGTGATATGGGTGCTCCATTAGCAGGTCTTAAGAAGATATATTACAATCCAAAAGCTTACAAGGTTCTTCCATTTAGACACAATTATACACAGGACGGAACTACTATTGAAAGTGGGTTCTTCATTCCATATTTTGTCTAGTCTCTAAATTCAGAATACATGGACCATAGAGGTGTATGTAATACAGTAGAATATAAAAAGTATCTATAGGAAGAGCGCGACAATTTATTAGCAGTTCCAGACGACTATCTAAAGAAGTGTGCCGAACGATGTTGGAATGCAGAAGAAGCATTTAATCTTGAAGGTGTTAACAAGTTCAACAAGATTCTTATTGCGGACCAGTTAGCTAATATAAGACTTAAGAAAATAGGACCAAGACCAGAATCTGGATACATAGACTACTTCTATAAAAATAATAAACACACCTAGGATAATATAGATGGTTTTAAATGGATTCCTAATATTAACGGAAAAGTAAAAATACTTGAACATCCTGTATGGTCTGATTTGTATAAAGAGTAGATGGATAAACTTAGATAGGAAGCTGAGGAAAGGGGAGAAGAATTTGAATCTCCAGCGTACAAAGAAATGCATGATTTATATGTTGCAGGAATAGACGGTATTGATATAGGAGCTAGTCAAACTTCAAAAGAAACAAGAGATCCTTCTGATTTCTGTATAACTATAAAAAGAAGAGCATTTGGTCTAAACGAACCGTAGTATGTTGCTATGTATAAAGACAGACCTAATGACATTAGAGAAGCCTATAAAATAGCTATGTGTTTAGCTAGATACTATAATTGTAGAATAAACATAGAAGCTACCCGTGTAGGTATGATTACCTGGGCTAGAGAAAAGGGTTGTTTAAACTACTTTATGAAAAGACCTAGAGCTACTCTAACAGACGTCAAGAATGGAACTACTAAATAGTACGGAACACCCGCTACCAAAACTATTATAGAACAACATACTGATTTGACGGCAGCCTTTATTGAGGATTTCTGTCATACTATATGGTTTGAAGAAATGTTAGACCAATTTACTGGATATAATGATGAGAATAAAGGTAAATTCGATATTGTAGCCGCTGTGGGAATGACAGAATTGGCAGACTAGGAATTGTCAGGAAGATAGCCAGTGCTTGTTGAAAAAGAAGTTGAACAATTCCAAGATTATGGTTATTATTACGACGAGAGAGGAATCAAAAGATTTGGGGTTATACCAACTTCTAAGACTTTTGAAACTAACATACAAAAAAATGAATACGATGACCCATACAGAATTGAAACAAGTGATTCTAGGTTATATGAGAGACTTGTACAAAATGGAATACGTAGGTGGGCTTGAAATTCAGAACCTAGATCCAGTTGGTTATAAGGTATCGTTTAACTTTGATAGGTCAGAGATGCCTTTAGTCATTATAGCTGATTTACCTGATGAAGAATTTCTCCCATTTATAAAGGAAGAATTAAGAAGTAGGAAGTTACAAAGAGTTAAATACTATAATGCAACTAAACTTCCTCCAGAACAGCATAATTTATGTTATGAAAGAAAAAGAACTGATAGACAAGACGAACGAGGCTATTGCGGAGCTTGTATATGATAAGTACGAATTATAGAAAGCCTATAATTACTACAACGGAAAGAGAGACCCAGAATAGTTTCGTTACCTGGAAGAAAACTTCGGAATAGGTAGTCCTACTTCTGTAGAATTTACACCGTTACTAAAGAAGCACGTAGATGCTCTAGTAGGGGAATATCTAGGAACCCCTATCCTTCCGAAGATTTCTTGTAAGGATTCAGATACCATTAGTAATATCACTAGAGAAAAATAGTTGGAAATAACTAAAGGGATAGTTAAATTTCTTAGAGACCATTTAAGTAATTCTATTCTGAAATTTATCGACGGAAAAGATATTACAGATAAAGCCGTGAAGACTTAGTTAGATAAAATTATTCAAGACATTGATTAGTCTTTTATTTCTCAATATGAGATAGCTGCATAGAATATTATTCATTATATCATGCAGTCTAGAGAAACCGATTTAATAACTAAACTCCGATAGTTACTTACAGATTTATTAATTACTGGCTATACATTTTTCAGAGTAAAATCATCATCTTCTGGAACTAACATAGAAATAGAAGTTCTGAATCCTTTAAATACCTTCGTAGATAGGAATCCAGAATCTCCATATGTTAGAAATTCGTACAGAGTAGTAGTTAGAAAATGGATGAGTAAAAGCTAGATATTAGCTAAATACGGAAAAGAAATCTCTAGAGAAGATTTGAAAAGACTAAAAGATGAATGGAGAGCTGATAATTCAGCTGCAGTTTATAGAAGAGTTTATGGTGACACTTGTACTATAGTAAACGAAGATTAGAATCATGAAACTATTCCTGGATATCCAGATAATGAATATAGTGCTCATAGATTTTAGTTAATTCCTGTTTATGATGTAGAGTGGATAGAAACTGATGACGATTTTGTAATGTAGAGATACAATACCATTAGAATTGGAGAAGAAATATATATTCTGAGAGGTCTAGACAAGACTGTTATGAGGTCGAAAGATAATCCTAATTTCTGCTCTTTGTCTGTGAATGGGGTATATTTCTTAAATCGTTCTCAACAACCGTACTCTCTGATATTAAAGTGTGCACATCTACAGGATAGATATGACTTGTTAAATTATTATAGGGATAACCTGATAGCTAACAGCGGTACTGCTGGAGTAATCATGGATATGTCATTGCTTCCTACTAACCTAGGCGTAAAATGGCCAGAAAGAGTATAGAAATGGTTAGCATACAAGAAGGGTGGTATCATGTGGATTGATTCTACTTAGGAAGGGAGAAATGATGGAGCGCAAGCACCTAACTAGATATACAATGGATTTGATGATACCTTAAAAGCTTAGGCTGTATAGGCTATTGAATTAGCAATTCAATCAGTAGAACAAACTACATCATCTATAACTGGAGTATTTAGAGAAAGATTAAATGGAATAGAAACTCACGATGCTGTAACTAACATTAAGCAAGGTGTTACTAACTCTTACATAGTAACCAAGCATTATTTCTAGTAGATGGACCTAATCACTTGTGAAATATTATTGGATAGTCTAAACTAGGCTAAAATAACATATAAGAAAGGATTGACTGGTACTATTATACTTGGAGATAAATACTAGCAGATATTTACAGCGCTTCCAGAATATTTTACGGTTACTGATTATGACATCCATATAACTTCTAGCTCTGAAGTAATGGAAGATTTACAAACTATTAAAGCCATTATTCCAGAGTTTGTTAAGAGTCAGCAAATGGATCCTGACATCATATTTGAAGCACTAACTGCTAAGAGTCTTACAGACCTTAAATATAAGGTTAAGAAAGCAGTATAGATTCGTAAAGAAGAAAACAATTAGCTATAGCAGCTATAGGAAAAACTGGAAGAAACTTCACAATAGGCACAGCAGTTACAGCAAGAACTATAGAAAGCTTAGTAGAAGATAGAAAGTTTGGATGAATAGAGATTAGGATTAGAGTAGCAGAAAATGTAGTTAGAATATAAAGTTAACTGGCTCAAAGCTCAATCTGATTCTACATATAAAGATAGACAAATGGATATAGAAGAAAAGAGAACTGAAATAGAGTTAGCTTAGCTTCATGATGGAAATCCATATAATGACAAAATAAGACAAATACATTAATATGGCAACTGGAACAATTGTATATAATAAGGATTAGCAATAGATTTATCCTATTTCAGATGGTTCAGTAATTATTAGTAATGCTTCTGGTTCCAAATCAAATGTGGAAGAAGATTTAAAGAAACTATTTAAATAGGTGTCAGACCTTTCTGGTTCTAGTGAAGCGGTAAATAATATTATTATTAAGATTCATTACTTACCTGCTGACACTGCTGAAGAATCTGAGATAAAATTATCTACTAAATAGTGGACTGATACTTTTGAACTTCCAACTGAAGAGAATCCATACATCTGGAAAAGAACTAAATTTACTTTCTAGGGAGCTGACGAATCTCAGGGAACTACTATTTATGAGATTGTAGCAAGCGATGTTTCTACTATTATCTAGAATATATACACTAGAACTGAGGGAATAACTCCAGTTATTGAGTATAAGCAGAAAACAGATGAGGATGGAAATCCTCTATATGTAGATTCGGAAGGACATGAAACAACGACTGTTACTCCAACTAAAGTGTATGACTATAATTATTATTGGAATGGAAAACCAGCTGGTAAGTTAAATAGTCTACCACCGACCCCTAAAGGTTAGTCATATACATGGACAGACTATCCTCAAGATATTAGTTTATCATTTAGTTCAGTTTTTATGTCTAGACGTATACGACAAGAAGGTAAGTGGAAACCATTTTCTACTCCTGCTCAATATGGTCAATGGCCTACTACTGAGTCTTAATTATTATAATATGGAATTTAGTATTGATATACATACCCAGATTAACGGGGAAATAACTATTGAAGACTTTTCAAAGGAATATGGATAGTATATTGATGAAGATTTAGAGGTAGTAACTTCCTATGATTCTTATAAGTATAGTGAAAGTGCTACCCTAAATACTATCATAAAAGTTAGTATAGGAGATGCTACTTTGATAGACGTACTTCTCAATGACCATACAGAGGATTTAGACTCTTGTACATTTAAGGTGAAAGAAGATGGATATTATGTAGTAGACCACATAATTCTTCCTAATATGAAATGGTATGAAAATTCATCTGATGAATACAAGGAGTATTATGAAACTATCTATATAACTGATGGAGAGAAACTATATAAAGAAGTAGATGGAGAGCTAGAGGAATGTACTGTAAAAGAAATCCTTGAAAGAAATATAGAAGGGACTACTATCAAAAAATGTAAGGTAGATGTGTTCTTTACAGGAAATCTGCAATAGTGTTATATTAACTACTGTAAGAAACTCTTTGACTCTTTATTAAATAAGTGTTTAACTAGAGAACATGATGCAGATATATTTGCAAGAGATTTTATCTGGATGACACTTAACATTATAGATTATTTAATAGGCTTTAAACAATTCATGGAAGCTGAAAGATTGTTAGCAATGTTCCGTACTTGCGGTGGATTCTGTAACAATCACCATGAACATAAACGTATAGGTTGTGGATGCTCTTAAAAGAAAGGCTATTAAAAGGTATGAGGATTTCCTTAAAAGGGTTAGAAAGGGATATAGACCAGATTATTAGGATATTTTGAATCTAATTTGTTTTATTAACCTACCCGTAAAATTAGATAATCACGAATTTATTAAATAGCAATTATTGAATCATAATGATACAGCCTATTTATACTTCGGTAAGCAATGCTGATATAAAGCCTTGTGGAAAGAAAGGACATTTAATAAAAAGTGAACCTATACCTCTCCTAAGAAACAACTATCTTGGAGAATATAGAACTGAATTAGAAAGAGCTAAGGTTAGAAAGAATCTAGGTATTGCTGATGAGTAGAGTCTTCTTTGGGGAAATATAGAAGGAACTATAGAAGCCTAGAAAGATTTAGTATAGTACATAGAATAGAAATGGACTTATACTAGTGATGTTGCAGAGAATATCAATACTGTAAAAGATGCCTTAGATTATGCTTTATTCTTTATAAGTTAGTACGAAGCTAATACAGAAGAAATAGAGGAGATAAAAGTTGATATAAGTAATATCAGAACTTCTATTACTGTACTTAAGGAAGAACTTGAAGAAGAAATTGAATCTAACAGAACTGGCATAAACAATCTTTCTGAGAAAATAACCTAGATTAATGAGGCAATAGAGGATATTAACGAGTCTATCAAAAATATAGATGTTGACAAAAACATCTAGAATTGGATAACTAATAGTCTAAGAAACTCCAAAACCATAGAAATAAAGGATGATAATACTCTAGAAGTAATTCTATCTTAGTAGGAGGATAATGCAATACATCTGATTCAGTAGGAAATTCCTCCAGTAGAGGAGGAAGGAGAACCTTCCACAGTAGTTCTACCTGGAATATATGTAAAAGACCTGGAACCATCTCTAACAGAGGTAAAGGAAGAAGTTAAGGGAGTATAGGAAGCTTAGAAGAACACTGATTCTAAAGTAGATTCTAATACTGAGAATATCACAAATATATAGACAAGTTTAGAAACTATAGCTACTTATCAAACTGAACTTCCAGATGATACTACTTCTACTGTTATTCAAGGAACTACAGTTGAAAAATTGAAAGGAAAGCCGTTTAATGAGATTATAGACACTCTATTATTTCCTACTGTTGTTAGAGATTTGGTTTATCCTTAGTTGTATTATAGCTTCACCTCTTAGATTGTGGAGGTAGGATCCGCTTTACTTACCCCTACTTTAACATTTATAAAAAATGATGCTGGAGAGGAAACTGGTAGAGAAGAAACTATTACCTATAATGATTCTCCTGTAGAATCTGAAACATATGATTCTATCGGTGTTTATGTGCATTCTGGTACCGTAAATTATGCTGCTGGAGAATATCTTATTAACAACAAGGGAGAGGTTACAGACAAGAGGGTGGAGGCTGGTTCAATATCAACTACAGCATAGGTGACTGCTACCTACCCTTGGTATTCTGGTAATACAAATAGTTTAATCAAATAGAGTCTTGTCCCATTTGGACAATCTTCTGGAATTATTACATTTTCATTAAGTGGAAAGGCTATTATAAAATTACCTGGAAGTAATACTTAGCTAAATTCATTTACAGTAGATGGAGGACTAGGATACCTAAATGTTGATTTAAGTGGCTGGGAAACTTCTACTGAATAGATAAATGGATTTCCTTATAAAGTATGGACTAAGAAGGATACTTATTCTTCAGCATTGCCTCATCAAATTAACTTTACTTTATCACAATAATGGCATTTAAATATACAGGTGATGCTACATTAGGCGTTGCTTTAACCGTAGAAACTCCTAAACCTCTTGATAATAGAACAGTAGTCGATAATTTAGACGAATTATATTCTATTCCGGAGAAATATGCTTATCAAGGCATGACCGTTTCAAATATAGATAACGGAAATATTTATATGCTAGTAGATAAGTCTAAGATTAAATACAAAGAAGGTTGGAAAGCTTCTTATGAATCTATTTAGATAATCACCTGTACAGAGGCTGAATATAAGGAATGGTCTGAAAATACCACAGAAGATTTTAAACCTATAGACGAAAATAAAACATATCTTCATGCAGAAACATATTATTATATATATGAAGACAGCCTAGATGATGATTAGTTTTATTTATCAGCAGAATGGGGTAAAAAGATAGAGGAATAGTTGAAATAGAAAGCTCTAAATACTACTGTCGTACAGATTAGAACGGATTTAGACTAGACAATCTCTAACCTTTCCAAGTATGCTACTCTTGAAGAGTTAACTGAGAATTATGCCCCTAAAACTGATCTAGATTTAGAGGACCCAGAATCCTTGTTATCTAAAGCCTTATCTAACCATTATACTAAGGAAGAAACTGATGACATATTTGTTACCAAAGAAAGTCTTAGAGGAGAAGGAATGGAAGGAGATGATTTTGTCTTTGTTACAAAGAAATAGTATGACGAAGACCAATAGGCTATTCAAGATGAGCTAGATAAGACTTTAAAGGTAGATGGAGATGGTTCCCTAGAAAGTATTACTGTAGGATAGATAAAGTCTCCAGTAGTAGAAGGAGAGGATTAGCTAGTAGTAGATGTTAAATCTGATGGGTTGTTTGTTGGAGAAGACCAATTCGCAATGATGTCAGATGTTCCTAATCTGGTTACATTAACTGAAGAGGAATATTTAAAACTAGTAGAAGAGGAGGCTATAGAACCTGACACATATTACTATGTGTATGATGTAACAAATGATGCTAAAGTTTATATTACTAAGGAGTACTTAGATCAAAATTACCATACTACACATCAGTATTAGTCCTGGGTTGCCACTAATTATTATTCAAAGACATAGATTGATGAAATTGTTTCTGGTTTATAGAAACTAGGAAGCTACGTTACTACAGAAGATATTAAAGCATACTACACTAGCTCGTAGGTAGATGAAAAGTTTCTTACAAAAGAAAATGCTCAATCTACATACGCCACTCAATAGTCGTTAACTGACCTTTCCGATTAGATAGCAGAGGAGTATGTGACAAAAGAAAGTTTGAGAGGAGATTCTCCCGAAACCGGTGATGACGATTTTATATTTGTTACCTAGAAGAAATATTAGGAAGATTAGGATGCCGCTTCTAAGGAATTTAGCACAGAGCTTCTAAAATCAACCTCTATAGAAACTTCTGATATTACTATTTAGAAAATTGTCGAAAAAGAAGTACAATAGGGAACAACTGGAGAAAGTTCAGAAGATGAAACAACTGAACAGACTATTGAAAGTTCTGTTAAACTTACTACAGAAGACAATAGATTATTAGCATCTGGAAAGCAAGTTGCTCTTACAGAAGAGGTTCCTAAATTGGTATGTCTTCCACAAACAGATTATGATGACTTAGTTGAAAATAATAAGACAGAGAACGATACGTACTATTGTACTTATGGAGAAAAAGATATATAGGATACAGGATATGTCAGAAGTGAATATCTGACAGAACGCTACTATACAAAAGCTGAGGTGGAAGAATTAATAAAGGCTGCTGTAGACGAATTGTAGAAGAAAATAGATGCAATATAGCCTGGTTCTGGTAACGTACAGGTAGATGGAGAAAATAAACAATTAATATTTTAAATAGTATGGGAACAATTTGGGTTGAAGGGTAGTTTAAGAACTCAGCAAAACCAGTAAAAGTTGTTGGAGGAAATGTAGGAGGATCTGGAATAGACCCAGATACATTAAAGAACTACGCTACCAAGGCTGAACTGTAGAAAGCTGTTGAAGACTTAACTGCCTCCATAGAAGGAATAGATCATAATGTAGAAGAAGAAACTTTAATAATACAATAATATGGCAGCTATCAAATCTATAAAGGTTAGAGAAACCGTATATGACTTAAAGGCTACCTATGATGGCTCTGGAAATGTTATAGATTAGACATATGCAAAATCTAGTGCCATTCCAACTAAAGTGTCCTAGTTATAGAATGATGAAAATTATTTAAAGGAACACTAGGATATAAGTGGTTTAGCTACTAAACCGGAGTTGGAAAGTAAGGTAGATAAAGAATTAGGAAAAGGACTTTCTGAAGCTAATTACACAGAAACTGAAAAACAGAAACTTAGTGGTATTGCAGATAATGCAAATAATTATGTACACCCAACTACTTCTGGAAATAAACACATACCTGCTGGAGGAGCACTTGGATAGATTTTAACCTTTTCTGAAGATGGGACTGCATAGTGGGCAGATACTAGTACTAAGTTAAAGAAACAATTTGATGCTCTTAATACTGCTTGGGAAGAATTACAAAAAGAGCAATAGAGTCTAAGCAAACAAGTCACAGAGTTAAGCAGTAACGTAGACTTATACTCTTACGGAGTAGAATGGGATATTACCGTATTTTCTCCTATCCTTACTAGAATAGGAAACCCACTGTTACATAAATCCCTTCCTATTTAGTCTGCTTACAGAGGATGTGTAGCAAATAACGGTGCGGTAAATTACTATTTATATCCAGACGATTGGGCTTACAAAGAAGATGGAAATACTCCTTCTGTGCTTGATGGAACTGATGGAACTGTAAGAGTCCACACTCCTAAATTTTATGGTAAATCAGGCTCTAATGGAAATAAAAGATGGGTTAGAATTTCTCTAGTAAAGCTTGATGATTCATGGATAGAAATACCAGAACTATTAATTGACGCATATAGAAATACCGTTGATAATACTGTGTCAGCAACCCCTAAAGCTGTGTCTGTGGTCAATACTACAGAAGCATTTAGAGGTGGTGGAAATAGAGCACAATTCGATGAGTATCTAACTACTGAACTTGATACCAAAGATGCTTTTAGAAGCGATTTAGGAAAACCTAGAACTAATGTTTCTAGAACTAATATGAGAACTTATGCTACAAATGCAGGTTCTGAATTATTATGCTATGAATATTATAAATGGATATTCTACTGGAACTATGTAATAGAATATGCTAACTTTAACTCTCAGGCTGCCTATAATGCCGAGCTTACTTCTGATGGTTATCGTCAAGGAGGACTTGGTCCTGGAGTTACAGACTGGAGTAACTCTGATACAAGTTGGTCTGAATATAATGGAACCTATCCTATTACTCCATGTGGTTATTGTAATGATATTGGTAACTTCACTGGAATCAAAGATTTAGTTATTCCAGAGTGTACTGCAACAAACGGAACAGGTACAGTAGCGACTAAGACATTTAAAGTTCCAAGATGGAGAGGTTTTGATAATCCATTTGGAGATATTTGGACAAACCTAGATGGAGTAGTTATTCAAAGAACTGCGGCAAATGAAATCAGTAGTGTATATACTACCACAAACAAGGAAGAGTTTACTGACGTAATTGGCAATAAGACCGTAGCAGGATACGAGGTAGCGCAAGATGGATACATTAAAGAGCTTGACTTGGGAGAGACAGCAGAGATTATACCATCTTCTTGTACTGGAGCCTCAGCTACAACTTATATGTGTGACTACCACTCTTGCAACGCTACCTCTACAGCGCTTCGCACGCTGCTGGTGGGCGGCTACGCGTCTGATGGCGGCAATGCGGGTCTCGGCTATTTCTTTTCTAACCGTGTCGTCGGCTTTGCCTCTTCCACTGTCGGGTTCAGGACTCTAAACAGAGTATCTTAAGATATAAAATATAGAAATCGATTTAGATATAAATCGTAGGATATTACTTCTAAAAACCGTTGATTGGCAAAAAAGAACTGCTAGTAGGCAGCAACGCGAATAATGGCAGCAATGCAGGTCTCAGCTATTTCAATTCTAACAATGGCGTCGGCTTTGCCGATTCCATTGTCGAGTTATTATATATTTAGAACAATTTATTTTATTTTTTTTTAGTTTGCTAAGTAATATCCTTGCCTCTAGGCAAAAGACAACGTAGTGTTAAATGAAGGGTGTTAGTAGGTTAAATCTCGAAAGCTTCCGATGAAATATATAAAAATTGAAACGTGTAGGATATTTGCACGAACGAGTGTATGATTTGAAAAACATCGAATTAGCTGATGATAAGGCTAGAAGAAATAAATCAATTCGATGTGGTATTAAGTAGCATGATAAGAATAGATTAGAAGAAAATAAGGAATTATCAGACAAATTAAAATAGCTAATCTATTAGACTTCTGAATATAGTACATTTATAATATATGAGCCTAAAGAAAGATTAATCTTTAGACTTCCATATTACCCTGATAGAATCACTCATCATGCTATAATGAATATTATGGAACCTATCTGGACCAGCATTTTTATAGATTAGACATATTCCTCTATAAGAAATAGAGGGACTCATAAGGTAGAGTATGATTTATTCAAGGTATTGTAGAAATACCCAGATGAAACTAAATACTGCCTAAAAATGGATATAAGAAAATTTTATCCATCTATAACACATGACATCCTGTATGAGATGTTGTAGAAGAAAATAAAGGATAAGAAACTGTTAAGTCTATTGAAGGAAATAATATATTCAGCCAAAGGAGTTCCTATTGGAAACTATCTATCATAGTTCTTTGCAAATTTATATCTGACATATTTTGACCACTGGATAAAAGAGGAGTTAAAATGTAAGTACTACTTTCGATATGCTGACGATATTGTGATTCTTGGTAATGACAAGAATTATTTGAGAAATGTATTAGTATCTATAAAACTGTATTTGAAACAAGTTCTTAATTTAGAATTAAAACCTAACTACTAGATATTTCCAGTAGAAAGTAGAGGAGTAGATTTTGTAGGCTACAAATTTTATCACACTTACGTTCTATTAAGAAAATCTATAAAAATGAGAATGTTTAGGCTTATAAATCTATATAAGCAAAATAAGATTGATAAAGAAGAATTGGAAAGAAGAATGAGATCTTATTTCGGCTGGATGAAATTCTGTAATTCTAAGAATTTGTTGAAAAAGATAGAAACTTTGACTGGTTTGAAGTTCTCAAATTGGAATGGAAAGGAAGTCAATATATCTAAGTTTTATAATAAGTATATTCATATCATAGAGGTGGTTGATTATCATAGCCATTTCAGAGTGCACTTTATGTATAACAACAAACCCTATTATTTTAAAAGCAAGAATAAGAAATTATATTATTCTTTGTTTAGATACAAATTTCCTATAAATTTTAAAGTAACACCTCATGTTAGAACCAAAGAGAATACAAATGAACGTTTGTCCTTAGGTAATTCAAAAACTTGGCAACGGTACTTATTATTATAATTATGATATAAGAGAAGTTGAGGCTGAAGTTGAAATACTAGATGAGAAAGACAGTACTAAATTTGAAACTTAGTACAATTTCATCTAGGTTTTACTTAATGGACAACCTAATTATAAGGATTGCGTAAGAGCTATTATTAGAAGTTTTATAACCATAGATGAAGAATTTGATTTAATCAACTCGTATAATAGTTATACAAAAAACCTTAGCACAGATTCTTCTATCATAACAGATTATCAAGAATATCTTACTAAATTAATGGATATTAAAGACAAAGTCAAAAAAGATTTTGGACTTGTGAATAAATAATTTAAAATTGTTAAGTATTATACTTTACAATATTAAAAATCTAATAAATGGAAAATTACAAAAATTTAAATTTCTCCGCTGAACAAATAAACCAAAAGCTAGCTTGGGTTGGAGATAAGTCTAAGTTAGCAACTACATTATAGGAGACTCCTGTAAACTAGATTATGTTTACTAAAGACTAGAAAACTTTAAAAACTATCATAGACGCAAATAACTAGATAATTACCGTAGAGACTAATGATATGATAACAGAACCTGGGTCTAAATTGGAGTCTTGGAATGTATATGTGGACCACTTACTCTGCATAAACTCTATATCTTGTGAAGGAACAATGTGTTCTCATAATTATGTTGAGTTAGGTAATGGCTCTAAAAAGGATATCAATTTAAATGGTTTATACTTATTATACACAGATTGTTCTAAGAGATTAGAATCTGACATTGGGTATGTTTGGCAATATCTCCCATTGACTGGAGTTATCAAGGCAGGGTCTACTTTTGTTATTAGGGAAAGCAAACTAATACAATTAAAGGTAGTATGATAAAAGTAGACTCTTATGATATGGAGTGGGATATAGAATTTAAATAGAATAAAGCTGCCTTCTATTTATGTGCTGGAGATTCTTTTAAACCCTTATTAGAATCTAATAGCCTTGGCAATCCTTGGGAAGCTAATTTAATTGGGTATATTGATTCTTGTGGATTTGGAGCAGAAGCACCAGCAGAGGGGAATTCTCCTTTGCTGGTTAATGATAATTGGAATGATATTATCTTTGTTAGATGGTTTATGTTTGAAACGGCTAAACAAGGTACTAAAGCTTTTGCTAAAAGAAAAACTAAAGATTTATGGACTTATATAGATTTAACTAAGAATACTACTAAAGCAGGAAATAGTATATAGTATTATTATAGTGACAATATAAAGTTAAAATATGCTCTTAAAGCTTCATATCTAGGTAAAGATTTCTTTACTATATCTACATTATTTAGATAGGATATTCCTAATTATGTAAATTTAACTTTTGGAAGATAGGCAACCGACTCTGGAAGTGGTGCAACTAGATGCTTCAACTGGATTTCTGTTGGATATTATGATGAATATGTGGAGATAAGAAAATAGGGAGAAGAGTGGTCAAAACATTATTCTATAATTGAAAAAGATAGTAGTAATACTGCTAACATTAATAAGTTTATAAATTATTATAAAAGATATAAATGGATTGCTCCAGATGGGACTTTTGTTACTACTCATAAATGTATTATAGATAAATTAACAGCTGGAACTTATGAATATCGAATTAGAAGAGATAATTCTAATTATTCAAGTAAAATTTATATTTTTAAAGTATTAGGGGATTCAGAAGTAACTACTTTTAGTTATATTTAGACTTCTGATTAGCAGGGATTTAATTGGCAAGAATATCAAGCTTGGAAAAAATCTTCTTATATGATAAGTAAAGAACAAAATATTGAATTTACTATCAATACAGGAGATATTACTCAAAATGGTAATAGAGTTAGCGAATGGTTAGATTATTATGATGGTAGAGAATACTTAAATAATCTCCCAGAGATGTTTACTGTTGGAAATAATGATTTGTGTGGAAAAGATTTCTCAGAACTAACAGATGGAGAGGTAAATACTTCAAAATATAATCATATCAATGTTTTAAGATATTTTACTTTTGAAATGGATCCAGATAATCCATGTTAGGTTACTTGGGAGGAAAATACTTATCCTATTTATTCTACATATTCATTTAATTATGGTAAATATCATTTTGTATCTTTAAATTCTGAATATGCTCAAGCTTCTAGTAAAATGTATAAAAATAAAGATATTGATTCTGATAAAGGAGATATTACATTTGCTCAAGCTGTAAATGCGGCTATTGAAGAATGGTTTATAAAAGATTTAAAATCATGGAAACAAACTGAAGAATTTCCAACTGGCTGCGAAAAATGTATTGTTTACACTCACGATGCCCCATTTTCAATAGTTACCTATGATTTTATGAATACTAGTACTACTGCTAGAGCCGGTTCTAAATTAAATACTATAAATAATAATGGAACTTATAGATTTTCTAGGCTCTTTAAAAAGATGGGAATTAGATTAGTAATGGCTGGTCATAAACATACTTATGGAATAAGCAAACCTATCTATGATGCACCTATTGAGTATCTAGAAGGTAATAAGGCTAGTTCTGCAGTAGACATATTGTCAGGAGAAATTACTACAGATATGTCTAGAAAACCTGTTATTTAGGTGCTACGACAAGATTAGGTATAGGTAAATAATTTTGCTAGATACGAAGTTGTAGAAAATATTACAGCTCCGACCTATGTAACTTGCTAGGCAACTGGATATAAATTAATCTCTAATAAAGAATAGCCATCTGGGGATGCTTATAGAATACCTTGGTTGCTGGCTTACTTTCCCGCAGCTACTAGTTCTTCAAATCCTAAAGAAAATACTGCATAGCATAAGCCTATGTACATTAAATATGATGTGTCCGATACTAATATAAAAATAACCGCAGTCTAGATAAACGGAATTTGGGAAGTAGACTCAAGCTCAACAAAATATGATTTTAATAATTAGATAGAAAACCTTACTATTGATAAAATGACTTTGAGCACTTCCACAGAGGAAGATTTAGCTATATATAGTCCAGACAATCAAAATTTTTATACCCTTAAATTATAGTAAAAATGATTTTTCGTAATGGGAAGTTAGTTACTCAAGTCTTTAAGACTATATTAAAAGGTAGAGATCTTAGGATATATGATTCAAATGGATTTATTTTAAGAGATATAAATCAAACAGTTCTTAATTTTAAAAAAGAAACTGACAAAAAAATAGGAGCCATATATAAAGGGTCGTAGTTAGTCTGGCTTACCGTATATGACGCTGTTAGAAGCTGTTTTGGTAGCGGAACTTGGCTACAAGATAGACCTTGGTTAAAAGATGATTCATGGAAAAATAATTGATTTGTAAAAATGGCAAAATTTGAAAATTTACCTAATCAGATTACAGATTTACTGACAGAGTGGGATGGTCACTCTGGAATGGAGGTCGAGGATTTTATTTGCCGAAAAATAGAAAAAGTAGAAGGATAGGACATAACTGATATGTCTTATGACTCAGCTACTAGTATGCTTACTCTTCTAAAGAGTAATGGAGAGAAGGTAGAAACTGAAGTATCAGTTATTCCTCCTACTTATTCTTATGGTATAATGGTATATGGGGTGATGTTGGACAATAAGTCTGATAAGATATATACTGAGGCAAATGGCTCTTTGTTAATGCAGTACAATTCAGACAGAAATGTTAAGGTAGGTATTGCTATGTATGCTGTTGCTACAACTTCTGTAACAACAGATAGAATTGGACCTTTTAATGTCAAGATTAGTTATGGAACTTAGTCAGGAACATTTAGAGTAAATAATATTAAGTATAGCTAGTGTATTATAGATCCATCTACAGGTGCTATAACAGGAGTTAACATACCATCAGAGAATTTAATAAATACCTTAGCTTGGATTGATGTAACTAGCTTGTTTACTAAAACTTAGTCTGCTAAGAAGATTACAGCCCAAGTTGTAGATGACCCAGATGTGGAAGATACACTAGACTTACCAATCACTACAGAGGTAATTACGTTAAATTATAATGGTGAAATTGTATTAGGTAACAACCTAGTTAATTTCTCGCTTACTGGCGGAACTACTAGCAATTATCACCTAGAAGGTTTCAACAATGGAGCGTCTTTCTCTACTAGTGGTGGAGTTTTAAATTATTCTAGTCTAACATCTGGACTTAATCAATTAGCTGTTAGAGCAGTTCATAATACTGAAAGTTCAATCTACACTGATTACTTATATGTAGATATTATTTATACATATAACTGCTAGGATACTATAGTAGCTATCAATGGTGTAAGTAATGGTATAGCTAATAATGGTGTTGCTACTCTATATAAATTAACAGTATTTAGTCCCGATAATAGTTCGATGGCTATTACTACATATCTGGAAAATGAAATGCCAGATTCTGGAAGTATGAACCCCACTGAAATTATGAAGTATGAAATCATAGGAGCTTCTTCATATGACGAGCAGGGAGTATATGATACTTCATATAAGAAATATATAGAAATAAACAGTAGTGATTCTGAGAAATATCTAGTTATTAAGGTAGATGATACATATTATAAATTCTATACTGTGTTCACTAACAGTTTAGGACAGACTACTGCATATACTAGTAATTTCAAAACTATGAAAGTGGAAGCAGTAAATCCAGAATTTATATATTCTTAGGATGTTGCTCCATCTAAAAACTTTGACTAGATTGCAGGTTATCTAAATGATATTTTCGTCACAGATGAGTATGCAACTTTATCTAATCCAGCTACAGTGATTTCTACTCTAGAATCATCTGACGGATGGTAGGAAGAAGATGATCGTACTATATTTAAAGTATCTGCTCAAGATACTCCTATTCTTAAATCTCCTATAAGTCTAGGACTTGGAAATAACTTTACTATAGAGTTAGGATTTAAGACATATAATATTAGTGATGAAAGTAAGCCTATCGCTACTTTAGGAAATTTCCAATTAAGGCCTACGTAGTTCTGTTGGAATACTGAAGATAACGATTTATTCAATGCTAGAAACTCACAGTTCCAAGAAGGTGTAGAAACTCATGTGATAGTAACTGTATAGAAAGGGTTTGTAATATCTAAAAGCGATATTTACTATCCTAATTTCTTAGCCAGTTTCTAGGATGCCTTCGACCAAGCTGCTCCTACAACAAGTATAAATTTAGTTAGAATTTTTGTCAATGGGGTAATAGATAGAGAAATTTCTCTAACTGATTCTGAGCTTAGTACATTTACTTCTGCTGCTTTGTAGATAAATCCTACTACTGCTGATATAGATTTTTATCTATTTAGAGTATATAATAGTGTGGCTCTTACCTTTAATTAGATTCAGAAAAATTATCTTTCTTTCTTAAAGGAAAAGACTTCTAAGGAAGACTTCTATAATAAGAATGATATTCTAGGAACTAATGGAGAAATATCATTTGTAAGAGCTAATGAGAAATATAATACACTTGTTTATGTGTTCCCATAGGGAGCTAAGTTCCCAAATAGAGCATGGGGAGGAGAGGATAATGAAACTCCGCCGCAAGAAGATGTCCAAAAGAAGTCCCCAGTAACATTGTTTGTTAATTATGTAAATCAGGCAATTAATAATCAATACGGAGGTAGACTTACTTAGGGACAGGTTAAAGGACAAGGTTCTTCTGCAATGAGATATTTGATTTGGAATGTAACATATGCTCTTAATAAATTAAAAACTTCAGAAGGAGTAAAAATAAAGAGTCCGTTTATTCCATATTCTCAGCTCGATCCAGAGACTAATACATTTAGAGAAGATGCGTCTTCTACCAATGGTTATTATGTAATGCCTCCGTATGATGGACAGCAAGACACTACTGCTTATAAGATTACTAAGTTAGTTGGAAAGGTTAACTTTGCTTCTTCTATGCAATCTCATAAGATTGGTTCTTGTAAGCTATTTGATGATGCTTATAAAGAATCTAGAGGTAATCTAATATCTGGAGGATAGAAGGCTGTTCATGAAGAGCCATTCTTATATTTCTATTGGGAAACAGATATGGAAGATGTTTCTAATATCCAGCTAGCTGATTTAATAGACAATGATGAATCTATTAAATTTATGGGATTCCAAACTTGGGGTGCTGGTAAAGGAGACGATGCTTCAAGCGGATATGATGAAGATAAAACTCCCGAATATTTGATGCTTGAGGGTGGTGAGAATACTGACCCATCTGTCAACTTTAGACGTCCTTGGCAAGCTTTACAAAGAGTTACTGGAGTTCTCGGAGAGGATACTTATGGACTAACTAATCAACCCACAATTACTTATGCCAATTCTCTTCTTCGTCCTTGGGACAATCTTTTAATTGAAGATGAATCTGTAGTCTATGACTAGAGAGGAGCATGGGACATTGATTATGGTTGTGAAGAAGTGGAAAATGATAGTGGAAAGACTTACTTCCAATTTGCAGAATCAGTTCATGAATCTTTAAAAAAGTTTAGAGAATTTTATGATTTTGTATATGGACATGATTACAATATGACACAAACTAGTGCAACCAGTCCTTCTGGATGGGATGTTACTAGAAAGTACATTGTAACTGCAAGTAGCTGTACAATAAACCCAACTGGTCACAAGTCTGGAGACATTTATCGTTATGATGATATTAACGGGACTTGGGTATGCGCTGGAGTAAGTTATGAATCAGCTACTGGATGGGCTAGAGCAAACGTATACGAATTGGCTGGAACAAGTAGTACGTTAGGTATTCCTGCGGCTCTTGATTCAATCAAAGCAAACTTTATTACTGGAATAAAGAAATATATAGATGTAAATGATATTGCTTTCCACTAGGCTTTCATTAAATTTGTATCTGGAACTGATAATAGAGCAAAGAATACATACTTCCAAATTATTGGAAAATTAAGAGAAGCTAATGAGGAAGGAGAGTTTGTAGAAAATGGAAAAGGAGATTATTTAGTTAGACTTATTGGAGACGACTTAGATACCATTCTGGTAACTGATAACAACGGTCTTCAATCTAAACCTTATAATCTACTAGAAACTTCATATAGAGAATCTGACTCAGTTTACTGGGGAGATGCTAATAACATATTCTTCTATATGTTTGACCAATGCTTCGAGTCTGAGATTAAAACATATTTAGCAAGTGTTATAAATACTGCATTTAAGAATAGTAATAGTATGGAGGATAAATCTAACTACTTCTATAAAGTATTCTTTAATGTTTAGGAGACATTCCCTGCAGTAGCATATAATCACACTGCTAAGATATATTATGAGAACGCTCAAGCTATTAAGAACTCAAAAGTTCTTTCTTACTATGGTAATAATGAAATCGAACCAATAGAACAAAGTCACGGTTCTTGCTTAGCTTGTGAAAAGCAGTTCATGACTAAGAGATTCGCTTTCTTATCTACATATGCTCAAACATCATTGGGAGCTATTACATTAAGAACTGCAAGTTCTGCTGGTAGTGGTGATACTTTGAGATTAAGAATGGAGTTTGAACCATATCAAGATTGTTATCCTGTATATCATTACAATGGAAAGAATCTATATCTGTCAGACTTCTAGACTTCTAACTTTGATGCAATTAAGAATCTGGCATAGACTGGAAATGAATATGTTGCTTAGATTAATCAAGGAGACCCTGCAATCAATCAAGGTATCTATTTAACTACTCTGTACAAGAAATTAAATATCCTTGGTCTAAAGATGTCTACTATTGACGCAGACTTCTCAAGAGCTACTGAGTTCCAAATTGATAATGCTTAGCTAGATGACTATTCTAGTCTATTCCCAAGTGATTATCCAGATTTAGCAATTAGCTTGTTCACACCTTCATTCCCAGTATTGGAGAGTTTAACTCTTAGAAATATGACACTTCCTACAGAAATGGACTTGTCTAAATTCTTAAAGTTGGAAACTATAGACTTCTCTAAAACTACTACTAAGAGTGTGGTATTCCCACAGACTGGTAGATTAAAGAATGTAATTCTTCCAGATACCATAGAAACATTTAGAATCTATGATAATCCAGGATTGACTGATATTACATTTGAGGGATTAAATAATCTATCTACAGTTTACGTTGACTGTGATAATGTTGGAAGCTTCGACGTAGCTAATTTCTGTGAATAGTTGATAAATTGTAACGCATTATAGTCAGTGACTATTAGAAATGCAAATTTATATATAACAGAAGATGCTTTAAGAAAGATGATTCTTACAAATACTTGTAACTTAACTGGAGATATTTACATTGTAAATACTGCAGGAAGTACAACTCTTAAGGCAATTAGCTTTGCTACTAAATAGTTACTTGTTAACACATTTGGTGACATTTCTGACCCTGAATCTAAGATTAGAATACACTTCCAAAGGGCAGAAATTTTGGATTTCAGTTGTGCTGGAGAGGTTTCTGTATACTACCAAGCTGGAGAATCTGGAACGATTGTTCGCCAAAATCTATTTGATATTACCGTAGCATCTGGTAATGATGTTGAAATTAAATAGGGAACTAACCCATATAATCCATCTGTAAATGGATACTTAGATATTACATACTCTATGTCAGGAGTATCTACTGATGTAGCTACAATTGATTAGACTGGTGCTATTACTTTAAAGAAAGAATCTAGTAGTACAGCCACTGTGACTATCAGTATGAAAGTTGCTAATAGTGGAACCGCTATTAAGAAAACTGTTAAAGTGAGCTTTACTTGGAAGGCTCCGCAACTTGGAGACTTTGCTTATGCAGATGGTACATTTACAAGTTCATTTGATGCAACTAAAACTCTTGTAGGATTAGTTTATGCTAAAGATGAAACGAGTAGCACTTCTGGAGTAGTTTATATAATTGGTAAGGAGTATACAGATGATGAGAAATCCTATTATCTAGGATATAGTGCTGATGGAAACCAAGGTTCTCAGGAATAGATACTATAGCAATTATATTAGGTACAAGCCTATTTGAATAGTGTATCAGTACAAAATTATGAAACTGTTTCTGGTACTGCAACTGCGAATTTGATTAACAATATCAATGTGTCTACTTATAATATCCAAGTAAATACAGCGTTTGCTGGAGAAGCAGATACAGCTTCATATATTAATCATGTAAATAGCAAGTTGCTTCCTATACTATACAACAATTCAGCTTGTAAACCATATATAAGTAGAAAATAGGTATCCTCTGGAGGAGGAACTAACTGGGAATATTATATTGAATCTAAGGCTAATCTTAACAACTTATGTGAAGCTATTCGAACTGTCTGGACAAACGCTTCTGGAACAGATATTATGAGTTGCTTACTATATCCATACTTCTATAGTATGCACGTATATGAACCATAGGTTAAAGAAAATGAAACGCTGAATGCTGCATATTAGAAAGGAAAATGGTACGCTCCTTCTGTAGCCGAATTCTCAAGAATTATTTACTACAGAGGATATAGTGTATCAGGAAGTAATTTCAATACTGGAGATACAGTAAGATAGCCAATTAGCACTTCAGTTTCTAATGGAGGTGGAGTATTAACTACTCCTATATTCTCTATTGCTTATTCTAGAGCTACTAATTAGTTCCCATCTGTATGGTCTAATATTGTGGGCTCTGGAGATAATGCTGGAGTTAATAACATAACTACTTCTATTAACTCATCTGCTGCTAATAACTATTCTTATCAAAGGACTTAGCAATATAGTGGAAGCGAATATACTTACCAAAATGAATGGGTTACTGGTAGTTATAATGACCCATCTTACTGGAATACTGTTCAATATAACAATGCTTGGAGATTAACTAAACATCAAGGAGTACCGTTTACTAAATTTAATTATTCTAAGAATGGCTAATAATTTCATGCAAATAAGTCATAATGATCGTTATTATGTAATTAATAAGGATGACTCTTTGAAAACCTTACTCACTCAAGAGGAACTTCTAAAGCTTCCTCTGAGTGTTTGGAAGGAACTGTTTGAGTTAAAAGATGGAGTATGTTATTTTAGACTTATGCTTCAAGTATTAGAAGCTGTAATAAAAGCCTATGATAAATCTTCAAATGTTAATTCTTTTACTTATAATGGAGAAGAGTATTGGTTAGATAAGGCTACTAGAGTAGGACTAAGAAATTTAGTTGATTCTAATCCAGAAGAAATGTCCATAGTTCTTGGGGATAAAATTATTGAGATGCCTGTTGATAAGGCTAAAGATTTTCTATCTCAATTAGAAGTATATGCTGGAAAGTGTTTCGTTACAACTACAAAACATCTATAGGTAATAAAAGAACTTAGGACAGTTGAAGATGTTGTAAACTATGATTATACATCTGGATACCCAGATAAGATTACATTAAATGAATGAAAATTTAGAAAAGGATAAAATATAGCTAGGGGGCGAAAAACCCTAGCTACTTCCTTCTAAATCATTACTTAATACTATAAAACTTGGCTACAATGTTAAGCCAGTCCCTCCACCTCCTGCGAATCATATTGATTTCATAGAAGGGGATTCTGTGATGACTACTATAAGTACGGGATTTGAACATAACGATAAGCCAGTCCCTCCACCTCCTGAAATAAATCTAGGTTGTAAGATTCCTAAGAAAAAGAATCCAGATTCGGTCATAGGAAGTATAGATACAGGATTTGGTTGTGATAATTAGATCGTTATAGATTGTCCCAAACCGAAATATAAAACTCATTTATGTAAAGAAAATTATCTAGGAGAGTTTAAAACAGAATCTGAGAAAACATTAGCTAGAAATAATCTAGGAGTTTATAGTAAAGAAGAAATAGATAAGATTGTTGGTTAGATTGTAGAAAATAACAACAACAATTTTATTACTAGAAAGGAAGTTCAGAATATGATAGCCAACTTAGATTTTGTAGACTCTACACTTAAATCTTATGCAGACTACCAAATACCTAATAATTTATTTAAATTATGAGTACAACACAAATTAAAAGATTATTTCAATCAAAAACCGAATTTGTACCTATTACTCTAGCGGAAGCAGTAGTTGTAAATACTTCTAATCTCCCTGGGCTTTCATCATTAGGGATAACAACTCTCGATAAAGTATTGAGAACTACTATGGGAGTAGTTGGAACTAATGCTGCAGATATTGCTAAATTAAAAACTACAGTCCAAGAAATTAATACTGCTCTAGAAGGAAAATAGGACAAACTTACTGCTGGTGTAGGTATTACTATATCTCCAGATGGAGTTATTAGTACTACTAATAGCATAGAACTATACAAGATAGTTACTTAGCTACCAACAGCATCAAAAGACTGTTTAAATTCTATATATTTAGTTCCTGCAACATCTGGTACAGCAGGAAACATTTTTGTTGAGTATATTTGTGTCTATGAAAACACATAGGCTAAGTATATTTGGGAAAAAATTGGAGAAGTTCAAACAGATGTAGATTTATCTGGATATGTAACTACAGAAACCTTCAATCAAACTATCAATACAATTAATGGTTAGTTAGCTAATGCTATAACAGCGCAGGATGTTACTACATCAGATGGTAGTGCTAAGGTTGTAGTTAATTATACTATTCCTAAAGATTTATATGACAGTATGGTCGAAACAGATTCCTCAGACCAAGTAATAGGAGGATAATCATGGAACTAACTATTAAACAACTTAAGCAACATGGTTAGATATTCGTTCCTTAGACTACTGCTGAAGCTGTTTTAGTTAAAGATGGTGAGGAAGTTATTACTCTTGATAATATGCTAGAAAGAAAGGTTGAGCAGATTATTACTCCTGCTGGGTCTGGCTTGTAGGCATTTAAACAAGGGTCTAATATAATTCTTGCTCACTCCAATTCCATAACTGCAAATGAATCTCCTTCTTCAGTAAAGGTAAAATACGATAATCGAGGACACATAGTAGAAGTCGCTCCTACTAGTAATGTGACGGTAATAGTGGACCAAGAAGGTTATCTTTAGTATAACGGGTCAGAAGACCGAAATCTGCTTCTGGGGAATGATTTTGGAATAGATGAAGATAATAAAATTATACTAAAATGGAATCATTTATAATATGGCACTATTAAATTTTGCTAATACCTATGCTGAAATATCAGGCAATCTTACTTTGCCGAAATCTGCTTCTGGGGAATGATTTTGGAATAGATGAAGATAATAAAATTATACTAAAATGGAATCATTTATAATATGGCACTATTAAATTTTGCTAATACCTATGCTGAAATATCAGGCAATCTTACTTTGCCGAAATCTGCTTCTGGGGATTACGTAAAGCTATTCTTTTCTAAAGACGGTCACATTATATCTCATGGAAAGGATTTTACTCCCACATTTACTCCTACAGTAAGAGGTTTAGTTCCTATTTCTAGCGGTAAAGCCACTGAAATATTTAGAGGAAATGCTACCTGGGCTGAGATAACAACCACAGACTTGCCAATAGCTGAAAATACCTCTGTAAATAATACAACAACCCTATTTACTACTCAGTAGGTTCATTAGATAATTAATGCTAGCTTTGCTGCTAACGATGCAATGCGGTATAAGGGTACTATTACTTATAGTAATGGAAGCTATACGACACATACCGTTGCTGGAGTAGAGGTTTAGGGATTTCCCACTAAATGTGAGGTCGGAGATACCTATAGAGTAACTTCTCAGGGAACTTATGCTGGATAGACGTGTTCAGCTGGCGACTTACTAATATGTATACAAGACGGAACAGGAAGTGGATTAAACACTGCAGCTTATTGGACAGCTATAGAAGCAAATATTAACGGATAGGTTAAACACACTGTCAACGGTACTTCTATATATGTTTATAGTAATAGTACTAATACATTTACCATTTATGCTCCAACAACTGGTGGTACTTAGGGTTAGGTACTACTTAGTAATGGTAGTGCTGCTCCTACTTGGGCCGCACAGTCTACTTTAGTAGTAGGAGAAGCTAAGAGGGTTAGTAACGCATTGTCACTTGGTGCAGGCTTAACTTTTGGAACTGCTGGAGTTACTTATAATGGTAGTGCAGCTAGAACAATATCTCTAGTAGCCGCAACTACTACTACTATAGGAGGAGTAATTGTAGATAAAGACTCTACGAATAAAACAATTTCTGTTACTAGCGCTGGAAGCATTTATTTAACTAAACAGAATGTTATTAATGCTTTAGGTTACGACCCAGCGGCAGAAGATTCATGGAGACCTATTACTATTGGAGGTGTATCAATCGGAGACAAGACACTAAACTTCGTACCATCTGGAGATGTTTATTTAAAAGCAGACTCTAACGGGGACGACATACAAGATATTAGTTTTGGAATAAGCTGGTATAATATCAGTACTAAAAAATACGAAACAGCATAATCTATGAAGATAGCATACAATCCTACTACGGCGGCAGCTTTAACAACTGCTCCCAATAATAATGATATAACCTTTGACTTAAAAGGCTTAAATATCTTTACTAGAGGGATAAAGTTTAAAGGGACAGATACTACTTACTCGGTATTTAAAAAACATACTTCTAGTGGAAGTGGAGGTTATAACGGATTGGTGCCTGTCCCTTCATATACTGCAACAAATGTTAGATTTTTAAGGGAAGATGGCACCTGGTCCATACCTGCGGCTGCGGCATTCATTTATACCCGATTAACTAATCAAGATCTAGATGATTACTTAGACGAAGGGAGATGGTACTATGCTGGCGGTGGTAATACCACAACGAACAAACCTAGTGGAGTAGATGCATATGAATTATATGTTGGTCGAAATGCTAGTGGTTATCGTTATTAGAAGTTAATTACTTCTAATGGTCTGATATGGTTTAGGTACCATGATTCTTCTGCTTGGAAAACTTGGGTTAGATGGTATACAGACATGAATACTGATTAGAAAGTATTGTAGTCTGCTACCACTACCTCAAATTATAGACCTCTTGCTTTAGGTTATACTAACACAAGTACCACTGCTGATTTAGGTGCTAGTGTTACTTAGCAAGTTTATGTAACTACAACAATATATGCTCAGCCTAGTACAGGTAGTCTATGGGCTAATAAATTGTACTCAGGTGGAAAACCAGTTCTTACAGAACATCAATCATTAGCTAATTACGTTACATTAAATACTGCACAAACTATAACTGGGGCTAAGACATTCACAGTTAATGTTACAGCAGCAGGTTATAAAAAGACTAATTCTTCTGACTCTTATGTATTGTTAGGTGGAGGAGGACATAAAGCTGTATCCGACTTCATGTTAAAAACAGAAGAATTATCTAACAATCTCACAACCATTACTAAATCATTAAATGTTACACAAGCATGGATGGATACAGGAATAACATCTACTAACCTTCCTGCTAATGGAACTTATATAGTATAGGTACAAGTTAGTGCTAACGATGGTACAGGAAATATGTGGCATTGCTATAATTCTGGTGTAATGAGTTGGTATAGAGATGGTACTAATGATACAGACACCGATGAAATTATCCTTCACCGTTCTGGTCATGCTTATGGAAAAACAATTTACTTAAGAACTGTTATGCAAAGTTCTGGAGTTTTAAAATTATAGATAGGTGCAAGTGCTGGCATAGGCGCTGCTTACACTTATACATTTAAATTTAAGAGGATAATATGATAAAAGTTAAAGATGGATATGCAAAACTTATAGGAACCACATATCAAGGAAGCGCTACACAAGTCCTTCTTAGCAACGGAGGAGACTTAGAGTACTCCGCTTCGAGCAAAGCCAGCACCCTAGTTCAACGAAACGCCAGCTAGCATATTTACGCTACTTATTTTAATTCAGCTATTTCTGATGAAGCGTTAACAGATATTGGTTCCGTATATGTAAGAAATACTTCTGATACCTTTATTAGAAGAGTGAGTAAGACTTAGTTTTATTCAATTTTAGATGATAAGTTTGTAACTCTTGACACTACTCAAAGTATTACAGGAGCAAAGACTTTTTCTACTAGTGTTAGATTTGCTAATAATGCTAGTATTATATAGAACTAGAATGATACTAGTAACTATACCACTATATTGAAATGGTATAAAAATGGTGCATCTAGGAATACCTACGACCCTTCTATAGGACAGCATAATACTGGAGGAGATGGAAATGGTTCTATCTGTATACTTCCGTATCCTACGGAAACTAGTCCTTGGGGTGGAATGGTGGGTCTGTTTATAAGTAAAGGGGTTTTAAAATTAGATGGTAAATCAGTCGCACTAGCTAAGAATTACTATACTAAAACTGAATCCGATGAGAGATATGTGAATGTAACTGGAGATACTATGACTGGACCTCTAATAGTAAAAGCTGCTATAACAGGAACTCAATTAATATCTACTATTGCTACAGGTACCTCTCCATTAAAGGTAACTAGCACAACTGTGGTTACTAACCTTAATTCAGACCTATTAGACGGGTTACATGAAACTTCATTCTTTAGAGCTAGAGGAGATTAGTCTATAGCAAGTTCTGTTCCTACAACTACCGAATTAGCGACTAGTAATAATCTATGTGGTAGCTGGAATGTAAAGTATACAGGAGCTTCTGGACACCTAGTATAGTTTAATGCTGGAAGTGGAAGCACAAGATATATGCAGTTCTACTCTATGTATTCTGGAAGTTTGTATTGGAGAAATAGTACAGGCTCAACTTTGAATACAAAGTCATGGAAAACTATTGTAGATAGTGCTAACTATACTGGAATAGTTTTAAAGATTGGAACGGCTACAAAAGGTTCTGCAACTCTTCCTATATACCTAAATGCAGGTACACCAACAGCCTGTAGTACGACTCTTGGAGTTTCTATTACAGGCAATGCGGCAACAGCAACCAAACTATAGACTGCAAGAACCATCAATGGAACATCATTTAATGGAACTACTAATATAGTAACAGCTTATTGGGGTACTGCACGAACTATTAGTCTATCTGGTGCAGTTACTGGTAGTGCTTCTGTTAATGGTAGTTAGAATGTAACTATTACTACTACCTACTAGTTTGGCTCTATTGATAGAAGATATGTAGGAGGTAATAAAACTGCTAATCATGGCTCTTCTGGAACAGCTTATACAGCTGATACATATTCTTCTACATTTGTTAATAAGGCATTTGTAGCATTTGCTGAACGAGGTTCTTGGGCTTACGCTAATAATGGATATGTATCTACAGATACTGGTGTAAATATTCCATTGGCGGGAACAGCTATATTCTAGTGGGGAGCTAGTGATACGAATAAGACGTAGTTATATATAACTCCACATAATAACTCAGGAGTAAGTAATCCTGCTGCTAATGAAATGTTATTCTATACAAGCAACGGAAGTGGTTATACTTCTGCTTGGACTAGAGTATTAACTCACAGAAATTATACTAATTATACTGTAACTAAAACCGGTGGAGGTGCAAGCGGTACTTGGGGAATCTCAATTACTGGTACTGCAGCATCCGCTAGAAAACTATATAAAATTGATGGAACTAGTAGGACTTGGTCTACTTCTGAGAGTGTAGTTGGCAATGGAATTGTGGTATACACTGATACTACAACAAGCGGAAGATGGGATAGCTATGGTTCACTCTTCTAGTTCTCTAATGCGGATAACCCTACCCCAGGAACTAATGGTCACTGGCTGACACAATTATGGTCTGGAACTTCTAATAAGTTAGGAGTGAGATGGAGAACTAATACTGGAGGATGGACTACAATGTAGACTATCCTTACTAACACCAATTACATATCATATGCTGATACTAGATATGTAACAGCCTTAGGTACAAGTGGAAATTACTTAACGTGGACTAAGAACGGAACTACTAATAATATTACTATTCCCTATGCTACTAATTCCGCCACAGCTGGTAAATTAAAGCTTGTAAGTTGTTATAATGGAACTACAAATAACGACTTATGGAGTACTATTAAAACCTCTAATAGTTCTTATATAGGAACTGCGACAGTTTATGAGGTTTATAATGACGGAGGTCCAACTACCTACGGAGAAGTATTAGATATAGTTTCAATCCATTCAAATCATTGGTAGCCTCAGTTGTGGTTTGATTCTGGAAAGACTGGAAGTATAAGACATAGAAATAAAGACTATAATAATAATACTTGGGGAAGTTGGTACGTCTTATTAGATAATAACAATTATGCCAGAACATTAGACTCCAGGTATGTAACTTTAACTACTAATCAAACTGTTAGTGGGATTAAAACCTTTAGCACTTAGCAGAAATTTACTGTAGCAACTGGAACATCACCATTCACAGTTTCTTCTACTACTGTAGTGTCTAATTTAAATGCTGATATGCTAGATGGATACCACGCTGCGTCATTTTACTAGTATGGATATGTAATGTTCGCTAGAACTATAGATGCTTCCGCTCTCAGTACAAGTACTTACTATCCAGTAACATTTAGTATAGGAAGTCATTCTAATGTAAGAATAGAGTGCAGAGTCTCTCTTAATTCAGGAACAAAACCATCATGGTCTACTCACGCTAATGGATTCTCAGTAAGAAAAATATGGGAAGTTAACGGTTCAGGTTGGAGAACTAATCCTATTAACAGGCGTATATTGGTATCGGATTATGCATTTGCTGATTCTGATCCAGTAAGAGGTGTAGGACAGCTATCTAATAGTTCTGAAGAATATGTATATGTGAGAGGAGGAGGTAAGTACCTATTCTACATATCTCACAATATTAGTGCTACTTTACACACTTCTACTTACACTACTAATTCATAGTCGGTTGCTCCAACTACTAGTGCTCCTGCTGCTATATCTACCCCTACTTTAACATTTTCTGCCGGAAAATTTAGTGCATTATCATACAAGCCTCTTACTGGTATAAATACAGTAAATATCCCTACTAATACTAGTCATTTAACTAACGATAGCGGATTCTGGACAGGAACTAGATATTGGGCTAATATAGCTGTGTCGACAGCTTCTAGTACGTCGACTTAGCCTACTTTCAATACTTGTTATACTTCAAACTGGTTCAGAAGTACTGGAAGTACAGGATGGTATTCCGAAAGTTATGGTGGAGGCTGGTATATGGCTGATAGTACATGGATAAGAACCTATGGAAGCAAGTCGGTTTATCAAAATACTGGATAGATAAGAACTGACGGCTATCTAGTTACAAATGGAGGTTTAACTGCTGGGGCTACTAGTCCAAATAATAGGACGTATAAGCTCCATGTTACTGGGGCATCTTGGTCTTCTGGGTTAATCAGGGCAGGAGGAGGGTTCTATCATAATTCAGTAAATAGCAACAGTTATGTGTTACTAGCAGGAGGTTCTTATAAAGGTCTGAGAGATTTTGCCAAGGGTAACGCAGGTTCAGCAACTAAGGGTGTATACGTGACTGGAGGTACTGTAACTGCAATGACTTATTCTCTTAGTTCAAATCTAAACTCAGGAACTTCTGGTAAATTAGCTTATTATAGCTCAGCTACAACAGTGGCAGCATATTCTTCGAGTGTAGGTGCTAGCAATAGAGGTGTATATATGAACGCTGGTGTTCCTACTGTTATGGCATATTACTTAAATGCTACAGTTAACTCTGGAGCATCTGGCAAACTAGCTTATTATAGCGGTACTAACTCTATTGACGACTATACTAATACTATAGGATCTTCATCGACTCCTATATATATTAATAATGGAATTCCTAATGCAGCCAACCGTTATAAAGTTGTGAATAGTGGTCATTATTTTAGCGCTTTTGGTATACGCGGATATATTTATGTAATTAGATATGGTTAGGTGGTATGTGTATCTATAAATATGTCTTCAGGTGGGAACGGGTCTACGGGAACAACTACCCTTTTAACTAATCTCCCATCAGCTGTTTATACAACTGGATAGTCTGCTTCTAAAGGTGGTGGGTCAGCCCTTAGATAGGCCACTTTTTATGTTTCTGGAACAACGTTATATGTTTATTCTTGCCAAGCAGATTAGTTACCAAATAAAGTGTCTTTTACATACATAACTAATACTCTAGAATAATTAATAAATTTTAACTTTTAAAATAGTTTATATTTATTTAGTTTAGTATAAACCAAAAATTAATGATTTATGACTTTAAATGATGTATTGACAAAACAAAATGTAATCACCAAGGTTATTCTTAAGGATGGTGACAAAGAACTCCCAAAAGAGTTAAAAGTAAAGATTATGCGTATCAGAATGGCTTATAATAAGATTAAGAAGCAATTCGATGATGATACTCAAGAATTTACAAATCAGATTATATCTGATGAACTTAGAGAATTGGCTAATAAGTCCGAAAGGACTCCGGAAGAAGAAGCAAGATTCAACGAACTCAATGATAAAACTAATTCTGAATACCAAGAATATCTTATTCAGAAGGGCTTCGAGGAAGTTAAAGATACGCCAGATGATGTAATCACTATGGAAGAGTATTCAGATATTCTAGATGTTAATTCCGGAAATGATGTAGAAATTAACGGAAATTCTGTTAAAGCTGCAGACTTAATGGAAATTGTATTTGACTTATTTGTAAAATAATAATTTATGGAAATTGTAAAAACAAATGAAACGTATCAAATCTCTGATACAAAAGTGGAAAAAGGCTGGGAAATGACAGGAACAGCTACTAAGGATACTATCGGTTCCATTGGGATAAGTTTTTCTGTAATGAAACCAGGAGAATTAGTAGAAGAAATAGGAAGTGGAAACTACAATTTAGAACCTAATTCGGACAGAATTAATATTAATTATAGTACCTACGAATCTACAAAGGCAGACTTTGTAGAATACATGGAAGAAATAGTTAGTGCAGTTAAAACTCATTTCTCTGAATAATATGGGAAGAAATAAACTCTCTTAAAGAAATGTTCAGAGAATTTATTAAAACATCTTTAAAATAGGAACAACATGGCAACAATAATTGAAATTCAGAGTCAAAATTTGAGCATCTTTCAGATTGTGCTGAACAAATCGTTAAGCATGGAAAGAAATTGATGCATTGTTTATCAGAACTAGAAAGTAAATCTGGTGAACACTACATGGAAAGATACGGAAAACGTAGACGTGGAGGAATGAGAGATTCTGACTACGACGACGAGGACTACCCAAGATACTATTGATATGAGAGCAGCTTTGGATATGTATGACGATATGCCAAAGTATATGCGTAAGTACTTACAAAACTACGGTTGGCATTTCAATAAGGCTTTGTGTTCATACGCTATTTCTTTTATGAAGAAGGGAGGAAAATCCCTAGAGCCAGTATCCAAAGAATACATTGATAAGGTATTAACGTAGAATAACATTAAACTAGAAAATAATGTTGGCTATGATTATGTATTTGTTGGCAATATGTGTAAGGCTGATTATTACGGAAGTAGTATAACAGATGAAAGACATTTTGCTCTTTACATTAAAGATACCATAGACGATGAAGACGCTGGAGATGGTACTACTATGAGGAGATGGTATGCTACTATGGTAGCTAACGGAACTATGGTAGACTGGGAGGATGTGATATGACACATTTCAGAGTATTGTTTGAGAAATACGATTGGATATAGAAGTTTGCATAATTGTAGAAAATCCCAATGTTCAATACATTTTGAGTAGATTAGAGAATTTGGGATGTCCAGACGATGTTTTACATAGGGCAGCTTCTAGGATAGAGGATTACGAAAATTCAGGTTTTACGTTTACTAACCAAGAAGAACACAAAAGCATCATAGTTATAAATAGACCTGATTCCGCTGAGGAATTTATAGATACTTATAACCATGAAAAGAATCATGTTGAAATGCATATATGTAAAGAGTTTGGTATTGACCCATATTCCGAGAAAGCTGCTTATCTAAGTGGTCAATTAGCAAAAAAGTTATTTAAAGCACAGTTGAGAAACTGGATTAGATAACTATATATAATTAGTAGGAGGATTTCCCTAAGTTGGGAAGTTCTCCTATTTTTGTTTTGATAAATCACTAGTTATGACTATATATTACTGTAAACATATAAACATATAATCTTATGAAATTTTAGAATGAATGTTATGGAAGAATGGAAGGATATTGATGGATATGAGGGATTATATCAGATAAGTAATTTAGGAAGAATAAGAAGACTTCCCACAGAGGTTATTAATTCTTTTGGAGTTAGAAGATTTTTTGAAGGAGGGATATTAAACCCTACTAATTCTTAGGGATACTTGATTGTAGATTTGAGTAGGGACGGATTTAGAAAACATTATCTTATACATAGGCTAGTTGCTTAGGCATTTCTAGAAAATCCTAATAATTTGCCTTTTGTGAATCATAAAGATGAAAATAAAAGTAATAATATAGTAGATAATTTAGAATGGTGTACTCCGCAATATAATACTAATTATGGTACTTCTATCGAAAGAAGAAGTAATTCTCATAGAGGAAAAAAGCATAAATTTTCTCACCATAAAAAGCAATGGAAAGCTGTTTCAAAGTATTCCAAAGATGGGGAATTTATATGTACTTATCCAAGCATGACGATAGCTGCTGCAGAAACCGGAAACAAGGTGCAGAATATATCTAATGCTTGTATCAAAGGGTGTAAATGTGGAGGATTTTATTGGACTCGTGAATAATGGCAAAATTTTTTACTGTTGAAGAACTAACAAAAAGCACTACTGCTTAGTAGAAGGGAATTAAAAATGTTCCGTCTAAAGAATAGGAACAAAATTTGATAGCTCTTATAGAAAATGTTCTAGACCCTCTTAGAGAGGCATATGGAAAGCCAATCGTTGTTACTAGTGGATATAGATGTCCAGCTCTAAACAAGGCTGTAGGAGGAGCTAGTAACAGTCAGCACATGACTGGATAGGCTGCCGATATAAGAACTATTGAAGATACTAAGGCGGAAAATAAAAAGCTATTCGATTTAGCCCAAAAGCTAAAGTTACCATTTGACTAGCTAATAGATGAGCATAACTTAGACTGGGTTCATATAAGTTATTCTAATAGAAATAGAAGACAAGTATTAACAATAAAATAACATGGGAGAAGGTAAAACCAATATGTTCGGTAAAACCTATAATACTATTGGTTCTACCGATTCTAATTTTATAATTAAAACAAAAGGAGATTTAAAAGTTCAGTGGGGAGGAAAATTCATAGATGTAATCAAAAATGGAAAATTAGCATCTGCTGGAGCGGATATACTAAAAGTAGCCTCTAGCTCAGATGATATTTCTAGTAATGGAGTTTATTTAGTTCCTACTGATGAAGGGAACGAAGTGTGGGTCTCTATCGACGGAACTAAGGTTAATATAGCTGGGGAAGTTGGAACTACCTATGTATCATTCCTAACAGAACAAAAAGAAGTAACTGCTGACCAAAAGTATACAGCCTTAGTAAATGCTGGATTATATTATGAAACTTTGGAGGATGCTTAGGAAGCAGGTGTGAAAGCTGGACTTATATTTATAGTTGGAGAAAATAAATTATACATAGCTAAAGACGGGCAGTTATCTGAATACATAGCATCTCAGGGTACTTCAGAGAATGATAAAAATACATATTTTGATGAAATTACTGTTAAGGAGTTAAAAATATACAGTGATGGGTCTAATATGACCATTGATAGCCCAAGCCTTCAATTTAAAATAAATGGGTAGTTAGCTATATCATTAGATACCTAGCTTAGATCGTATTTAAGCATTGCTATGCAGACTGGTACTTATATATAGTCAAATAATGCTACCTCTACGAGTGGATATAGATTATATGTAAAAGATGGAAAATCTATACTTGAAGTAGACTCTATTGTGTGGAGGGATATGGGATAGACCCTTGGGGGAACTAGTACATCAAGATTAGATGAAGCTATAATATATAGTGTACACGGAAATATAATATAGTCTGCATATCAAAACGAGAATAATATTATCTGCATTTTAAGATACCCAAACTCCTTTTCGTCAACAGGAAAAGTATATGTATTAGTTCCTCTTAGCATACAAATAGAAGTAGATTATGAGTAGGATGATACCAATGTTCAGATTTTTGCTAGTACTGGAGACATAATAGCCACCTAGGATATAAAAATACAAATAGAATATGTTGCAGATGGTGTAGATGGACAACTACAATTAACTATTCCATCTGGAAGTAGTTCTGCAACTTATGATTTAACTGGGATATAGGAATTTGGTATAGATGGATACACTATCCTATCTGGGCCTTCAAATATTAATAATTCTGGTGTCTATGGAAAAGGGCAGCTAGTTGAATGTGATATATTAGATACTGAGGTATAGGAGTTAACTATCTCTATGGATTCTTCAATCTAGGACTTGTTTTTAGCTAATTGCTCAGGTTCTTTTATATACTCATCTAATGTCCCCCTCATAAAAATAATCCAAAACACTATTGATGTTCTAGATAGGTCAAAAACTATTGTAGATGAAGATACTTTAGAAGAAAAACCTGATGACACTGTTCATACCAGAATAGGAGTAATAAATGAGCAAGAATTTGAAGAATTAAAGAAATGTCCAGAAGAATAGGAAGAAGTGCAGGTTGGAATATATTCTGATAATTTTATAGGACTAAATTCAAAATTATACGATTCAGTTTTTAAAAAGAGATGCGATTATCCTAAATATGATGAATCCGTTGAAATCCCAGAAGATTTTTAGGACGAAAAATATAATAAAGCAGTTCCAAATGTTGAATGGATTAAAGAACTAATTAAACTAGCAGTTCCGAGTGGGACTATTGCTATGTATAATGGGCAATCAGAAATCCCAGAAGGATGGGCTGTATGTGATGGAAATAACGGAACTCCTAACCTAGTAGGAAAATTTATTAAAGCCGTATCTGAAATAGATTAGATAGGAGACAATGAATCTGAGTTGAATGAGAACAATGAATTCATAATTACTTAGGAACATCTTCCAAAACATAGCCATCCTCACAAACCTCATACACATAATCTAGGAGGAGACCTATCAGGAACCACAGGAAGTTCTGGAGATTTAACAGTATCTCTAGACTATTCAGATTATAATTGGGGAATAGAATCTGTTTAGAAAACATTTGTCACATCTGTAACCGGAGAAGGAGTAACTTCAGAAACTGGAACTGTTGATGGAGTATCAAATATAAGGACCCAGGGAGGAAACGCTACAGGAGGAAACCACACTCATTCTATTTCTTTGGATGTTGAAGGGGGAGTTTCTTTATCTTCTGCTACGAGTAAGGAGGAGACTTTAGAAGATTCAGAATGGCTAAATAAACCTATAAAAATAGAACCTCGTTCTTATTCTCTAGTATTTATTATGAAATTATAATTTTTTATTACAGAAGTTTAACATTTAATTATGTTTTAATTGCTGTCTACCTAATCAATACATATATATTGTATGATTAACTAAAAAATGATTATGTATATGGAAAATTTTGATGAAGTGATTTTTGACGACGACGAGTTTGGAGGTGATTCCTTTGAACAAACAAAACCAGAAGATGGTGATGGCAACCAGCCTTCTAATGGCGGAACACCTTCTGGATAGCAAGATGAAGATTTAACAACTGAAGTACTACGTCTTAAAGGTATTACTGACCCAGGAAAAATTAAATTCGAAGATGAAACTGGTGCTATTGTAGAAAGAGCTTGGGACTCATTAAGCAGAGAAGAATAGATTAATATCTTGATTGACCAAGAACCAGAACAGTAGGACTTCGATGAATCTGAATTGTAGCTTATTAACACAATTAGAGAGAGTGGAATGACTCCAGAGGAGTACATCTAGTCTTTACAGCCAGAAGTTGAACCAACTAAACGATATAGAGTCGATGATCTTTCTGACGATGAGGTTTATGCGTTGGATTTATTACATAAAATTGGGTCCGATATTTCTGACGAGGAAATCAATCAAGCACTTGAATTAGCTAAACAAAATGAAGGTTTATTCAAGAAAACAGTAGAAGGTCTTCGTAAAGAATATATAAGACTTCAGGAAGATGAAGAAGCTCAGATAGCTAGCGAGAAAGCTACTAGAGAAGAGGCTGCATATAATAAATTTGCTGACTCAATCAAAGGTCAAATTAAAGACCTAAATTCTTTTGCAGGACAACCTTTGCAACTATCTGATGATGATATAGAAGATTTATCCTCGTTTATGCTAGACATAGATGATTAGGGATTAAGTGCGTTTGGTAGAGCTATGAATGACCCAGCTTTATTTACTAAAGCCGCATTTTGGATTCTTAATGAGGATAAAATAGTAGAAGAATTAAACAAACAGATTCAGGATAACTATAGAAGAGGTTATGAGCAAGCCAAGGCGGATTTATAGGGAAAACCTAAGCCTAAATTGGTGTTCAACAAACCCGCTTCACAAAAGAAAACCACAGACGATGTGTTTATAGATGATGAAGATTGGTATTAAGATTTATTAACATTTAAAAAGAATAATTATGCTTGTAGCGAGTTTTGTAACTAATCGCCCAACGATGGGTGACACTAGAACTTATGAAGATTTTAGTAAATTCTTGGGAGAAAGACCTCACCGTTTAGGCGTTGTATCTCGTCTTTATCCGGAACTTACTGCAACTTTCTTGACAGAAGCTCTAAGAAATATTTTCTATGGAGATACCAAGAAAGCAACTGGATTCCAGAATATTGATTCTACTTATTTTGAATGGGAAGTAGAAACTAATTACATTAAGAGAATCCCCTTCGCAGCAGTGCCTGTTGAAGATGGAGCTGACGGCTCTGAAATTGAAATGATTTTCCCTGAAAACTATTATCAATTACACGAAATTTTCAAAATTGAGAAAACTGGACAGCAATGTTTTGTTGTATCTCGTCCTACTAGAAAGGCTGACAATATGTGGTCTGTAATGGTAAGACTCATCGACGATGACTATTCATCAATCCTAGATAAAGATGGATGTTAGGTAGGTGATACAACTCGTTTCATTGGTAATGCTAAACCAGAATTGCATGATACTGGTTTCGTTAAGTATCAATCTAATGTTGAAAAGATGAGAAACTATATGACAACTATTCGTGTTGACGATAGCTACTCTTCTAAATATGCATTGATGGAAGATACTTTCATTAAGGTTGGTAAAGGAGAAAATCAAGGATGCCTAACTGAAAAGATTTATAAACTTGAGCCTATGAAGAAGAATCTAATTGAAAACTTCTTGTATGCTCGTGAAAATATGATTCTATTAGCTAAAGGAAATATTGGAGTAGATGGTAAAGCTACTATTTCTGATAGAGGTACTGGACGTCCAATTCCTATTGGTGACGGTATGATTCCTCAAATCGAAAGATTTGCTTCTAAGTATGCTGCTAATAGAGTAACTATTAACACATTCCACACAATCATCTCTACTATGGTAGAAAAGGCTGAGAAACCTACTGGTAATCACTTTGTATTCATGGTAAACGAAAGAATGTGGGGAATTGTACAGAGAGTTCTTGGAGATTATCTATCTACTCGTAAGACTGATGGTGCTTACTTGTGGTCTAGAGGTGGAGAAGGAAAATACATCAAAGTAGGTGCTACATTTGACGCTTACGAATGGGGTGGAAATGTTGTATCATTTAAAGTTGATAGAACATTAAGTAGAGAGTTCTTAGAACCATATGCTCTATGTATTGACCTTACAACTGGTAAGACTTCTACTCAACCTCCTGTAGCTATGTACTCTCTGAAAGGAAAAGACTACATCTTTAACGAAGTACTTGGTGTAGGTGGACGTTCAGGTGGTGACAGCGGTGTAGTTTCTACTCCTGTTGCTGGAGGTATGATGACTATTCACGGATACGCTGGTATCGCAGTGTTCAACCCCTATAGAAGTTTCATATTGCGCTGCAAAGAGTAATATAAATTACTTAAGTTAGAGGTAAGTTTTAAGAATAACTTTATATTCCGATGTAAATTTTTTGTATTCTTCGTTGTAAAATGTATTATTGAATGACTAAAAATTTATAAATATGTATCATTATAATTATAAAATTACTAATATTAGTACTGGAGAATTTTACATCGGAGTAAGAAGTTGTAAATGTAGTATAGAAGAAGATTCTTATATGGGTTCAAGTTCTATATGGAACAAGATTTATGTTAAGGAGCATAAAGATAAACTCAAAAAGGAAATACTAGAAGTTTTCCCTACTAGAAAATTAGCAAATGGTGGAGAAGTTAAATTACTAAAATCTGTATCAGATAATCCTTTATGTATAAACAAATATTTTGACTATACTCCAGACATGACTGGAGTTAAACAAGCTCCAGAATGGATAGAGAAAAGGAAATTATTTGGAGAACGTAATGGAATGTTTGGAAAGCATCATTCAGAAAAAGCTAAAAAAGAAATATCTTCAAAACTCAAAGGTAGGATTGTTTCTGAGGAAACCAGAAAGAAAATCGGAGATTATCATAGAGGAAAAACGTATGGTAAGGATACTAGAGAGAAAATATCAAAAGCTCGACAAAAGCTTAGGCATATAATAAATATGAAAACTGGAGAAGAATGGAATATTAGTATAACTGATTTTATAAAAATGTTTCCAGATGAAAATTTAAAAGAATCTAGTATGAGAAGTGCTGTTAAATATAAAAAACCTTATAAGGGCTATCTGAAAATAACAAATCTAAAATAAGATAAGATTAAATAGAAATTAGATAAGGTAGGGAACGAGGTGCTTCCCTACCTAATTCTTTAAAATATGAAAATGAATTATGGCAAAAAAGGTTAATGAAGTACAAGACGGTGATTTAAAGAGTAACATCGTTGTATTAAGAAGTGTGTTTGGTAAAGTAGGACAGAAATATTATATTCAACCTCAAAAAGATTCTCGTGGTAGATATGCAGATTGTGTTAAAAGAGTTAACTCCCAAGGAGATATTATTTTAACACCAGAAGAAATTGAAAAAGAGTCAAAAGGATTAGCTGCTTATATTCCAGAGACAGAGTTGTTTGTAATAGAGGATGGTAAAACTTTTAATTTGGATGATGTCTATGAGAACGCTGTTTGGGAAGCAATTAAAAATTGTGACCTCATCGCTCCAGACAGATTTGCAAAAAATGATAAAGGAGACTATCTAATTGACGGAACTGTAGACCCACGGTCTAAAAGACCTAGATATGGAACTGCAGAGCTTTATGTAGATAGACCTGGATTTGAAGCTCAACGTAGAGTTACTAGACGTAAACTCATTGTAGAGGCTTCTAATTATATCATGAATGATGAGCGTGGATATGAAGGAAGATTGCTCGTTGCTAAGGTATTAGGTAGAGATATGAAAAATCAGCCAAATGCTGATGTTGAAGACTATCTATTGTCTATAGCTGAGAAAACTCCAGAGAAAATTATTAATTGCTATACTGGAGGAGATATTCAACTTCGTATGCTGTTTATAGAAGCTCGTGAAAAGGGAGTTATTCTTAAAAAGGATGGACTCTTTGTTTATGGAGAAGATGGTAAGGTAGCATTAGGAGCTACAGATAATGCAGTTGTAGAATGGATGAAATTATCTAGAAACGCCAAAACCTTAGCCTTAATTAGAAAAGACACATATCCTGATATGTTTGAAGATTAATTATCAATATTTTAATATAATGCGAAATGACCGCAAGACAGGTTTTTGAAGCCACGCTAATAGAACTTAGTAAAATTCAAGCACCTTCACTAAAGCTTTATGAGTTTAATTACTTATTCAATAAGGCTATAAACTAGTACATTAATAAAGTATACAATGTATACGATATTAACTAGCAAACTACTGATGACCTGAGAGTCTTGAAAGCTACAACTTTCTTGACTCCTCACAAGGTAGAACTTGCAGGTAGAGCATCTGGAGCTGCAAAAGATAGTGCCATTCAAAACACTAAAGCAGTTACTGGAAATCAAGATTCTCCAGAAGGAGGATATACTGGTTAGGCTTCTTCTTATTTAAGTAAAGCACATCGCTCAATCCAATCTCTGCATGGAGCTACTTATGAAGTATATATGCCTATTGATTACTTGCATATGTTGAATTGTGTTTGCATTTATTATGTTGCTAAACAAAAAGATTGCTGGGATGCGGGCTCATATATTGAAATCCCTGCAACAAGATTAACTGCTGATTCTTGGAGTCAAATCATTACTGATATTTATAATAGACCTTCGCCCATGCGTCCGTACTATTATATTCATAATCTTAACCAACAATAGGTATTACCTACAGACCCTCGTACTGAGGTTACTACTGGAACAGGTCTTGAAGAAGTTGGTATTGACATGAATGGAATTTATCAGGTTACTTCCGCTTCTGGAGGAGAATGGGAGGATAATGATATTGATGCAGGAACTGCTGGTGGAACAAATATAAAAACTCAAAATTCTAACTTCTAGAGAACATTTAAACTGAAGATAGGAGAACAAGAACAATAGGTATCTCTTGTAGAAAAACCGATTGCTCTTAGATCTGGAAATACTTCTAATGTTCGCTGTGAGATTAGATATGGTAAGGATGATAGTTTATTCCAATTAGTAGAAGTGCAGATTGATTATGTTAAGTGTCCATAGTTTATCCGTCTAACTCAAGAACAGATAGACTTAACAGAAGATACTTCTCAAATCATGGAGTTCCCAGATTATGTAAACCAAGAGATTATAAACGAGTTGGTACACTTAGTAATGGAACGTGTAAACGATCCTAGACTAGGCAATAATATTTAGATGACTCAATCTATTGCTAGACCAACTGGGCAATAGCAACCAGCCCCTCAACAAGGCTAATTAAAATTTAATTAATTATGGCAACAGGTTTAAATTTCCAAACTTAGACGATTATTAATTCGAATCTGGATTCAAGTAAATTGAACGGGAAAGGTACTGATGATACCTATCTTTTCAAGAGTGACAAAACAAACATCGACGGAGAAGAAGTTGATGCTCTAAAGATTAAAAGAGATTTTGTATTCGTTAAGGGATGCGTAAAAGCTATTAGAAAGAGAGCTGGATATGAGGCAGTGCCTTGTAAAGCTACTATTAATTTCGGTGATACTACTCTTTTAGTTGCTTTAAAAGCAGGAGGAGCAAAAACATATTGCAGACTCGATATTTATTTGGGTGTTGAAGGTGCAGAACCTTATATTTATTCAACTCCCTGGGTTCAGAAAGGTATGCCATTCTGGATTGAGTTTACTGTAAAAGAAGCTGATGAAGCTACTACTATTGCTAAAAACGTAGCAGATATGCTTAAGAAAAATCACGTATTCCTATGTGATAAAGATTTGATTAACGTATCTGTATCTGGTAGTAAGTTAATCCTAGAAGGAGCTACTGAATATCAGAGATTCCGCAAAATCGAAATTAGCACATTTGATGCTTATGATGATTATGCAGATAAAGTTGCAGAATTAGACCCAACTAAAACTGCTGCTGCAGACATCAAGTTGGATGAAAGAGGTAAGAATAGCTTCGGTACATATTCTCAAATCATTAAAGATTTAAGATTACCTACCGCTGCAAACTATCAATGGACTCATATCCGTCAGGTAGAAACTCCTATAGTAGGCGCTATCTACAATCAATATATTGTAGAATATGAAGCACCAGCTACAAATGATGGTCTTCACGCAGTTGGACAGAGAATGACTTCTCATACTGTTCATGTGTTCTGGGTTAAGAATGATGCTGATTTGATTTCAGCTTGGGAAACTGCACTTGGTAAAGTAGGTACTGTAGTTAACGTTGATGCCACTTCTAGTAACGGCGAAGATGATAGCGAATTAAGCTCTTAAATAAACTAAAGGCGGACTACCCTGTTCCGCCTTTCTTTTTAATAAGGTATGGAACAGTCTATTTTAGAATGGGCCTTAGCAGTAATAGGCAGTGGTGGTATTGGCGCAGTTATCACCTACATTTGTACATTTAAAAGCAAGAAGAAATAGGTGGAAGCTGAAGCAGAATCTTCAATGGTCGATGTTGAGCAAAAGAAAACAGACCTCAAACAAGACCAATATGATTATTTATGGAAAACGTGCGATAAGTACATAAAAGATTATCATGAACTTGAAGGCGATTTTAGAAAGCAGATTTCAGAATTGAGAGAATAGATGGATAGAATCATGCTAGAGAAATCTCAGGCTATATCAGCAAAATGTAACGAAATCGCTACTCTGAAATCTAAGGTTACTTATCTGAAGGGTATTAGATGTTATAACTTTACTTGCAAACATAGGATAATGACTAATCCTGATAAAACAGAAGAATAATGTATATAGAAAAACTTGCATCCCAAATTCGTAATGATGTTGTATCTGGACTAAGAGGTTATCATTAGAACTTATCTATGAATATGGATTAGCTAGAGGATGAAATAGTTGCCTGTAGATTATCTATATTACATTAGTATTTCCTTAGAGGAATATTTCCTATCAAAGACCTATTGATAGCGATTAACTGCATCGACGTAGACTGTGAGTCTCTTGAGAGATGTAAATGTGGAGTGAGAAGTGCGGATGATACTATAACAGCTCATTTCGAAATACCACAAGTTATTTCATAGTACGGAAAGCAAGCTATTGAGTATATAGGTTCTACTGATAGGCAAAATAAGTTTACGATAGTAACATCGTTATCTGAATTTAATAACAGAAAGTATAGAAAAAGAAGTTAGAAAAAACCCTACGTTTGGATTGATTTCGCACCAAATGCAAACGGAATGTTAGATTGTTTTCTATTTAATGCACCATTCTTGTAGCAGGTTTCCGTAGTTGCAGTATTCAAAGACCCAAGATAGCTAAAGTAGTACAGTTGCTGTAATACTGATGAACTTAATGGGCCTGATGTAAATACTAGCTTTATTGATTAGCTAGTTAAGGAAAAACTAACTAAGGAAAAATTATACTATTATAGATAGGTTGCAGCTTAGCCTCTACCTAATGACTAGTAGTATGTAACAGGAGGATAATATGTATTAGGGTATTATTTATAAATATACCTCTCCCAGTAAGAAGGTGTATATTGGGCAGACTAGAAATGAAGCGGACCGAAGATATAGGTGGAGCAACTTAAATAAACCATATGCTGGAATAAAAATAGAAAGAGCAAGAAAAAAATATGGTCCTGAAAACTTCCAGTATGAGATATTATTTAATATAGAAACCGAAAATGAACACGATCTTATTACTATCTTAAACTAGAAAGAAGTCGAGTATATATTATTATATGATTCCTATAATAATGGGTATAATAGTAGTACCGGTGGAGACTATTTCGAGTAGAGTAGAGAATCAGTAGAAAAAGCCTCTGAATCTAGAAAGCTTCCAATACTACAATACGATTTATAGGGTCGTTTTGTTTAGGAGTGGAAGAGTGCTAAAGATGTGGAACTTTATGTCGGAATAAAGGCTTGTAATATAGTATCAGTTCTTAAGGGAAAGAGATATCAAGCAGGAGGCTACATATTTAAATATAAGTCTGCTTATGAGATACCTCCTACAATAAAAATAAATCCCAAAAAGGCACAGAAATAGGTTATTCTGAAATGTGATCTAGATGATACTATTGTCTCTAAATTTGATTCTATTAATTCTGCGGCTAGAGACTGTGGAGTTGGAAGGGATTGTCTAAGAGCATATATAGATGGAAAGAATAACCATATTTACAAAAACTTTAAATGGAAACGCTATGAGTAGACTTAATAATTTTCATTATGCTATAAGTTTAGCTCAAACGCTATACGATATTGAAGGAGATGACGATGACCTAGAAGAAATCGGTCTAGTGGCATATAACTTTATTGGAAACAAAAATACTAGATTATATAGGGCATCATTAGATATAAATTGTTAGGATGGGTCAGTTTAGCTGCCTTGTAATGTTGACATTATAGAAGCAGTAACTTATTGTGGTCCTGAGGATTGGGGATATACGAGTAATACAAAAGAGTTTGGAGATATACAGTCTTTGTATACTGAAAACTATATAGAAAGTAGAAAAGCTTTCCTAGATCCTTTTTATGTTAGCGGAAAATTCGTTAAATATAAAAGAGTGGGAGATACGCTTTATGTAAATAAAGGACTTGGAAGAATAAACATTCTCTATCATGGAATATTACTTGATGAAGAAGGTCTTCCAGAGATAAACGATAAGGAAGCTATAGCAATAGCAGAATATATTGCCTATACTTATAAATACAAGGAAGCAATACGTACTAACAACTAGAATGTGTTGAAAATGGCTTAGGAATTAAAAAGATAGTGGCTCCTACATTGCTAGGCTGCTAGAGTTCCAGAATATGTATCACAAGAAGAAATGGATAAAATACTAAATGTATAGGCTTCTTGGGGACGTAAATTCTACAATAAGAGCTATAAACCAACTATGTAAAATATGTAGGGAGGCAATTTGTCTCCCTATTTTTGTTTATGATTATGAGTGATAAGAATTATGCAATGGGTCATGCTTTTTCTTTGCATGATACCTTTATGAATTTTCCAGTAGAAAAACTAAAAATGACAACAGAATAGTGCAAAGAGACATATTCTGATGGAAGTAAAAGAGATTTAGCCGCTTCTATCTTTGCAAGAAGCGTATAGATGGTAGTTGACGATATTATAGATAACAATGTCCATTTTAAATTACCTGGAATGGGAAGAACCTAGGCATATTTATATATGAAAAGAACAGAAGGTAAAAAGTTTAAGAAGGCATTTAAGAATGGAAAATGGAATGATGTAGATTTTATTATGTCCAATTTTAGTGGTTACTAGTTGACTCTAGAGATGTAGAGTGAAAAAAGACTCCCTAGGGAGAAACCTATCTATCTTTCCGGAAAGGATAAGTAGAGAATTATAGATAACACTAATATGGGTAAATAGTATTAATTATTATGGTACAAAAAACTATATAGGATTACTATGACCAAATTTGTGAAGAGTATCCAAATATTCCTAGGTAGGATATTAAAAGAATTTTGCAATACGGATGGAAATCATTATACTTACATAATAGTTACGGAGGAGACACTCTAATTAATAGAAATGGGTTCTGGTTTTACTGTGGATAGCTAATGAACGATTCCTTAAAGTACTTTGAATATTATAAGAAGAAAATGAGAATTAAATTACGAATAATGTATAAACGTAAAAGAGTTCCTTGGGATGGTTATTACTATTTCGCATTAACATAGAATTAGTATAATGAATATTTAGGTTAGAAAAATAAAAGAGGACGACCTAGGAAAAGGTTTACCTTTTCTAAGATCATCCTCTACAAAATATACGATGAGTGTAATATATCAGAAAGTAATAGGGTGGCGATATTTAGATTATAGATGCCAGCTGACTTAGGTATTAGCTTATATAAAAAAGAGTTAACTACTGATAAAGCAGAACTTATTCTAGTTAGAGAACCTCTAAAATTTCAGGATATATTATTGTCTAATTACAATTATCAATTTATTTCAGATAATTTAAGGAAATATAACAAAAATAAGAGAAAGAATGGCTAATACAGTTATGAGTGCGAAAAACACTTTCGCGGAAGGATTAGTGATGGATTTTGCTCCTGATAACACCTAGGCTACAACTCTTACATCAGCACTTAATGCTACTCTATTAACATTTAATGGAAATGAAATGTCATTATAGAATGACATGGGAAATGGTAGGGTAGAAACAGCATACCTCCCAGAAGGGTATGTTCCAGTCGGGACTTGTGAATTTGGAGATATTATTTATATAGTATCGTATAATCCAATCATTAATAAGTCTCAGATAGGATGTTTCCCAAGTCCAGAGAGAAATATAAGTAGTGATGAAGTTGGAGGACTTGGACAATCATTAAAATGGACTGATTTCTAGGGAAGTGATGGGAGCGGACCAAATGGCGAAATAGTAGCCTCGTCAGTAAAGAAGATATTATATGGAACAAAAGATATGACTTCTGGAGATAAATATATTATATATTCAGCAGAACTAGATAGTGCTGGAAATCATGAGTATTTATCTGATTATGGAAACACCTCACACTAGCATGAAAGATTTCCAAAATTAGTTAAGATTCATGTGGTGAGTATTGAAGAGTCTGGAAAAATTACTTATTTAGATTCTTCTACTAAATGGTATAAGGAAAATGATTTCTATATACAAAATTCATAGAAGATAGTAGGAAAGCCTGATTTAGACAGTTATAGAACTATGGTTAGTTCTGCATATTCAGTATTCTCTTCCAAAGTCTCTGGTAAATTAGCTTTACTAATAGAATTAGAAAAAATTACAGGATTTAGCTGTACCTGGAGCGCTTATACTAAAGAAGTAGAAGATAATTCTGAATATCAATCTAATAGATATTCTATTTATTGGAATTTTAGTTGGAGTACTGATAATAATAATATTAATCCAAATGCTGTAGTATTAACTAACTCTAAATGGACTGGGGAAGACGATACTCATGCTGGTAAGTATTAGATTTGGGAGAAGGATACCGGAGGCTGGGCTTTAGGGGGAAAGAATAAAAATTGGGTTGATGGACCAAGTGTTCCTATTGCTTATCCTAATATAGATTATAACTATAAAACTATTTCTAGAGTATATAGTCCAGAGACATACACTGGGACTTTTCAAAATTTTATAAATTCAGGTTCTTATGATGCACAGTCTAGAGCTAAGCTAAATTAGGTTAAACAGGAATTGGGTCTATCTAATGTAGAATTGATAAAAGCTAATTTATCTAGAAAAGAGGGCGGAACTCCAGATGAGGGGAAATATTATTTTAATTGTTCATCCAGTGCAGTGGATAAAGAGACTGGTAAAGTACTTTACTACACTAATTATAACAATGAGTTAAAGGCAATTACAGCTAAACCTATGTCTGACGACATTATCAATAATACTTTTAATTATCCTATAGTAAAACATTTTTCTGATTTTCTTATTCCTTTAAAATAGAAAGTCGTTGAAGGAGCTATAGAGGAGTGGAAAAATTTGAACATTAATAATCTTATTTATTATTATGAACTAACTCCTTCTATGCCTTATGGATTACTTAGAGAGTTTTCTCAAGACGGATATATAGACTTTAAGAAGATAGGAACCAAAAGCATAGAACTCAATTCATGGAGATATTATAACTATGAAAATACTAGCACCTTAACTTGGGGACTAGAAGCTTATACTGAACCAAATAAGGGAATTTCAGAGGTAGTCTTCCTATTCTATGATAATCAAGGGCTTGCTGCTGCTTATCACAATTCCGGAAAAATATCTTACAATGGTAAGTTTACAGAATATTTTACGTTAAATACTTCTGGAACTAATTATAAGCTAAATAATAAGGATGAAAAGAATACAACTTTTTACCATAAAGGTGAGAGTGTTTCTAAAGACGCCGCTACTATTTCAAATGTGTACCTTGACTCTAGTGGGAAAGTGGTGTCTATAGATGAAATGTAGGACGGACAGTCTTATTATCTAAACGATGCTGGAACTCTATATAGTAATTGTTTGTATTTAGTTAAGATTATAGTTAAGTATTGCAGTGTTGGCGTATTAGACGAATACATAGAAGATGAGGCTTCCTATATAGAAGACTTCAGATGGTATTGGACTAATACTATGTTTAATGATTATTATTACTCTACTTAGGATTTTAGAGGGTTATAGTTTAGCCTAAATTTGGATTGCTAGGCAGCGTTTGAAACTGTTAAGGATAAGTGGGAAATAAAACAGGAAAGCTACTATGCTAATGACGATTTTTCTAGTCCTATAACAAGCCAAAACGCATTTAAATCATTATCTGCCACAGTGCAGTTCGTAAACTAGGACAGGACTTAGGATGATAATCTTAGGATGGCAGTTAGAGCAGGGCTTTAGTAGGATTATAATACTTTTAATTTAGAGGAAGGATAGCTTAGTAACATAAATGTAAGAATATTCTTAGCAAATGAGTATATTCAAAACTACCCAGAACAACCTTAGGTTAAATTCACCGAAAAGGATACTACTATATTCTCCGGGATTTACCCCACTTTAGCAGAGAATTTAACTGGAGAAGTAGATGCTACAACTTCTGACACACTAAATAAACTTGTAAATTCGTCCGTTTAGGGAAATGGAGATGAGTTATATAATACTCAGGATGCATATTAGAACTATTCAAATAATTTCCATCTGTCTTCTAGTTTAGAAGGAGAAAAGGTAGGAAATTCCTCAGAAGGTGCTGAGCTAGTATATATAGACTCAAAGAAATAGGAAGAAACTTCAACTACTAATTTTAGTGTATACAATACTACTCTTGATAAGATATACTACGATGAGGCCAATTCCAGGATTAACGAAAACAAAAGCTATCCTCTTACTCTTAGAGGTATTCACTACAGTAAATACTACTACTATAATTAGTTAGATACCTCTCCCTTAAAAATTCTGAAATCTTTTGTTACTAATGTAAAAGACTTGGAAACATATTCTATGGGAGTAAGTGGAGAAAATAAAATACAATATACTAAAATATACTTCTGTTCTATTAGAGAAAAACGAGGTGCTTCTACTGAGTATAATTCATCTATTGCTAGTTTTAATACTGACCAAAATGGGATTAATACCGTAGCTGGGGAGCCTGATAATAATAATACCAGAGGTATAAATGATGACGGAGACCAGCCGATACATGAAGGATTGTCTTTCACCTATGATAAAATCATGAATAATTTTAAGTTCTTGTTCCCAATGGGATTCGCGTATAATAATAGTGACAATCCAGCTCATAGTAATGCTAGAAAAAATGGCAATATAGTAATATCTTCTAATAAATTAGTAAAAGCTGGATAGACATTTGGAAATGGGGATTTGGGAGGAACCTTATGCGGAATATCTGTAGATGGTGTTATAGAACCAGGAGACCATATGTAGAGTGGAAATTCTCTAACTTATTACGTTCCTATTGTACTTGGATATTTAACATAGCTCTTTTACTTATCATCAGATACAGGGTAGTCTTAGTAGTATTATCCTTATAACTATGTATATCTTTCCGACAATTACTCTATCTACGGTAGAGATGTAGTAATAGAATTGCAACCTAGCGAGAATATAGAAAATAATAAGCTGCTAGTGTTTAGGGGATGGAAGTATTCAGAATACCTAGAATAGGTTATCAATAAATCATCCTTAAGCACAAGGACGTAGGAAGACTTACGAATGGAAAATAATGTAAATTTAAAATTATATGGGTGCTTAAGAACTAATCCATTAGAAATAAAAATCCCATATATTACTCCTACCACAGATACTGTTAGTGCATCTAATAGAATTATAGTAAATTCTATCTATTCTGACATTCCTAGATTTACTACACAATCTTTTACCGAAGGAGCTATATATTATTATAATCCATCTACTAAGCAATTTGCTAATGTAACTACTGGATATTCCTTACGAAGAGTTTCTAATTACGATATATTAGATGGAGAAACAATACAGACTTCATTTGCCAGAAATTATAGTAGTTTCAATATAGAACGAGTTAAGAGGCAGCTTACACTAGTAAATAACTAGTTAGCTTTATCTCAAGTGCCGTCATCTTCTACTGGAACATATTATGTGAAAGTAACTACTCACATTAGTGGAAACTCATCTAGATCACTTACAGGATTTTATTCTGGATTAAAATATTATGATTGATTGGATTAAACTATTTGACGGAAACATTAGTTTGGATGTATAGACTAAGATGCTTCCAACTAAGGGTAATTTGGTATATGAATATAACCCATTTAGAAATTACAGAGTTACCTAGAATATGTATGAATATAAGGAGCAATTATATTCTCTGGGAGACCTGTGGTCTATATTTGGGATAAGTATAAATTGCACAGCCCACCGTTATAAGAAAAATAATGTATATAACTATAAGATAGGAAATCTTAGTAATTATAGTTATACCTGGAATCCAGATGGAGAGACAGTAGAAACTGTCTCTTCTCCTTCTGATTTCGGTAAATGGATAGAAGAAGCTTATTCTGAAGGTCGTAATGCTGACCGAATTAATCTAGAACAAGCACTAATAGATTCAGATATTAATAATGCATGGTATAATGTTCCTACTACAGAAACTGACCCTTATTTGAGAGAGTCTGGAGAATTAGTAGATTTCATTACGGACGAATTAAAATTCTCTCTTGAACACCCAGTTCATATAATTCCATAGCATAGTTATGACGGCTCTGTGAACTTGATAATTAACGACGGTATAAACATACCTAGATTAATTAATAGTAGATTCAGTGCAACTGGTAAGAACACATATGAAATCGTAGATAGAAAAGGAAACAACGATACTAACATATACGATTAGGGAGATTAGTTTGATATCGACACCTCGTTATACAAAAGAGTTGTAAAGATACCAAAAATCGAGTTTAGAGGAGTACATTCTGGAGGAAGTTTGAAAGTAGGAAATTACCATTTTTATTTTAAACTATCAGATGCAGATGGTAATGAAACCGATTTTGTTGGAGAGTCTAGCTTAGTTAGTATATTTATAGGGTTTGACGATTATTATGCCGTACAAACAGGATAGAAAAACGAAAATAGCTTCAAATAGGTAAGTTTTTAGCTTACTAACATTGACCCCTCATACGATTACGTTTATGTATACTACTCTAGAAGTACTGCGGAGGCTGGGGAGAATTTTCAAACTCAATACGCGAAAATAGATAAGAAATTCTTAGTAAATAATGCGGAAATATGTAACGTAATAGTTACTGGATATGAAGATATAATTGAATTATCAGCTACTGATATTAATCTTAGCTATAATACCGTCGATAGCGTAGTTACATCTGCTACCTGTTAGAATATGTTATTTCTAGCTAATGTGCACAAACCAGATATTCCATATAATGAACTATCCGACTTATCCTTAAGATTCTTGCCTTATTTAAAGTAGGAAACTTATACTGTGGATATAGATTAGGACTATAATGTTTCTACATCAAACAAAGGATATTTAGACCCTCTTTTTATATATAACAAAACTGGATATTGGGGTAAAGAAATCTATAGATTCGGAATAGTTTACATTCTTCCAAATGGAGAATTATCTCCTGTGTTTAACATTCGAGGAGGATACAATATCAAGGAATTTGGTAGTGCTGGAACAACCTAGGAAATTGCTTTAGCTACAGAAAATCCTCAGTATATAGATAACCAATATACTAATATTCCAGTTTACATAAATAATGGAATTACTCAAGAGAGAAATTATGTAAATTATAATGAGGAATCTTACACCCTTTTAGGATATGATGGAGCAGATTCTTATGAAAATATAAAAGGAGTAGTATCTTTCTATCCTTCTAAGGATACTAATACTATATACTCAGTTGATATTAGAGTAGATGATGCTACTATACAAGAACTTAAGAAATATGTTAAAGGATATTTCTTTGTAAGGTAGATTAGGATTCCAACTATCTTGGCTTAGGGAATAACAATAGGAATAGATAAGGAAGCTAAAACTCCAACCATACCTACAGCCGATGGATTTTTATCAGAATTATCTGAGTCACTAAGCATGACCCACGTTACAACTAGTGATATTAATGATGTTAATTTTATTTCAGAAGGGTTCCTAAATAGATATTCTTTTGAATTTAAGAAGAAGTCATCATCACTATTTGGAAAGATTCTTAAGGCTGTTGCTATAGGAGTAGGAGTTGTTGCTTTAGCTGCTGCTACTGTATTTACCGCCGGAGCCGCTGCAGCTGCAGTAGCTGGAGCTACAATGGCAGGAGCAGTAACCGCTGGAGCTTCTGTAGTAGGGACTATCGCAGGAACAATTGCAGGTACAGTAGGGTTAGGAGCAGGATTGGGAACTGTGGGAACTCTAGCTGTAGGAGCTGGTGCCGTAGGAGCGGCTGCCGGATTATCTGTTGCCACAGCTGGAGGTATTCAGGAACTAAGATACGGCATTGCTTCTATCTTTGCGAAAAAAACCTTAAATGGTAGAGCAACTTAGGCTCCTTCTGGATATAAGATAGCAGAAACAGAAAGCTCAAGAAAGTTAACTTAGGACTTTAGAAATAGATTTATTCCAAAGGATTCTGATAGCAATTACGTAGCTGGAATACTGTGCCCAGATTATGAAGTAGACTAGGCTAAATATAATTAGATATTTACGGGAAATGAACATCTTGTAGAATTAACTAACTCCTAGAATATTAACTGTTTAAATGGACACTCGTATAATTACTTTACCAACAACGATAGACATTTTTATGTTCCCGCTTACTATGATAGGAATGTAAATACTAGTTATTCAGTAAAGATAATTCCTGTACCTGATAACACAAAGTGTGTGGGTGTAGACGATATGTTATTTAGAAGTAGAGCTGGGGAAGCTGAAGAGGCTTGGAGATATGAATGTATCGCAGAGGATTATAAATCTGAGTACTCTAAAAAGAATGATACTGAGGATTCAGAAACTATATCTAATAAGCAGATAAATACTGATATAATTAGGGGAAGTTTCGGACCTTATCTTGCATTTAACGATAAGGATAATAAATTCCAACCTGCGGAAACGGTAAACATTTACATACCAGGATACTCTACCGCTAATATGTAGAGCTATTTTTACCTTAGAATGATTGACTCTTCTACTTTTAATGCTATCACCGATAGATATGATATAGAAGAATCAGATAAATATTTGATTAATCCTCCTAGTAATATAGTAGGATAGGAAGATAGAAGTTGTGGATATTAGTTTAATGCTTATAGAGGAGACTGCTATTTATGTCAGTTTACCCATAGAGTAAATAGAAACTTTAATGACCCTTCTGCTCCTTATAATGATGAGATAGTAGATGAGAATACATGGAAGGAAAATTACGACCCAAATAATACTGAGAAATATGAATAGATAAATCTTGGAGACGTAAATGCTATTCAACTCGGAATGTGGGTTACTTTCAAGGTTAGGTCATCAAATAATCTAAACATCCGTACCTTAGACGCATCTAATGTAGACGAAACGGCTATGTGTGGACATCCTAGAGGATACTATCCATACCTTCCTATGAGTACTGAGGGAACATATAAGCACCCAGAATCATAGGTATACAACAAAGGTTTTACTAAATCCTTAAGTGAAAGATGGAACTTTGAACTTCCTGATGTTCCCTATATAAAGAACTGGTTTGGAACTCGTATTATGTATTCTGATATTCACGTTAATGATGCCTATAAGAATGGGTTTAGAGTTTTCCAAGGCACTCATTATAGAGATTATACTCGCGAATACGGAGAAATAGTAAAATTAATTTCTCTTGAGTCTAATCTTTTATGTGTATTTGAACATGGCATAGCATTGATACCTGTTAATGAAAGAGCAGTCGCAGGTGAGGGAACAGGTGGAAATGTCTATATAAACACATCTAATGTGCTTCCAGAGAACCCAAAAATTATCTCTGATATGTTTGGTAGTCAGTGGCCCGAAAGTGTCCTCAAAGTCCCAGGAAAGACTGGAGATTCTGCATAGTATGTTTATGGAGTTGACACAGTTGCTAAGAAGATTTGGCGCACTGATGGGAACACTCTTACTTGTATTTCAGACTTTAGAGTTCAAGAATTTCTAAATAGAAATATTACTTTAGGCGAAAGAGAACTTACTCCCAAAATAGGTATTAGAAATGTAAAGACAGTATATAACGCCTTCAAGCGAGACGTATTATTTACTTTCTATGACAATACTTATGGCTTTGAAGAAAAGGTTTGGAATCTATGCTGGAATGAGTTATTATAGAAATTTATAACATTCTATAGTTGGGTTCCTAGCTATATGGAAAATATAAATAATATTCCATTCTCATTCGATAGAAATACTTCTAAGTGGATTGCTAAACTGGGAACAAGTCATACTGAAAGTTCTTTTGCTGACGGTATTACACTATCTAATGTAATTATAGAGAACTCTGAAAATGAATAGGGAGAAGTAGTAACTAACTTTAAGGTTCCAGTTTCCTATGTGAATAAGAAAGGTGAGTGGGTAACTCAAAACTATACTGTAGCGAATGATGGAACTAGTAGGAAAAAATACATTGGAATATTATCCTTAAGTAATAGAATACTTCCAGATGCCTAGCTTCACTATTAGATTTCCTACTCCTTGTAGAGAGATTAGTATGGAAACTATAAGAAGTTTGACATAGTCCCTCTAAATTGTGGAGAAGCTAATGGAGGTATATATCTTCCAGATGATGCTATGTTTGCAGGAGCTTTCATGCCTCTATATTGTCTAAAATTTAAGGAAGGAGGAGATGAATATAGTCCAGTCTATTATAAGGATGGATAGGAAATGACTGAAGTGTCTGACGGTGCTGGAGACACGTTCTATACTTACCAAGCTCTATATACTGCTAAATCCCTATTATCTGAATTATATTATAGGAATAGTGCAGGACATTCATATGCTGATTATGATGTACATAAGGTAGGTCCGTCATAGTATGCTACTGAATATGCTCCAGTAAAATGGTTTAAGAATGTAGATACTATGAATGAAATAATAAGTTAGTTTCCTCCGGAAACTCTAGTTGGTAATTCAAGAGGGTACGACGAATCTGGAAATCCAACAGGTGATTTATTCCCATGTATCACAGTTGGAGAGATAGCATCTTTATTATGGTATCAGAATGGCGAACCAATGGTTCACGGAATACCTTTAAATTGGCATTGGACTATAGAGTCTTCTCAAGATATTTCTTAGAATAAGATTTATTTAGACCTTCCTATATTCAAAGACATTACTGGAAAGCGTCCTACTCTTCCTAGAGAAGAGATGATAAATCCTGATAAAATAGTAACCTTACTTAATATTAAGGCTACAATATCTATTGTTGATAGTGATAATTAGTCTAAACTAAGTGATTCCTATTACAATATGAAAGCGGGATTTTAGTCAGGAACATCTCTAGTAGATGCTGGATATTATGAATCTGTTGTAGGAATAGCTCCTAGATGGAACTTATAGTTCTTATCTACAGATTTTTGGAAGCACGGCTAGGCTGGGCTGATTGACATAGCAGATGATATATATCCTACTTATTGGTACGGAAGACAGCATCCATTTGAATTTGAATGTGTAGTAGTGAACGACCCTTCTATACATAAGATATTTACTAATCTTGAAATTGTTGCTAATAAGGCAAAACCTGAATCTTTCCACTATGAAATAATTGGAGAGACCTACGACTTTGCAAAAGATAAGGTAAATATGTATTTTAGACAGGAAGCTATGAAAGCATTGTGGCAATACAATGGAGCTGATATTTCTTATGATAGGAACTTCTTGAAGGTTCAACCTAGATAGTAGCCAAAGTCTGCAGACTTCCCACATAAGTACTATACTAGACAAGATACTATCAATGAGATAGAGGATTATTATATTCATGTAACTTATCCAGATTCACACGATTATCGTCATTTATCTGGAGCGGAAGTAGTTTACTATCCAAATAGACAAGAATATCGAATCTGGAATCATGCTATGGCTGTAGATATAGACGATTTGAGTTAGGATGATTCAAGGTCAATTATCTCCGCTAATTGTCAGTATTTAGAGGACAGATGGAAAGTTACAATTAATCCTATTTTAGTATGCTATAAGAATGAATATCAAAGGAAATTCTCTGGTTCCTTAATATAGCCTCAGAACTCTACCTGGGCAAAAGCCAAGAATAGTTCACAAAGCTTACCAACTCTTCCTATTTATAATTCTCCTATACCGGATTAGGTTTTATCAGCTGGTGGTATAGATTTCCCAGGAAATGACCCAGTACATCCAGAGTGGGGAGAAGATAACGCTCTTTACAATTTATATGATTTATCTGGATACAATTCCGAAGGAAATTGGAAACCGTTGGATTTAACTAACTGGTTAGACGATGTTAGTATTTATAGATATAACTTTGGAGAAGCATAGAATAGAAAAGAGTTAGATGTTAAGGATAAATTCTTAAAGATAAGAATTAGATATTCTGGAGAAGAATTAGCTGTTATAGATTTCTTAAATACTGTATATAGAATTAGTTATGCTTAATAAGAATATAAATAAAGTCAGAAGAATAGCGAAAGCCCGCTTTGGGCTTTCCATTCCTTCTGGGAATCCATATATGACCACAAATGGGCTAGCCATTCCTGGAAATAGTATTACCTAGTAGAATCTGCTAGGCACAGATTATGGTGCTGAATTTAGGAATAGAGCTGAGCAAATAATGGCTCCTACTAATAACCTCATAGATTTCAATGCCAAAATGGGAGACCTATTTAGTTTAAAGTTATAGAATGATAGAAATACTTCTAGAGCAATGACATAGATGAATACCAATGGAGTTACTACACCTAAAAGTACATCTCCATCTTTGTAGCAATCATTCTAGAGATTGGGAGGTTGGAATACAGCAAGCTAGGCTGTTGATTTGGCTAATAGCTTATTATTTTCTAAGTAGTATTCAGAAGATTCTGCGATTACTACTGGTTTAAATAACCTTTGGAATACTGGGGCAAAAATAGTTTCTACTGTTAACCCTCTATTTGGTTTTGCAATGGGAGCAGGTAGTCTAGTTGCTAATACAGCCAGATCTTTAGGTACTGGAACTGATTAGCAAACTGATTTTGATAAGTTTGGAGATAGCACTATTGGACAATTATCAGGAATAGGATTAATCAACGGAATGTTTGGTAAGAAAACTAGAGATTTTTCGGCAAACAAAGCAACTATCGAACAAGTAGGAGGTTCTTATGGAGGTACTGTTCGAAACATAAATGAAGCCTCAGAAAAGGCAGGAAAGAAGTATGGACTATTTAGTAGCGGAAAGAGAAAACAAGCTAATAGGTTTATTGATAGAACAGAATCCTAGCAATCTACTATGACAAATATCGCCAAAGATGCGTCAGACTTATCCTCTATAGCTGCTAATATGTCTGACCTTAATCATATACAATATGGATTTAATCTCAATGGGGGTTATGATTAGAGATATATGAGAGCAGCCAAATTTGGAGCTAAATTAAAGAGAGTTAAAAGAATAAACTTCCGTAAATAGGGAGGAGAAATAGTTGGAGCTATAAACCTAGATAATTGGCAACCAGTTATCACAGAAGCCGTTGAACAATTTGAAAATGGGGGAGAGCTAGAATGGACTCCAGTTATAACTCTATAGGACGGGGGATAGGTAGAGAAATGGGATTTTGAGACCTGGTTTAATAGTATACCATCTGAATATAGAGCACCTCAATATGATTATCAAATGGCATTTAATGTCTTAGACAAAGAATTGTTAAAAAACCATGCTAAAAATCCAAATCAATTTCATCTTCCATCAGTTTCTAGTAAAGAAGATAAAGATGGAAGGATACCATTCTTGAAACTAGGTAAAAGAGATAAAAATAAAGAAGTTAATATGGAATTTACCGAGTTTTATGAGAATGATAGGGGAAAAGACTTTAGGAATAAATATGATGTTATTTATGATAAGGATAGATACTATTATGTTCCCAAGAAATTTGAAGACGGAGGAGAGCTACCTAAGAAAGAATCCGAATTGGAGGAAACTAATTAGAAAAATATAATTCCAGAAGGAGCGCTTCACGCACATAAGCATCACATGGAGAATGCTGATAATCTAACTAAAAAAGGAATCCCAGTGGTAGATAATGATGGAGAGCAATAGGCTGAAATTGAAAAAAATGAAATAATATTTACTCTAGAGGTTACTAAGAGATTAGAAGAACTTTATTCCAAATATCAGGACTATGAATATTCCTAGAAGGAGAAAGATGAAGTAGCAATAGAAGCTGGAAAATTATTAGTAGAAGAAATATTATTCAATACTGATGATAGGACTGGATTAATTAATACATTATAGAAAGGAGGAAAGATAAATGGAATTGAGTGATTTGTTAGTATCATATAAAAGAGTTGACGCTCCTAGATTTACTCCTTCTATTCCTATCATTGAGTAGTTCCCCTCATATCAAACTCCTACAGATAAGGAGACTAACGCCCCGTCATTGCCCGTCTAGGCAAAACCGACAACTAGTTATTCTATAACTTCGGTTCAAGTACCTGGATTTAAAGCAAAGTGGACTAGCCCTTACAGGGACAGAAATAAATGGGTATCTGACCTAACTTAGGCATATAGAAGAGCTGGAATAACAAATGATAATGCCTTAAAGATGCTAATAGCTCAAGATGCTTTAGAGTCAGCATGGGGACGTTCTGCACAAGGTAAATTCAATTTTGGTAATCTAACTACTGGAGCTAAATGGAAAGGCGATTATGTGACTGGTAATGATAAAAACGCCAAGGGTTAGGCTATTAAATAGAAATTTAGGTCATATAATTCTATTGATGAATACGCAGAGGATAAGTTGTAGTTTTTAAGGAGACTGTACGATTTCGATGAGAATGATGATATAGATAAATTTGTAGCAAAACTTACAGGTTCTAATAGAGGAAAAAGAAAATATGCAGAAGCCACTAATTATGCTAGCTCACTTAAAGGAGTGTATGATAAATTTGAGAGAGGCGGAATCATAAAATATCAATAGGCTGGAAAAATTAAGAGTCCTTCTCAAACAGCGCAGGATAATCTATCTCGGCAATTTCCAGTAAATTGGGAAAACTCTAACTGGCTCCACAACTATTTTAAAAAGAACTTAGGATATAATACTTCTCTAAGTATTCTTTCATCTATTCTACCAGAAAGTGGTGCAGACCCTCATAAGAAACAATTGAAAGGGGGTCCAGGAAGAGGACTTGTATAGTGGGGATTTGGAACAGATAGATATAACCATATGAAGTCATATAAAATGAAGGGAAAAGTTGAAGAAGGAGTAGACCCTGAACTTCAGAGATAGGCAGAATATATAGTTAATACTGTAAAAGACTCATAGAAAACTGGGGAAGGACTATGGCATCATGGTGGTGCTGGTTCTGGTTATAAGAGTGCTGAAGATGCTAGAAAAAGATTTATTAGTGCTAGAACTCCTGCTTCATAGAAAGCCAGAGCATTTAGTTTAGGCTATGTAAGACCTAAAGGAGGAATCAAAGAAGCCACAAGAAGAGCATCCTTTGTTGCCTCTTTAGATTCAGTTTATAATTCTAAGTATAAATAATGGATAGAGTAATAGTGAATATAGGTAACAAGACATATAATTGTCAAGTTGCTAAAACGGAAGAAGACAGAAGAAAAGGTCTGATGGGTGTAGAGAATCTTCCTCCCGATGAAGGTATGCTAGAAGATACTTATTATTTTGTATATAAGCATGAAAATAAGATAAATGGCAAATGCTACATAGGGATAACTTGCCAAAACAACCCAAAAAAACGATGGTAGAACGGACTGGGTTATAAATCTCAATTTTTCTATAGGGCTATAGAAAAGTATGGATGGGATAACTTCGATCATATTATACTACACGAAAAGTTATCTGAAAATCAAGCAAAGTGCCAAGAAATGTTTTGGATTAAGCTTTATAAAAGTGAAAATATAAGCTATAATGCCACCAATGGAGGGGATGGCAGTCGAGGGATTCCTATGCCTGAAACTACTAGAGAAGCATTAAAAAAGGCTAATACTGGAAGGATTTGTTCCGAAGAGACCAAGAAAAAGATAAGTAAATCAGAAAAAGGGAAGCGCTGTAGTGAGGAAAATAAATAGTTGTATAGAGCTTTATATACAGGAAGAAAACTTTCTGAAGAACATAAAGAAAAAATAAGATTACATAATAAACAATCTAAAGCTGTTGTTCTTTTAGATTTAGAAACAGGAGAAGAAAAAGAATTTTCATCTGCGAGATAGGCATCTCTATGGTTAGAACTGGATGAATCTGCGGTAGGGCACGCTATTCGAGATAACTACCTATTAAAAAACAAAAAATACAAAGCGTATAGAAAAAATGGAGCAAGTTAAAGTTAACATAGGGAATAAGTCTTATATATGTGATTTATTAAAATCTGAGGAGGATAAAAGACGAGGGCTTATGAATATAGATTATCTTCCCCCGGATAGAGGAGCCTTATTTGTCTGGGAGGATGAAGATACTAGAGAAATGTGGATGAAAGATACTAAAATACCTTTAGACTAGATAGCCATTAACGATAATGATGAAGTAGTCTTAGTATATAAGGCTTAGCCAGAAGATGAAACTTTAGTTCCGTTCATGAACGCTAAGTATATTCTAGAAGTTAATTAGGATTCTGGTATTGTAGAAGGAGATGATTTTGAAATAGACGACTCTGAAGATTATGACAAATATGTTATGAAGGTGCTTGCTCCAGATGGTACTACTTAGATGTATCTCTAGGGAGGTGAAAGAATCGTAAGTAGAAAAGAAACAAGAACTCTCATTAAGAAAGCTAAAAAGGCTTACGAAAATAAGGACAAAGATTATGATAAATATTGCAAATCTTTGGGCAAATATATATTTAAGGTATTAAAGGGTCAAAATACTCGTCCGCCAGAATATGTGGAAGTTCCAGAAGGAAAAGACAAAAATTCTAACGACGAAAATTAACAATATACACATCGTATCAAAAATTCTTGGTTATGAAGATCTTAATATGTAGTATTGAAGTACATAAGATAGATAGATAATTAGTGCATTAATTACATTTTAAATTTTTTATTTATGAAATTAGGAAATAAGTTTTAGGCAGGAGGACCGATGCCTGCAGGAGCACCTGCTCAAGCACCTCAAGGTGGTGAAGACCCAACAGCTATGTTGCTGCAAGGAGCATAGCAAGCTGTTCAAGGACAAGATTGCGAAATGGCTATGCAAGTATGTCAGATGTTAATCGAAGCATTGGGAGGTGGAGGTAGTCCACAAGAAGCTGCCCCACAGGAAGCTGCCCCAGCTCCAGCAGAAGGGGAACCTGTTTACCGTAGAGGCGGTCGTTTAGTGAGACGTATAAACGCTTAACAAATTTAACACGTAGGGGTATATCTAAAATTTAATTAGGTGTACCCCTTTCTTTTAATATATAAGTTATGGCAGACGAAAAAGGAACTTAGAAACCAAAGGAAAGAGTTAAGTATAAGTTTGGACAAAATGATATTGACCTAACTAATTATATACATAACTTGGGAACTAATGTCTAGTCATATCTAAATTCCAAGAATTGGAATGAAGGCTAGAAACAGGAGTTCATGAATGCATATAACAGATACTTAACTGGATTGCAAGACTAGCTTGCAAATAATACTAATAGATTTACTACTGACGACTTTGGTTCGATTATTGATTCTACTGGAGCGTTAAGTAATACCGACAATGATGATATAGACCCAGTTGGTTCTGAATACTATTATGATAATAAAGGTAATCGTATTACTACTGACGATTTTAACTTATTGAAGAAACGAAAATAGAAAAATTATAATACATTTTCTGCTAATAGAGAAGTTGCTACGTACTTTAATACTATAGGTAACGCTTTGAAAGGTATGGAAACTCCTAAAGAAAAAGTTCAAGATGCATTTAATCTATCTAAACATGGATTTTTAGCTGATTGGACTACAGCAAATAACCCTGCAGGAGGGGATTTCAACTTGGACCCATATCTAGAAAAAGATGCTATGGATGAAACAACTGGAAAAAGAGGAACATCTAATAGAGCTGCATATTTAAAGGAATAGATAGAGAACTATATTAATAATATAGGGGAATATGACTTTTCGTCTTCTCCGTTCAAAAATAGGGATACATACATTTCTAGACTTCGTGCAGCCGCGTAGAACTTAGAAAATGGATATAACTCAGAGGATGTTATAGCACTTAACTAGGCTGGGATAGGAAATGAGTTTTTAAGTAAATTCTTTGCTACTGGAGCTGAGGAAGCCCCTATTAAAAAGTCTGAATTGGAATTACAAGCTGAATAGGCAGCTAAGGAATAGGCAGAAAGGGAGAAAGAGGATTAGTTAAGAGCTGTTATAAAAGCTAATGAAGAGGATAAGTATAATAGGGAAAGAGATGCTTTCTTCACCGATTATGCTACCTAGAATCCATTTTAGAGTACTATTAGTGGCTATGCTACTCCATCGTACAATCTCCAAGGCACATATAACTGGCTATAGGGAAGATACAAGTTTGATGCTGGCAACATGGACGCCACAAAAGAGGCAGTAAAAACTTATATAAACTTTCCTGAGCTAGCTTCAATAATTAGAGGAGGAAAAAAGACAGACAATAAGGGGAATGATATTACTGCCCTACATATTGCTAATAATCTAGATTTAGCTGCATAGAGTGATTTGTTAACAGACAAGGTTGGAGACACTGGGTATTATGTAGTCCCAGGTTCCGAGAATTATGATAATTGGTCATATATAGCTTATAATCCTGTTACCAGACAATATCAAGAACAATCTATGCTTTTAAATGAAGAGCTTAAAAAGAAAATGGCATATGCTGAGTACGACAGAAGACATAAGGGAGTACAAAAGCATTAGCTAGGAGGTATTGCCAAATATGTAGAGGAGAACTAGAAAAAAGCCTAGAAGGAAGCAGAAAAGCAAAGACGTATAGACGAGAAAGTAGAAGAAACTGGAAAGACTAGAGAATAGGTTGAAGCTGCAGAAAGAAGACCTATGGAAGAAGGTTTTTCTACTATTGATAAAGTCAGATTAGGTACTGCTGCCGCTGATGCTGCTGCTGCCGCCGCTGCTTTTATTCCTGGATATGGTACTGTAGCTTCTGGTGTTCTTGGTATAGGAAGCACATTAACTAATATTGGTGCTGATATTGCTGATGAAAGTATGTCAGGATGGGACGTTGCAGGAAATGCTCTTTATGGATTAGGAATGGATGTGGTAGGATTAATTCCAGGACTTGGTACTACAGGAAAGGCTGCCAAAATTGTTAGAGTTTTGAAGCCTGTTTCTAAGCTAGCAATGAGAACTTTGTAGGCATACGGAATGATTCATTCTGCCGATGCGTTTAATAAACTAATGTCTAATCCTTCTGATATGTCGGCTGATGATTGGAGAAACCTTGTGACTGGACTACAAGCCATAAGTGGAGAAGCTAGGTATAAGGGGGGAAAAAGAGCGGTTAATAGAGCAACTACTCAAAGAGATGTTGCGGATGTAAAAACTTCTACTGGAAGAGTTGCAACAATTTCTAAGGAAGATTTAGATAAATTAAGAAAAACAAAGGGATTAAAAGCATAGAATAAACTGTTCTCAGGATTAACTGGCGGATAGCAGTTATAGAGAGAATTTAAGGATAGAGAAATAAATTGGAAAAAGCCTTGGAAATCAAGACTATCTTCTGATAGTCCAGAGGTCTCTCTAAGAACAGAGTCTTCATTCCTTCCAGAAGACAACAGCTGGGATGCTAGACTATTCAGAGGAATGAACAGAAATACTCCACAAAGGAGACAACAAAAGAAGCAGTAGGAAACTCAGCAGTCTAGATTTGATAGACTCAAACAATTAAGCTCACAAACAGGTAAGTTAACCCCACAAGAAATAGCTACTATTAATAGACAGAGAGTTAAATCGGGAAAAGGAAAGCTTACTGAATAGGAAATATAGGCTCTAAATCAAAGACGTTAGAATAGAGCTGGTGATGGTACTGATAATTCATTCCAAGCACGCTTATAGAGATATAAGGATGCTAAGAGAGAAGGAAAATTTACTTCTGTAGAAGATGACATCAAGAGAGCTAAGGATGAATTGGCAGAGGCTACTAGATAGCAAAGACTTGCCGTACCAACAGGATAGGGAGAAATAGTATCGCCTGATGCTAATTAGGCTAGATTCATTATGGGATTCTCCCGTGCTATTCCTACTGTTAATCCGTCTAGACCTCCTATATCTAATCCTCCAGCTATTATACCAAAATAGTAGGTTAGGATTGAACAACCTCAATAGTCTCCATTTAACTATGATAGAATTAGAGAAGGCTTAGCTAGAGCTGAAAGAGAGAGACTTGGAAAGGATATTGGAGAATAGAGATTATAGAGAGCCATAGAAGCTAACCCAGAAAGGAGTGCAAGACTTCAATCTGAGGAAGCATATAGAAATGTTAGATAGGCGTTCAATCTATATGGAGCACCATAGTATAAAAGACCTCTCACAGGGGCAGCTTATAAAGCTAAATAGGATATGTATAATAGACTGTTTAACTAGAGAAGATACGACGTTATTGAAGCTTTCAGAAATAGAGAACTTCCTCATAGACAATCTAACAAGAAAAAGAAAACATCAAGGGATGATAGAAGAACTGTTAAACGTGAAGATGGCGGTACTCTAGATCTTGTTAGAGTAAGAAAATTTCAAAACGCTGGAAAATTCCCAGAGTGGTATTCCAAACTTTATAAATTTTAGAATTTAACTGGTTGGAATAATTCGTTGAATTAGTCATTGGCTAGACCATCTATTACTAACGAGAATGCTGGGCATTATAGAGCTGGGGATTTGAATGAGGCTTATACTAAAAATAATTCTTATACTTCCAATCCGAATCTAGTAGGATAGGACTTACAATCATATTATGATTCTTCTTTTAAGGGAAAATCTCTGGATGATTACGTAAGTGCATACAATGCTAATGCAGCTAAGATTAGGGGATATTGGGACTAGGAAAGAACATATAAATAGTCTGGAGCTTAGGAGCATAATAGACTATTTAAGAATATGTTTGGAAATAGAAGTGATAACTCTAATAATGTATGGAATATTGGTTATGACCCTAATTTGGAGGATATTGTTGGTTCATCTACCTGGCTGAGAAGAATGGATAGATATGAGAAAGAATTTGATAACTTGTCCGATGAGGAAAAGAAATCAAGAATCCATAAAATAGACTTAGGAGATGGAAACTTTGGATATGTCTACAAAAAAGCCAATGGGGATATAGCAGTATGGAATCAACCAGAAACTCCTGCAACCTCTACTAATCCTGCCGATAGCTAGACTACTCCTACTATAACCTCGGTAATACAACCTTCTCAAGAACCTAGTGATGATAATAAACAGAATAAATCGTTCTTTAGTAATATTAATCCTACTATAGCTTATGGATTACCAAGAGCAGTGTATGCTGATAGAATGAATAGGAGAATTACTGATTTAGCTAAAGAATCTGTAGTTCCACTATTGAAAGACCCATTCGAAGTACATCGTTATACTAGAAGCGATTTAGATGCAGAAATGCAAGGAGAGCGTAACTATGCTAATCTTAGAAGATTAGCTAGTAGACCTATAACTTCTGATGGAAGTTTACAAACTGCAACATAGTTGCAGGCTGAGGTTTAGGGACAAGAAGCTAGAACGGCTGGAAAAGAGAAGAGTAATTAGGTTCAAAGATAGTACGATGAACTAGCTTGGTAGCAGGAGAAAGAAAACGCTGCTAACAGACATGAAACTGCTATGTTTAACAGAGCATAGCAATGGGGAGCTGATTAGGATAAGAGTAAATACGAATAGGCATATCTAGCTAAGAAGTTTAATATTTGGGATGTATTCGGACAATAGTTAGAATACGATGCAAGAACGAGGTAGAAAGAGAATAAGGCTTTGGCTGATAATTTTGCTAGGTCTGATATTCATAATGCTATTAGTTATGCTCCAAATGATTACGGAGCTAATTTGACTCCTGATGAATTAACTGTATGGAATAAAGTCTTATCTGGAACTAATCCTTCTAGTCTGTCATCTCAAGAATTTAATTCTTATAAACTAGCAGCCTAGAAAGTTTCTAGAGTGGAAACTGAGCAATTAAGATAGTACTACAATGTTCCTAATACTAGATGGTCTGGAAAGACTCCTAGTACTCCTTGGTCTCCTACAATTTCTAAAGCAATATCTGCTAAGAATGGAGCTAAAATAGCTGTTGCTGGAATAGAAGCAAAGACTGCTGATGCGGAGAGGTTTTAGAAACAAATAAAAGAATGTATAGATAGAAATGAGAAAGCCATAGATAGATTATCTAAGAGTTTATATGGACTTATAAAAGCTTCAATGATAAAATGATACTGAAACTATAGCAAGGGGGGAATGCCCTTCCCCCCCTTGTTTCTTATCAGCCAGTAACAGTTACTGGTGGGGCAACTGCTGGAGCTTCTGTAGCAGCTCCTAGCGATAATCAAGAGACAACTGATTTAACTGACAAGGACCTATTAAAAATGCTTGAAAAGTTAGACGGACTTCCTAGTGATATGGCTGTATTAACTTAGACTCTCTAGAACTTTTATATAGACTAGCAATACAGTCCATTCCCAAGTACTTCTAACATAGCATCTAGATACTTGTAGGCTTTAAATCAAATGAAGATAGCAAACTTCAACAGAAAGGAATATGATGATGCCTTTTCTACTGTTGATAAAAACGGAGGAATAAATGAATTTGCTGTAACAGATAGAGGATAGTTATTCTGTATGAATGATGAAGGGGACTTTAAATTATTTTCTCTGGAATAGCTTAAAGAGAATCCTGACTATCAGCCGTTAACTAATTCGGAGTTATTATACTATAGAGCGTAGTCTCCTCAATTAGCCAACAATAATGAACTACTAAAGGTAGTAAAAAATGGTATAGGAATAGAATCTGTTACTAAAATGATATAGGATAGCATAGGGAATTTAGGAACTACTTCTGAATCAAATGAAGGCTTTGTCAGAACTCAAGCATCGTAGCTTATTAATGGTTTACAAGAGTTCATGAATGCATAGCAACAATCTGGCAATTATAATGCTACCGTAGATAATTTGTACAAAGGAAAATTCTTAACTAAGAGCCAAGCTATGTAGGCACAGGCTGCTCTTAATTATATATATACGACTCTTCCAGCTAATGCCAAGACTTTACTAAAGACCAAGACATAGAACGGAACTGATGCAGAAGCCGTTTAGCTAGTGTAGACATTAATTAACTCTAAACTAAGTTCAACTGCAGACTTCTCTTTAGATTTAGATGACCCAAGTTCTAGTTCCAAAAATAAAAATGGTGCTGGGGACGGTCTTGATGCTGATTTAGTTACACTAATTCAGGCTAGTCATGGAGGTCACGATACTGTCTACCAATTAAATAATAAGTCAGGAATAGGAATGACCGTTTAGGGAACTGCATATGAGTAGGTAAAGGACACTAAAGGAAATCATATAGGAAGAACATCAATGGAGAATTTATTAAATGAGTCCGGATTACGTTCTATTATCAATGCTGATAACGGAGTGTACTTTGGCAATCAAAAGGTTGATTTAGATTCATTGTTAAATATCACATATGACGGAAAGGGATTACTAAGAGTAAATCTTCCTGTACGCTCAGATGGTTCTCCTAATTTTGATCTGTTAGAGGAATATTCTAACGCCCAAGCGGAGTTCTTACTAAGTTCTCAAACAGATGAGGATAGACTTAGAATATTTGGAGATACAGAGAAGTATCCAGGACTAAGCTCGCTAATCAAACCCACTGGAGAACTAGATATGGATAAGTTTGCTCCATTTATAGTAGCATCTGGCATGACGACGGATGGTATGGTGGAAATAGATAAGAAGCAAAATAAGTTTATCACCGAAGTTAAGCAATCTCCAGAATTAGTTTAGTAGCTAAAGACCAGTTTGGCAACAGGTTCTGGAAAAGAGACTCAGTATCCCGATATTGATGAGTACGACTGGACAGAATGGTTAATGCCTGAGTTTATAAATAGTTATGACCATATATTTAAAGGAAATATTTATATACCTCTTAACATGAACAAGGCAGCCGCAGCTCTAGGGGGAAATCAAACTATTGATACGAATACTGGATAGATGTTAGAAAAAGAATACCAAAATAGGGATCTAAATTTTACTAAATTAGACCCATCAATATTAAATAATTAATTATGTTTGAAAATGATTGGATATTATCAAGCTTAAGTAATCCTACCTTAGACATAGATGATTTAGTTTCAATTGGAGGTTTAAATACTAAAAATACCCAGTTTCTAAGTAAGGATTAGTATTTGAAATCAAGCTTCATTAAAGATAATCCCGTGTTCAAGGACGATAAGGGAGATTTTTCTAAAGAGAAGTTTGATAGATTTTATGAAATGCAAGCATCCAGATGGAGAGATTTTTAGAATAATGAATTTCCAACTGGAATAGAATTAGATGCCTTTGATACGGCAAGCAATAAAGCTAATGCCAAAATTAAAGAAAATAAATTTAACTTAGGACCAGACTATAATCCTGATAGGGTTTAGATTGGTGTAGAAGGTTGGAGAACTACAAGTAAGAGAACTAAATCTGAACAGGAAATAGCTCAATCTTAGAAAATATTCAATCCAGAAACAGGAAAGTTTGAAAATTATACTCCCGAAGATTATGCCTTATTTAGTAATCCAGTAAAGTGGGTTTAGAACCTATTTAAGGAACCTTTGGTATTAGCTCAATATGACTAGGATGAAGTTGATGAATAGGGAAACAAACATAAGAAAGGAGAATACAAACTTAATCCAGAAGGAACTTATTATTATGAGAAATTAAACGGACGTTCTCCACTTGGAAAAACAGTTTTATCAGCTGCAAATATCTTAACAAAAGAAGATTCTGCTCTAAACAAGATAGACTTCATGGATTCTGATGACCTAGAGAAAAGTGCTACTGGAGTTATAGCTAAAAATATAGCATTAATAGCTCCAATGTTTACTCCTGCGGCTCCATATTATTATAAGGCTATGGTAGCTAAGGAAATATCTAAGACTCTTCCAATGCTCCATAGTATTGCTACCAACTTGTTTGGTTCTGGAGATAATGAAGCCCCAGAATGGATGCGAAAAGCAGCTGCAGTTGGGGAATCATTATCTACTACTAATTCTGTTTGGAGCAGTGAGCATACATTCTCTTTTGAAAACTTAGCTAATTTAATTTCTGATATTGCTTTACAATGGGGACAATAGAAGTAGATAGCTAAAGCTGTAGGATGGTTTGGAGATAAAAAAGCGTTGAAGAAGGCTGAAGATTAGGCATTCCAATTCTACAAATCAAAAGTTGGAGGAAGTTTAAAAGGTCTAGAAGCTCCATCTGATGAACTATGGAAACAATCCACTCTTGGTCAATTATGTATAAAAAAATACTATGACCCTGTAGTTGAAACTATGAGAAAGAAACAAAGATTAGGAGCTAATTTAGCTTTAGCGTATATGTCTTTAATCTCAAACACTGATGTTTACTCTGATATGCTAGAGAGAGGTGCCACTAAAAAGGAGGCTGCCTGGGTAGCATTGGGTAGTGCGGCTGGAATGTATGGAGTGGATAGGTACTTACACCTTGGAGAAGTATTCTATGATGACCTTACAGCCGAATCTATTAAGTAGGGGAGACAAGCGGTAAAAAGGGAACTGAAAGAGGCTTTCGAAGAAATATATAAACCTGGAACTAAGGATAGCCCAGGTAACTGGTATAAAAAGGGTGTAGCTTTTGGAAAGAGGGCAGCAGAAACATTTGTAGAAAACCTTAAAGACCACAATCTTGGAGGAGTTGGTAAGGCTCTAGGAGAAGGTTTAGAAGAAGTTAGTGAGGAACTAGTAACAGACCTTACTAAGTCTACCTATTCCCTTCTTGGAGATTTAGGGATGTACGATAAAAGCGTTAAGGATACTGGAGCGTTTGATAATATGTTAGAAAGATACTCCATGTCTTTGATAGGAGGTGCTATTGGTGGAGGATTGTTCTACGGAGTTGAGAAGTATAAGGGATTTAACAAAACTAGGGACAAAGACCTAGTAGACTTAATTAATGATGGAAGAGCTTAGGAGCTAAGAAATATAGTAAAAGGGTATGTATCTAAGGGTCGCGCAGGTAATACCAAAATTTCTGGATTACAATACTCTCAAGATGATGCCGGAAATATTACTTGGTTAAGTACAGACAAAAGCGAAGAATCCTAGAACCAATAGGTAGGTAATAGGGTACTAGAGAAGATTAATTCTTTAGAGGCAGCCATAGTTGGAAGTGGTACAAAACTTAGTCAAGACCAACTGTTCGACAAGATGGTTCTACAAGAAGCAAGATACTAGGAGTATAAGAATGCTTCTCACGTGACTGGATATTATCAAGAGTTTAGAAAGTTACAGAATTAGTTGTTGCAAGCTAAGGATACTTATAATAAGGCTGCAGAGACTGCCGATGGAACTCTTGATGGAAGAATAACAGACTCTCCTACAGAAGCAGAAAAGTAGGATAAAATTAAGAATTTGTAGTAGTTTTAGACGTCGGTAGATAACATTCAGAAGAAAATGAATGATTTTCTATCTGGAGATACTTCTCTAGACTATACTAGAAAACTTAACTTTGCCTTAGACCCAGTTCTTAATTCTGCATTTTTGGGACTTGACAGAACTAAGTGGTTACTTAACAAAATAGACCCTACTTAGGAACTCACAATACAAGATTAGATAGATTTGAATAACTAGTGGAATGACCACGTTAAAGAGACTATGCTTAAAGACTTAGATAAAGCCTTTTTAGCATATAAGGCTTTAGAGAAGGTCGTATCTCCATAGATGTTAGCTCAGTAGGACTATGCTAATCAATATAAGAGCATTTTTAATGCATTAAATTAGTTATATAATAAAGAAGATTTATCATTAGATAAATATATCAATGCTAAACCGTTCTATACGATGGACTCTAGGTTAATCGACTAGAACGGAATAGAGGAATCTGAGGAAGAGTATAATGCTAGAAACAATACAGCAACTCCTGATGATGTTCAAAAGTATTATCAAAGACAGCAAAGAGTATTTGATTTGAATAATTAGATACTAGCTGATTATATATAGCAGTTTGATGATATCTTAAGACCTA